AAAAATATATTTTATTTGACGTTCATGACCGTCAATATTTTATTCTCTGTTACTAATTAATACTTCCCTCCAAGCTCGTATAATAATAAATGTCTTGGAATAGTACATATCTTCGTTCCGTCCGGGAAACGCAAGAAATTTTCGTTGTTAATACTCCGCTCAATTTCTTCTTCTGACGCTTCCTTAATTTTAAAATATTTAAATTCTTTTAATTTACATTCTAAATCATCGTCCATACAATACCTAATAATCATTTTAATACTATTCTCAATATTCTCTTTTGTCGCAATAATATGAGTTTGGACGTATTTCCATTTACACGACCCTTTATATTTATATTTCATACCCACATAATATAAATAATGTTTCATATCTTATATCTCTCCATTCTTCTTGTTATTTATAACTTTTTGTTTTTACAGCTCGCAAAGTTTAAATTAATTTTCTCCCACATACTGGACAATAATTGATTTCAAGCTGCTTATTTCTCCATGGTTCCGGAATCATCCCCAATGGTCTTTCTATATCCAAAGCGTAATATTTCCTGTTATCCGTACCTTTGCATTCATACATGTTAATTTCCTTTAATTTTGTATTTATACGATTGCAAAACTCACAACACATTATTTACATCACCACATTTCTAAAATCCTGTCTGTTTTGTTTCAAAATTGATATTACCTCTTCCAACAACAATTACAGAATCATCTTCCCACTTTTCACCTTTGCTATAAAATTCTGTATCGTTTTCATATACACCCTCTGTATGAATAATTTCAAAATCAATTTCTCCATCAAAATCTTTAATTAATGTTGTTGTCCATGGACGCTCAATATGGTAGTTAAAATCTGGATTATATTTCAAAACTTCATCTAGCAAAAATACTCCAACCATTCCAGAATCTGCACAGAACTCTCCAAGTTTTTCATGTGTATCTGAATTGTAAGTTGTGCAAGACCAATCACCATACAACGTATCTCTACAGATATAGTTTTCGATTCCTAGCACTTCCATATCTTCTCCATAGTTGCATAGTTTCCAATCAGAAACATTATTTTTTCTATATTCCTGAAGCGCTGCATCATATTTTTGTTTTTCTTCTTCATACTGATCTGATTTATGAGTCCATTCATATAATAAAAACTGCTCCGGAAATCCAGTATCTTCTTCTAACGCTTTAATTTCGTTTTCATCCATTTTTCTGTAATCTGGATAATATTTCTCTCTACTATGAGAAAAGTAATCTTTTGCTTTAGGATATTCTCCTACCTCTTTCTTTTCTTTGCAGATATAACATGGATCTGTGATAATAATATTTCCTTTAAATCTCATCTTCTCTCCTTCTCACACCATTCAAAAAAGTCATACATACCGTGATTTCTAATACCATCTGATTTTCTTTTCAAAAACGGTATTAACTCATGCATAAAACTATTTACCCCACCAATATTCAATTCATAAACATAATTTGAGAGCGCATAAAAGATATACTCTGCAACATCTTTTCTACCGGCTGCTCTTGATTCCGCTTTCATTTCATCAAGTTCTTCTTCTGATAGCTCGTAAAACACCTTAGAACTAACAATATTTTTCTCTATCTTTTTCAAAACAAAAATTGCCCCAACATACTATTTGAAAATTGTATTTTATTCTACAAAACAAAATTATTGTAATAATACTCATCTGAATAATTATAAATTCCAGTGATATCTCTACTTGCGTTAATTAATTCATAATCTTGTTTTGTAAATTCACATTCTTTTTTATATTGTTTTATTACTTTAAACATAGATTTCAAAACAATATCAACATCTCCTCCGATATATTTTTCTCCTTCATACCGAATCTCCATCTTGTTTGTATTTCCATCTGAACTATTATTAATCACAACCGCCCGTGTTCCTTTTTTATAAAAATATGTATCTTCGATAAGTTCTACTAAATCACCAATTTTAAATACATTTGCTTTTTTCATTCTATTTTTACTCATATGTGATCCAATCCTTTTCATATGTTTTCGCTGACGTTTGCATCCGCCAATATATTATTCTCTAATTTCATTAGTTCACCTCGCATAAAACATTTTATCTTGTTCCCACACCATCCATGTATAAAACTGTTCCACTCGGAATATACAAATCATATTCGTCTCCATACACTAAATGAGTTCTTTTTATTTTTATATAAGGTGTTTTATTTGTATAATTGATAGTTACCCTACCTTTTAATGTGTATAATCTGTTTCCATAGCATACATTGATAATTTCGTAGTTATGCGCCGGAGTATTAGACGATACAGTATTATATGAAACGTAATTACCTTCGTTATCTATTGATTGTAGATCATATGTATAATTTTCACTCCATGCCATACAGCTGACACACTTAATACACACAAACATTATCAGCAGTACAATCGCTACATTTCTTATATTTCTTTTGATTTTCATAATTAACTCCCATAGTCTTTTTGTTGAAGATTATAATTTATCTTACTTTGGAACAACAATCTTATGCTTACCAGATGAATTCCTTAACACTTTCAAGCCGCAGCTTTTAATACTATCAAGCTGCTTATTATAATTAACCAATTGTACAACCATCCCTCTGCTATAATTGAGCCACATATCATCTAAGTTCTTTTCAAACTCCTGACGACGAAGCATGATTTCCATCTTAGAACTATCTTTATATTGTGATGTGGTCTTATACGCTTCAAAATAGTCTCCAAAAATATCTTCAAAACTTCCCATATATACTCTCCTTCAAAATACCTTTAAGAAATCGTCGGAATTATTATCAATTTTATCTTTCAAAACAAATCCAAATGACCCACCCATTGTTGCATAATGTTGAATATAATCTTCTGCTTTAATCTCTAATACATCCGCATTAATTGCTCTTTCAGCAGTCACAAAATAAACGCCCTGTGTGCCAATCGGCGTAATTAAAATATCGCCATTATCCTCTACACTTATATAATGAGGAAAATTTGAAATACCACGTTCGCATTCCACAACTTCAATCGAATCCAAAATTATTCCTTTTGTTTCTTTTATTCTTAATTTATTAGAAAATCTTGGACTTTTCCAAAATACTTTTACAAGTTTGTTTTTCTCTATCTTCATATTTTCACCTCACATGAAACAGACAATTCATCACGATTTTCTTCAGTTTTATATCTGTCTGGATTACTATATTTATCTCCAACATCAAGCATATCAAAATGAAAATCCATATACTCTTCATCTTCAATATCTTCTAAACAAAAGAAATCTTCAATATTTTTCTTATCTGCAATCACAATATATAGGTTTCCACTTTTACTCAGATATATTTTCTGTGCTTCATTTTCATATTCGCTATCACCAAACCAAGTAGTATAATAATCATAATATTCCCTACGAGGTTCTCCCCCTTCTTTTACATAATCTTCTTCTAGTTCAAATTGGATACTTGTTATATCTCCATATTTTTTAAATCTATCAAAGGTCATTTCTTTAAAATCTTCAATATGGTTTTGTCCAAATGCATATCGTTCTTTATTCGCATCTTTATGTATTTCGATCGCTACAATATTTGCAGAATCCATCTTTTCTATTGAATTAGATGCAATTCTTTTTATAGAAGTTTTTAAATCATCAACCAAAAAATATCCTATGTATTTCCCTTCTATTTTTATGGAATCACAATTTTCAAATATAAATTCTATATATGTTAACTTCAACCTTTATCCCCCTTTCGCATATTTTCAAACAATCCTAACCCTTAGTAGCTACCTATTCTTTTTATCCTTTCTGATTTAATTTCTATTTAATAATTTTCTTTGTCGATATATTTGAACATTTCTGTTTTACCATCAAAAACAATTTTCACTAAATAATTTGTGCCGTCTGCATATATATATTTACGAGAAAGAAGATCATCATTTTCTATTCTGTATTCAATCCCAAAAGATTCTACCCATAGTTCCCATTTCCTTAAATCTGTCATATTTTTAATATCCGTCAATGTTTCAAAATTTCTACAAAGTTTCATAACATTCCATCCATCACTATATTCTCTTAGTGTGTATTTTTCAGATAAATTATGATACTCAAGCCATTCTGAAACCGATTCTCTTAAACCATCTTCGTTAATCTCATATGCTCCTCCGTTATCAGAACCATGTACAATAGCTTCTCGTATGACACTGTTAATTAATTCGATCTCTTTTTCTTCATTAAATTCATACTCATTTCTTATGCTCATTTCTTATTCTCCTTCATATCTATCCGGTAAGTCCATCCAAGCAATTACCTTACTCATAACTTTCATTTTTCTACCGCCAGTTCCATATGAAAACCATTTAATTTCATATGACTTTCCTCCATAATAAAATCTTTTTTCGCAATGTGCGACAAACATATCTCCGTATTTGGTCTGAATTAAAACCTTCTGGCTTTTATGTACATATTTATCTACTTCTTCTAATTCTGGCAGTCCAACTTTTTTTATTGAAATCCAGTTTTTATTTAATAAATCTCCTACATTTAATTCCATTTATACTTCCTCTTTAGTTCTTTATATTTTTTCATTGCTAATTTAATTTGTTATATTTACATAAAATACAATTATACTTCTCAATAAAATTCATTTTATTATTTCCTTTTTTATAACTCATCAAATTCTTTCTGATACTCAATCATCTTTTTCTCTAACCACTCAATTAATTCTCTTTGGAATCTTGAAGAAAGAACTTCATCTTTTCTAAGTGGTGTTGAAATTGTAATCCATGTTTTGTCTTCTTTTGCTTTGCGTAAGTGATAATTAATCAACCAAATATCATCGTTTAGTTGCATTGCCTTTTTGTATGTTTCTTTTACCATATACTTATTCTCTTTATAATACTTCAGTAAGAATCCTAAAATCTTTAAATGTGTTATTTTCAATAGTTACTTCGACTGGTTTATTAAGTAGCTCAGATACATAATTGACTTTTGCATCTTCTAATATCCGGTCAATGTATTCGATAGTTTTAGTGATCGCTGCTTCGCGGTTTAAATCTTTCCAGTTACATTCCGGACTAATATTGACTGTATATTTTCCGCCGTCACCAATTCCGCTACTTCCCATTTTAAAGCAGAGATGTAAACCAATTAGAAATGGATAATCTCTCATAGTTCCAAACTCTGCAAAAGTAATTTTACCTAATTCTTTTGTCACCACATTATTCTCCTTTTCCATATTCTCGAAGCCGAGTTTTTACATATTTGTAATAATCAATCTTTGTTTCATACTTTTCCTTATCTTCCCTACTCCAGAGCACTGGTCTCATCTCAACGCCAGCATCTCGAAGTTTCTCCCAAATTTCTCTAAATTGCTGACGGAATATGCGTAGTCTTTTGTTTCTAGGCGGCTCCGTAAAGTCAATCGGATTATCATACTGATCTTTGTCAAATAACATCTGAAGTACCTCGGCAGTAGTTCTTCCCATTCGTCTAAATCCTTGATGTAAAATATAACTCTTCTGATATCCGAATAACCGGAAACCTAGAGCTTTTTCTATAACGTCGAAATCTACTATCCCGTAATTCTCTTCTGGAATATGGTAGATCCATTCCAAGTTTTCGGTTTTCTTTTTTTCGTTTTCATAATCATCCAAGATATACGAAATACAATGTTCCATTGGATAATTAATACCTTCACACCATCCAGAATATGATGGACATCTGTTTTTGAATTTACAACCCATAATTTATTCACTTTCGCACCATAATTCTTTTATCCATTTATATATTTCATCAAAAGTTTTTGTATTCTCATATACTTCCACCAACCAATCAGCCAACTCTTCGTCAGACAACGCGCGAATCATATCACCATTTGTCATTGAATCCTCAAACATTTCGTCTGTCCAACAGAAATAACCTTCGTCTTCTTCCATAAGATAATATTCCCCTTCGGTATCTACTTCATTGATTGTTACAATCTGACCTCGCAAAGCATACATCTCATCTACAGCTTCACCCTCGCCATACTTAATATCTGTCCTTAAATCAGGACGAATTCTAACTCGATCTCTAACTTTATGTTTCATTTACTTCACACCTATTCCTCAAACTCTGTTTCATCTGTTACTGTTGAATTGTCGCAAATCGTCACGATTGTATTTTCATTTGGAATAATAGTCACTTCTTCGTCGTCTAATCCCCAAAATGAAATCTGGTATCCTTCTCCATGCAGCAATTCACCATCCCACTCAAGAATTTTTGTTGATAATTTAACTTCCCCAGGAAGAAGTGTCATTAACTTTGCTCTCTTGCCTGTATAATCAATATTCTCTACCAATGACCTAATTTCCGGATAAATTTCACACACTCTTGTATACATATCAGGCATAAATCTTTTAAGTTGATCACAAAACTTTGGAACATATTCTTTCTGATAAGAAGATATTTCTCCGCCCATGAGTGCATATGGTCTATATTTAATAAGTTCCACAATAAATTCAGGTGTAAAATCTTCTTTCTTAATCATGTCATTATCTACAAAGAAATCACTATTTCGAATCGGATTATTATATCCATTAAGATGTGGCAATCCAAGATAAACATAATCTCCAATTTCGCATACAAAATTTAATGGTTTTAACGCATATTCAACATCTCCGTATTTTCCCTTATATTCACTTACTAAATATCCGCATTTACGCGCTGCTTTTGTAAAACCTTCTTTCTTTTCAATTGTGCCGTAAGGACACTTATGCCACCATAATCCATTCAGCATCACACAACATTTGCGCTTATAAGCATCGCAATTTTCGCAATTATTACACTTATAAACAGAAATACGTTCTCTGTCACTTTTCCCAGATTTAAAAATGCTGGTTCTCGGATTATAATATGTAAAATTAATTGGCTTGTACTCTCCGATAATAATCACTCCCACCTATATTTAATTTTCTCAATTTGGAAATCCATGCTTGACTCAGCACAAAAAGATATGTAATATATTAGTTGCGTTGGATTCCTAATTGTCCAATGTATTGTGTTTTCAGACACCCATCAAAGTTTGGTCGCGGAGATGAGTGTCTGTTTTATTATTCACTTATTCTACAAGCAATTTCTGCAATTCTTCTACTGACATATTATGTAACTGTTCATCCTGCTTCGCAGCAATAATAGACATAATTTTCTGATTACGTTCTCTATCCAAGAATTTCCTTTCTCTTGCTTCCTTTTCTTCCTGTTTTACCGCAACAATATGTTTAACAATTTCAATTTTTAGTTCAAGCACTTCATCGTCCTTGCTCTTTGTACTCAAAAGACTTTCTTCTTTTGTTTTCTTCATCTCAGAGTTAAGCGTCTTGAACACATTGTCAAGACTCTCTACACTTAAATCCCATAAATCTTCGGTAGAAATCACACCTTTAAATGGAAATCTAAATTTGTTTCTAGTAGCAATTTCAAACATGTTCGTACTCATATTACTTTCTCCTTCTTGATTAAAACTTAATTTTTAAAATTCTCTCTGTTGCACCTTTTACTTTTACAACCAGCTCTGCTCTTTTTGTCATGCTAAAACCAATTCCAGAAAGCTGATCCTCAGAATCTTCTACATGGCATTTTGATCCTAGAGCTTCAAATACTCTTTTATGCTTTTCTAATTCACTCTTTAAGAATTCATTATAGTATCCATTTGGTTCTTCATCATTTTTACATCCGTTCAACATAAAGAACAAATGTCTATGACCAATACCGTCCTGTTCGTCAAAATAATTTGGGCTATAACAAACTACCGATACCGGCGTAAACTCATTTGTTGAAATTCCCCAAACTGTTCTACTTGAGACTTTAGAGTTCCCGGAAATTTTTTCCTTGATTGTAAATTCCCCATTAGTATCCAAAATTACATCAGCTACATAAACATCTTGTCCCGTTCTCATTGAATTGCTATAATCAAAAGAATAAATTTCTCCATTGAATTCAATCTCTGCTCTAAATCCATTTCTAGCACTTCCTGAATACTGATTTACAAAAAATTTGTAAACACCTGGTTTCATTTTTGATTTATCTGACCATGTAATATTTTCCACAGCAACCTTGCCATTTGGATGAATAATATCTACGTCAAGCTGTCCAGTCATGGATGACAAAGATGGTTTTCTACAATTACTAAAGTAAATTTCATTTCTATTTGGTTCAATACAGTGTGCGTCCAAGTCGCAATTATCTCTTCCATCTTCATTCCATTGAATAGAAAATCTAAGAACACCGTCTACATTTCCACCTGCTGCTTTTACATTCTGTTTCATATCAGAGTCTGTAATATTTCCAGAATAAGCCCAACTCAATCCATTGTTCCATTTAAACATTGATTTAGAATCTTTATTACAAGGAGCAATTAGAGAAACAAAATTATTCGAATGCTTATTCTCTACCAATACTTCTACCTCTTTTGCTGATGGTAAGACATTTTTAATGAAATCATTTGCAGTAATTTCTTCTACTCTTGAAAATTTTCTTGGATTAACTACAGCCTGTTTTTCTAGTTCTCCAAAGATATCAGATGAATCTGAAATTCGTTTCGCTGCATCTTTATTTGAGAACAAAATATTATTCACCGTAATATCATCCAGAGTTGCGAATCTTCTATTGAGAGAATCCATATATCCTAATTCAGAAATTGTCTTCTTTGCATCTTCTAACATTTTTTTCGTAAAAATTGCTTTAGGTCTTTTATAATTTGTTGGTGCTACAATCTGTTCATATTTTTTTACCGCCGTATCAAGATCCATTTCATTGCTTACATTCACAAGAAGTGTTCCAATACTGTGATTTCTGATTCGACCAATTGCAATACCTGCTTTTACAGAATTCTCCCATGTATATAAATCACGAACATCATCAGAACTTAATTTTTCATATTCTTTCTTATATCTCTTAAACTCCATCAGGATAGTTTTCCACTCTTCTCCTTTGTATAGAGTGTTGGAATTGATAAGCTCAAGTACTGTCTCTAACGCATCCATGGAAATTTCATCAAGTGATCTTTTAAATACATTTTTCGTGTCTCTAAATCCACCTTTAATATCTCCAATTGATCGAGCAGTTTTGTCCACAAATTTATCGTCTAAAATAATCTGAAAGTGTTCCCACTTTTTCATTGTTCCGTTCTCATACTGCTCGTAGTTATATTCTGTTCCAACCTTTTTAAATTTGCTTACATATACATCTGTTACGCAGTGTCTTCTTACAAAATCAGACATAGCTTTTGCAACCGGTTCAAATTTATCATCATGAATGCCTAAATCCCAAATTGTTTCTAATTTATTATTTTTAATTACCACAGCACTACCGATTTGCTTGACAAACTGCCTACAACAACTGCAATCATATTCTCTTCTTTTTCTAAAAATCTCATTTGTTCCGGTCGGAAAACTATCAAGGTATGTATTCCACATTTCATCCTTATCCACACCAACTTCAAACAACCTATCAACATCTTTTGTCATTGTCTTAAAATGATCAGAAATCATATTTCTAAAGTCTTTAAATTCCATACTTATTACCTCTCCTTCTTATTCACTTGTCTTCTATGTTTCATTATGTATCTTCTTCTGATTACTTCTCTCAGAGCATATCCATCATGCAATCTTCTGTAATTATTTGTAATACCATATAACATTTGATAGAGTTTCTTTGTATTCAAATACTTAGGTTCAAATGTGAAAGTAGTGTCTTCAAATTCTAATCTTCTAAAATTTGACTGATTATTATTGCAACCTATTTCTTCATTTTCAATCGACACAGAAGCATTACCTACATTTATTTTCTCACCAGTTTCAAGATTTACAAAAAATGCATCTCTAATTTTATACGTATTAATATTTTTCACCTCTATTCTTCTGGAAATATCAATGTTCTTCTGACAAATCGCTTCAGTCGTTCATTAATGTCTTTAGAAAAGCAGTTATTCTTCGACATCTCATCATCATAAATGTAACACTCCTTGATTACATTTCTATCATCAAATTTAATACATCCAATTGTTGATCCTGGCATACGAATTACAATTGTGTTGCCCCAAATGCTTCTTGAGTCATATATGTAACATGAAGAATATGGATGAACATCTCCAAAATTATATCTAACATTGTTGTTAAGATATTCTGTAATTTCGCATACACATTCTTCAGCAATTATGTTTGGTTTTCTTTTAGTTAAAATAATTTCATCACCGATGCTACCACCTCCAAAAATTGAAATCACGGTTTCATATTTTAAACTTACGAATATCATGAATACCATTTAGGAACTTCTCTGTATGCTTTTACAACATCTGCATATCCTAAATCAGATAATAATTTTAATAGTGTATTATCCGCGTGTTCCTGATATTTTATTGATCTACATTCTTTTAATATCTCCACATATTTGTCAGATAACTCCTGTACAAAAGTAGACTTTTTGTTTTTACTAAAATACCCTGTTTCATAATCAAAAATCCATTCCCCGATTTCGGTAATGTCATTGTATGAATAAAATCCTAAACAGTCTGCGGCATATTGTAAATCAGATAACTCTTCTTCTGAATGAAGAATAATTTTTTCACAATTATTATATGTATCTTCATCCAAGAGATCTGTCATTTTTTCTCCGTCTTTATTGTACGCTTCAATTGTTTGAAGATGTGGATATTTTAACTCAAATTCATGATGTTCGCATTCATACTCATCTTCAAACTGTTTTCCATCGTCTGCAATATATACTGTTCTCATATTCCCTATTCTCCTTCTACCAATTCCAAGCATTCTTTCAGAAAGTTTCTTACTCTATCACGCCCACTTTCGCAATATATACCTGTATAACATACCGGCTTATTCCAGAACGCCATCCATGCTCTTTTAAATCTTCCAATAATTCCTTTAAAATCTCCACCGCTATATGAATCCTCAAAAGAGATTTCAAAATCAGTTGAATTTTCCGTTGTATATTTAGAAAACACAACTGCTTCTGCATTATCATCGCATCTGATTGTGGCTGTTTTTACATTGTTTTTCTTCATATATTAGTTCTCTCTTTCTCCGTTTGAAATTCTGCTTTCATTATTTAACTAAGTTATCAATATTTACAGAAAATCCATCAAACTTTCCTGTTAATAAATATTTCTTTGTATCAAAAAACATTATTTTCTTTTCTGATAGCCCCATAGAAACACCATTATCTATCAATGATTTTCTCAATAAATCCAGAACAATTTGCAACTGCTGTTTTGTATCTTCTGACATGTTATTTCTCCTTGTATGGTTTTGGAAGTGGCTGCCATGCAGTTGGCTCACCATAAATTCTTCCCCAGCACCAATAGTCATATTTTGATTGTCTTTGTACTTTAGTAACTCTTCCATTAGAAGTAGTGACTAATACATCAATAGCCTTTCTACCTTTGTATCTTTCATCTTCTTCCGGCAATCTCTCCTCTACCGGAATCCAACCGTCATTGTCACTAGCCACTTTAGTTTTTCCACAAAACTCGAAGCATTCGTTAAACCAACCAATGACATTATTTAAATCGTACGATCCGTATCCGACATCATACTCGTCTTTCCCGGTTTCCTTATATTCAATCTCATAATATGACTTTTCATCAATTTTACGTGTTATTATCCTTGCTCTTGATACCTTTTTTCTCTTCTCCATGTGAGAACGTATGGTGTCAACTACATATTCCATTGCTCTTGCATATCCTTTTACTTCATCAAATTGCAAAGGATTTCCTCTTGCACATCTTCGCATTTCTTCATGCGCTAGTTGTGATTCATTCTCTAACTCTTCCAAGATCTTCTCTAGTACGTTCATTTATTCCATCTCCTGTTTTTCTTATCCATAACACAATAACCTTTTTCGCAATAACATTCTGTTGATTTATAGTAGTTTTTATAATATTTGCATTTAATACACTCTTTTTTCATTACTACGCCTCCAACAACTCTAGTTCCTCGATTTTATCCATTAAATCCATCTCAGGATAATTCTTTTTTGGATATCGTTGATATTTTGCACCTATGCAGCTTTGGGAATTTGCATACAGTAGGTTATATTCTAATGCAAGCCTTAGCGGAATATCTTTGTGTTTTCCTGTTAATGTAATTTTGCTCTTATCGTCATACTCAATAAATATTTTCCACATTGTTACCCCTCATCACTTTCAATTCTCTCTAACCTTTCGTATCCATTCCATCCATGTTCTGCTCCGCATTGTTTGATACAATAATAATCTTCGCAGCAACAATGATCGCATCTATTGCAATCTGGTTCTTCGTCATCTACTGTGTAAATTATTGTTTTCATCACTCCACCTCCAACAGCTCTGGATTATCAAAAATGTTTCCGATAACTTCCGTTCTATTTGGATTCCGATTATATTTAAAAACATCGTTATTAGTATATTTTTTATTTCCTCGTCCACATACTGCCCATGATCCCCTCCATTCACTCCAAAACACAGCACCTACACGATATTTTATCTCTTCGCCATCTTTTAAAAACGGACTTCCATCATAGTCATAACTATATCTGAGAATATCATTCTCCCAGATCTTCTTATCGTTTTTGTCGGTAAGTCCGGTGTACTGGCATAAAGTACTTGGAGCAATCTCGCATTTTAGTAATATATCTGGTAATTCTTTGCTAATTTTGTGTATTTCCACTTTTCCAGAAGGATATGCAACAACATACCCTTCCACCCATTCTCCATTGTCTTTTCTCTTTGCTTTAAAAAGGATTTCTCTGCTCATCTTCCTTTCCTCCGTTCTGTCGCATCTGCTCAATGTAAATATCTGTAGCACACCTTACAATTTCCGGTTTCATTCCATCGTAAACAGTTCCTTGTGTAAAATGTTTGTCACACGATCTTTTAATCATGTATAGGATATCTTCAAATGTTTGTTTTTTCATTCTTTCACTCTCCTGTTCCACATTCCCCTAGCCGTAGCTTCTAAAGCACAATTTCGTGTTGCAACTCCGCATTCTTTGCAGTACACAAAAGCTGATATAACTTTTCCATCAAATCCGTAATTGATTTTCAGCATTGCTTCTCCACCACAAAATGGGCATTTCTTTAATTCTTCCATGTTACTCACTCCAATCTAATCTCTGTCCACAATGATTGCAGCAATCAGAATCCCAATAACAAAACATTTCTATATCTGCCATATTTCCAAACAGTCTTTTGCATCTAGGACACGACGCTTGTCCATTCCAGTTTTCTACTTTTTTCGGCAACTGCTTTTCCAGTGCTTTGATTGCTGTTTCATACAACCCAATTGCCAAATCCAATGTTTCATTATGTACAGGATTGCAATATTCATCGTATTCTTTTTGTGCATCTAATGTGCGAATTTTTCTTTGCAGAAACTCTATCGCTTCTTTAACTTTCTTTTCGTCCACTTTCTGCACCCTTTCTAACCCTAACAACCTCTTTGTCTGTCTCTTTTACTACTCTTCCACTTGCACATTTCACGCATTTTATTCTCCAACCGCCATTGTGTCTTTCAAAGTGTCCAAATCCAGGTTCTATCCATTGACCACAACAATAACAACGCCCTGCATATTTATTTCTTGCCATCTTCCATCACCAAAATCCCTTCATCAATCAAATTATTTACTGTTTTCAACAAGTCTTCCTGTACTTTTAAATCATTTTCGTGCTCGATATCTTCAAATCTAAAAAACTTGTTAAATTTATAAGTACTCATTCCTCCCAAACAATTACAATAAACACGAATTCTACTATTGTAATATGGCTTATCATATATACCTATCCAAAACTCGTTATCAGTGCCGTACTGTATATCTTTATCAGTCCCAACCGTTCCACTAATACACCATGCATTGATAACATTATTTCTCCAAAACAGTGGTTCCTTAATTTGGGACTCATCACCAACTTTGAGTTTTTTAATTTTCTTCATTGTTAAGTTGTATTTATTCTCCACTTTAGGTTTCCTCATTGCTTTTCCCTATTCGTAGGTTTCCCACCTAACAAATTTCCTTCTTCGTCTCTGTCATATTTCCACATCAAATAATCACACCAATTATCATTGTTAAAATCGCTCATGTTGTAAAACGGATCTGGATTATCTATAACATATTCTTTTTCAAATCCTTTAATTTTCACATTTACATCATCTACAATGATTCTTTTCGATAATCTACAAATCCACTTCACAAATTCTTTAAAAGTTTCTTCAAATTCTCTATCACGTAATGCACCATCAACAACAAGAATATATTCGTTTTGTGTATGTAACCAACCACGTTTATAACTTCTTCTTCCTCTTGAATCTCTTAAGTTATTTGTTCCCTCAAAAAATTCATCGCTACTGCTTGAGCTGTTATATCCTCTTTTTTGAATCACATATACTTCCATATCTCTTTCTGATCCAGTTACAACCGGAAGATGATCAAGAACAGTTTCAAGAATATACCTTTTCTCGTGTTGTGTTCTGCCTAATGGTGATACAACAATTGTTCCATGTACATATGTCCAGCTACTCATTTTTACACCTCTTTTAATATTAATCACATCGGTATTTACGATCTTATATCACATGCTGTTCACAAATATTTTCAAATAGCGACAAATGAAATAGTTTGTTGAATCAACGTTTACAGTTTCTAAATATTTGATTTACTGCAGGTGATATTTGATTATAAACACCGATGAAAATCATATGCAGAACTTTATGTATCTTATTTTATTGAGGGTATGAAACATGTATAGAAATTTATTCCGCATATGAATTGTGAATAAAGGATTCGAACCTTTTCTAATGCTATATACCGCATCGTGCTACCATTTACACTAATCCACAACTATCTTTTAATTAAAACTTCTATAGAAATCTCCTGTCTTATCAATACTTCTGCAAACCATGGAGTCAATTTCTCGTTTCATTTCTTCACCACATTCCGGACACATATGTCCTTCGCCTGTATACTCTTTCATCGACATTGTAATAGTTTCTTTGTGCCCACATTTCGGACAATAGAATGGATAATTCATACTGTTTATTTCTCCTTTTCTGACTTTTTATTCCCACTGATGTCGCTCACAAGATTGACCAAATATAATAATTCATCAAGTTTCTTGTCAATCAAACGATTGATTCTTTTGATTTTATCAATACGTTCCTCTTCATCTTTGCGCTTTGCATACGCTTCCATATTTGCAATGCCGACCACCTGCGCTGTAGGATTTTTACCATACTCTTCTAAAGATAAGATCTCTTTTACATTTCCTAATATTCTCCTATCTTTTCTTCTTGCATTAACAACTACAAGTGTATTTTCTAAGTTTGCTGTTCTAAGTAATTCGTATTCTTCCTTATATAAGGCAAATCCATAATCTTTTTTATTACGATCTTCTAGTAAATTCACAATTGCTACTAAATCATATCCTGTCATGGTTTTATTCTCCTTTTTCTATTTGCAAATCACCTTGTTATTAAAATCCCAGCTACCGGATATAACTCCATTCGGATGTATAATAAATTCTCGACACACATTGTCCGGTTCATTCTGCTCTACTTTGGACAGCATATCCATGTTTGAGTAGCTAAATGTGATATTTATTCCATTGTAGTTCCAAATCTCATAGACATAATAGTCTTGTATAGTCTGCTCCACGAATTCGAAATGATTATATGCATAATTGAGTATTTCCATGTATAAGCTATCATTGCTTTCATAATTAACACCATACTTATCCGGAAGTTTCATAAGCCTTCTAAATGAAACATCATCAGCAAATCTAAATGCATCAACAAAATCTATAAATTTAGAAATGCTGTCGATATCATACATAACACATTGAATTCTAATCTTTGTACGTTTTAGCCATCTCTTAATTGTTTTTAACTCTTCGATAGTCGGAACATCAGCTATAAATATATTACGGTTAATGTCATCGTCGATAGCGTGTCTGCTTATATCGATAAAGTCAAATAATCCTTCAATCCTATCAATATGGTCTTTCAAATATGTTCCATTCGTATTCATAGTAAGAAACTTTATATCGTGTTTTCTTAAAACATCACATAATAATGAAAAGCCAATAAATAGAAGAGGCTCTCCTCCAGTTAACGATACTGAATATAAAATTCCTTCTCTTTCCATTTCACTTAACATGCGATCCACTTGTCTTACGAAACGCGCAGCATCTTCGTGACACTTAGAATTCTGTTCCACGCAAAACGGGCAACTAGCATTACAAGCGTTGGTAAGCTTTAAATGTAAATGCCACAACCATTCATTTTTCTCTACTAAAATACTATTGCCAAATAAATTTACTTCCATTTTGTCTTCATAATGAATAGGAAGTTTCTCCACATCAGCAGCGTGTAAATACTCCTCTTTATTAGTAATTGTTTTAAACATTAGTTTCTCCTTAATATTTGCATTTTGTATTTTTTGTACACCATATATAGTATTTAAATAAGTTGTATATTGCTATATATTGTGTTGAATTACGAATAAAATCGAGATTTTAACTTGATAATATCTCATCTATCATCTTATCCATCTCATATGTAAATTTGACACAATTACCATGTGAAATATGATTCTTCCAAGATTCATAAGATTCTAGGAATTTTCCTTTTGATAACTTATTCTCTTTTACCATCTTTGCCATTTTTCGATATTTCTTTTTCGCTTTTCTCTTTTTTTCATTTGTAAGTTTTCTAATTACTTTTCCATCTTTTGTGACATATGTATGAAAACCACAAAATTTAATTCCGTTTTTAAAAGGTATAATCTGAGTTTTGCCGTTCAATTCAAGATTTAGTGTGTTTACAAAATCTTCTATTGCACACAAACAATATTTTGCATATTGCTTTGATTCCACAATTAAATAGAAATCATCCATGTATCTTCCATAATATTTGACACCCAACTCTCCAGTTATAAAATGATCAAAACCAGACAAATATAATAAAGCAAATACCTGACTAACTTGATTTCCAAGAGGCAAGCCATTTCCGCTTGTGCTATCAATAAATTTTTCACATAACCAGTACGTATCTGGATTAGATATAAAATATGAAACAATATCTTTCAGAATATTATGATCAATATTATAGAAAAATTTTTTAATATCACCTTTAATAATCCAACAATCATATCCGTATTTCTGATATGCTAAATACATTTGATATTTCAGACAATCCAAACCAAACAATGTTCCTTTTCCTATTTGTCCGGCATAATTCGTATATATAAATTCATTACTTAAAATAGGAAGAAGCACATTATCACATAAACTGTGCTGCACAATTTTGTCTTTAAAACTTCCTGCTTCTATAATTCTCTCTTTCGGTTCATATACTTTAAATCTGTTATATCTATCTACTTCATATTGCTTTGATTCTAAAAGTTTCTTAATTTGATAAATTCCATCAAGAGCAGATAATTCAAATTTAATTCTACTTTTCGTAAAACCTTTGCCACTTTTTGAATCTCTGTATGCTTTATATAAATTTTCAAAATCAATAATCTTATCAAAAACTGTGCTATCTTTTATCATGATATATTTTACCTTTGTATTTATCCTGTCTAGTAAAAGACAGGAAAGGTTGTTTGCTCTTTTGATATCGGGACTCTAATTTCAGCGTTTCTCTTACTTTATTTCGTCTTCCGACCCAGAACGGACGAACTCCATAATCGTTCCAATTGCAATCGTTGTAGTTCACGTTACCATTACTGTTAACAATCTGAACATAGGAAGTCATATAGCAAACAACCGTTAAGAATCATCTTGTTTTATCTTTGTTTCTCCAGGCTATTGTCATATATTTAATATCACATATCTTCTTCTGCCAATGTTCAACTGTATCAGATCCTATAAGATTTAGATTCATTGACAATTCAACATAACAAGATAATTTATCACATGAAGAAATAGATCTAGTTTGCAAATCTAATCTCTTCTGTTTTTCTGCATTTATTTGTATTCTATTTGCGCTCATCAGGAAATCATATATATTCATACATTCATTCTGAATTCTTTCTATAAGCGTTTTGTATTTTGCCGGATATCTCTTTTTATTCGCTGTCACGGAATATGTATATTGCATTAAGTCGATAGCTTTTGTAATAACTTCCATATAAATCACTCCAATCTTGCTGAGTTTTGCTCTTCGAATACTTACGAACAACGCTTACGCATTGTTCTGTCTTCATCTCCACAAAACGTTATCGACAAGATAAACAGATTTAAGATTCGGTGATAAAAAACGGACGAACCCCATAATCGAACCAACCGCAACCGTCGCAGCCCACGCCACCACCACTGCGAACAAACTGAACACAGGAAGAATCTTTTCTTGATTTCGTCTGATTTGGAGTTGACAGCCAGTGTGGATAATTGATTAGTGGAAGTTTTTCACCACATTTTCTGAATAAATCAAAAGTCGGAATAGACAATACATCATCTTTTACAACACCATAATCATTAAATCCATCCATACTAAGCAAGTTATTTTCAACTGGAGTAATACTATTTCCATATTTACATTTAATGTCTTTTGCAAGCTTGCACTCTTTAAGATATTTTCTTACAGAAGATTCTGCGTAATTATTATTGCTGCCAAAACTCATCCTCGTAAGAACTCCATACATAAAATGATATATCTTTCCATCCATTCGAATGTTTGTCCAATAATATCCAAATTCCTCTTTAAAGTGCTTGTTCATAAAATCTTTAACGGATTCTCTAAATTCATCTTCATATCTCTCTGGATCGTTACTATACCATTCTGGTACAATATCCTGATCGACTTTATAAGTCCACTTTGAAATATCAGAAGTGATAACATATTTCTCTGGCGGAATTAATTCTGCTCTCACAAATTTCTTAGAAGCATTAAATTCATTATCTTCTATATCCAATTTTTCAAGCAAACTTGAATGACTTTCATTCTCTAAGGGTGCAAGTTCCACCCTATTCTTAAAAATAATTCCACTTTTAAACTCACACATAATTTATTTCTCCTTTTCCTTATTTAGACAATTTCAATTTCTTCTCCAATCAGTTCTTCTAACTTTTCGCGCATCTCTTCTACGGTCATTTTCTTTAGTTTTTTTCGCTCCCAGATGAGTTCGAGGTTGTCATCATGCATGATACTGCTAATTTTTTCCATGCATTTAATCTTATATACCCTAACTATTTCTAAACCGCTTGCCACATTTTTTAAGTTTTCGTTATAGTCTCCCAAATCCGAATATCCATCTTCGCCAATCAAAAAGCCGCCTATAACAAGTCTTTTCCCTAAATAGTTATCATTATATTCGACCACCATTCCGCTTTTTAAATCTGACTTTGTAAATTCTTTCTGCATGTAATCACTCCATTCCAGGATCTCGTATCCTTCGCTATTGTAGTACCGATACGATGAGAACATTCCGAATCTTATATAGCACGTTTCTCCTTTGTACTCTTCATAATTTGTCTTTTCCATGTAGCTTTTACCTGTGCTCCACTTCATCCCATGCTCATGCATTCTCTTGCAAAAATCTTTCGCTTCTTCCTCGGTCTTACAATGCACCGCAATCTTATTGTCTTTATTTTTAAATTCTTTCCAGTTAAATTTTTTCATCTTTTCTACCTCATTCTTCCTCTCCCATATATTTTGCAGCGAACATCAATGCTCCGACACCGAGAATAAAACCATAGAAAAATGAATCTTCTCCAATTTCATATAATCTAGCACCGGCTAAACACGATGTAATTAATCCACCGATTGACATTATGTTCCAAAATGTTTTATCCATATATTATTCACCTCCATTTATCCAGCAAGTTCATATTTATGTCTCAAGAATTCACCAATATCATTTACCATGTATGTATAATTTTCTTTTTGATCTTTAATATATGTAGAATTTCTGTTAAAGAAACTTACCATCCACTCCGGAATTTCTAAATCTATGTTTGTTTCAAAGCTGTACGCAACAACAGCAAGTAAAGAATTCATGTTTTCAGGTTCAAGAAGTTTCGATGAGTTATCAACCTCTACTGTCCAGTCATCTAACTGAATTTTATATAATTCGATGTCTTCATCAATCACATCTTCTTTAACATTTTCTTTGATAAATTCAAGAGCGTTCTGGTCTGAAGAAGCATTATCTATTACATTATTCTCTCCCACTTCGACAAGACATTCTTCATCTTCTTTAATATGTAAATACTCTTTCATGAGAGCAGTTAAGATGTTAATTTTCTCTTTTAAAATAGCCTTACCTTTTGTATGACGATCCTCATTTAATTTGTCAAATGTTACTCCATTTACATCTTTTTTATATAAAGACTTTTCAAATTCTTCTACAAAATCCTTAAACTTAATATCATCTAATCCAAATTTAGCAAACTCTTTAAACACAGGGATCCAAACAATAACATTTTTTGGCACAAACACTTCTGTGAAATTATCTTTGCACACAGATTCAATCCTGCTAAAATATTCATTTACAGTATCAAAGTGTTCTTCCGTTGCGTTCTCATTTAGATATTTGCTCATGTTCTTTATTGCACTTTTCCAGTTATCAAAGAAAAACGTTGTCATGACAGATTCACATACAAGTCTTTCTCTAATACCTTTCGATTGCTGCTTACCGGAACAAGACATACAATTTTTAAAGAATTTATTTTTCTCAGATATTGTCCTTATTTTTCTTGCATGTAAATCAATATAAGTAAATGCTTTCTGAGATGTATTCATTCCCAAATGATTGTTGTATCTTCTCACCAATTTACTAATCTGTGACATCGTACAATGCTGATGTATTGTAATGTCAATCTGATAATCATCAAACATTTTTTTCAATTCTGGCGGTAACATTTCATATGTTTTTCTTCTCAAATCATATTCAACAGATTCCCAAATAACTTTTCCGTATTCATCTTTACAGATTTTATTATTTTCATCTTTCTTTTTTCTCTGATATTGGATAATCGGATCTTCTAAAGTAGCTGTAATTTTATAGTTTTCATGCTTAAATTTAACCAACGCAGAACTTCTTTGCATTCCATCAACAATGTATTGCTGCACAACGTCTTCGTCCAAATCTTCTTCTCCTAAGATAATTGGTGGAATATAATCATCAGTTAATACAGTTTTGATTAACTCATTCACCATTCCATTTTCCCAACAAAACAGTCTTTGAACGTCCTGATTATCACTAATATCTTCTTCCACAATCTTCTCTAAATAAGAATCTAGCGATAATGTCTTTTTTCTAATTTTCTTTGCCATGATTATATTCCTCCAATTTTTTATTCGCACAATAACACTTTTACATTTTCATAAAGACGCATAGTCCCAAGTATATTGTCTTTATATTCTCTTTCTGTTATGTTTAATTCTTCAATAATTTCATCTTGAGTGTATCCATCGCATATGAGATCGACCGCCTTTTGTTGCTTATAAGATAAATTGCTCTTATACATTTCAATTTTATCTGTTGTGGGGTGAAGTCTATTTATAATTTCCCCTTCTAAATTAAATCCAGAAGAAATGCCTTCTTCCAACGTGTAATCTTCATCTGGATCAACTTTCATATGTATGGATATATCTGGAATAACTATAGGATTTCCGTCCTTATCTCTCATAATTTTTCCTTTACTATCTATTACAAGATTACATCTTTTAAACCTTATACAATCTCTTTTCCACGTTTCTTTTCTTCTTACAAGGTTTCCATAGAAATATGTACTAAATTTACAATTTTTCGACTCATCATATGTATCCATACTCTTCAGAAGAATATCGACAGCTTTATCATAATAATCATCCCAATACATTTTCGGGATATTTGTTTTGGAAATGATTTTGTCGCATATTTTACGAATTTTTTTCATATCATTTCCGATATAGTCTTCGAGAATTTTATTCTTGTCCATCTTTATGACCTCTCATACAAAATATTTAGATATCTAATTTTTATATTCGCTTTTATGAATACAACATACACCACATCTGAATATTTGTCAATAAATATATTCACATATCTGAATATTCCTCCATTGACATATGAATATATAATGTTATAATCTAAATATTAGGAGGTGTAATATGTTTTCATACAAACCTTTGCTGAAGCTGCTTATTGATAACGACTTAAGCAAAACTCAATTTCGTTTAGAAACCGGAATAAGTATGGCTACATTAGCCAAGATTGGTAAAGATGAATATATTTCTATGTCCACTCTTGACACCATTTGCAAATATTTCGATTGTAAAATTGAGGATGTAGTCAAATTTATCAATGATGATAAGTAGTTTCATACAACCTGATTCTATTATTACTATGAATCAGGTTGTAATTCATCAAAGAAATCATCGTCTTCAATGATTCTTATCTCAAATCTTCTAGTACCAAGACGATTAAAAGTCTTTTCAATATTCTTAATCCCAATCGTACATTTTGTATTGTCCAGGACAGATTGAATAATTACCAACTCATCTTTAATCTGTCTTCGTTTTTCAAGAATTTCTTTTTCCAACTTATATAATTTGTATCCATCGCAACCTGACTTCCATTTTTCTAATTCAATCTGATGCATACAGTTTGACAATTCACGATCAACATTTGCCAATTTTTTATGTAATACTGCTCTTCTTCTCGTAGCGTCTTCCACAAATTCGCTACACTGTCTTGATTTTTCGATCCACTGTACAACCTCGTCGCACGGTATGTACGAATCTTTTCTTATGTATTTCTTCTCTTCTGATTGCACATTATCTGTTTTTGTTTTGTTCTGAGGAACTTCCTGTTCAGATTGTGGAACAGGTTTTACTTTAAAACGAAAGTTCTTCAATACTTTTGGAAGATTCTTTAGAATATTATCCGCCTTGTCCTTTTCAAATACTTGAGCGTTGCGTTTAGAACAAGTTACAGGAGAACCATCAGAACTTAACCTAATGTACAATTTGTCGTTCGTCACGACATAATTCATTTCAACCACCCTTTCTTTTTTACTTTTCATTGCGTTATTCACTGTTTATTTCACTCCTATTTAAAAAATTGCATCAGAAATAAACGTTTAGGAACTTGTCCACACGAATAAAAAGTAAATTTCAATATTCAGTTTTCCAATATTTGGAATTTTTAGCTGATACGCTTGACTACTTTGAAAAAAATATGTATTATACTAGTAGGGATAGCGCAAGCTGTTCTTAGCACTCCCATTTTTGGGAAATGCGTTTTTTGGTTTTAGAAGAGCCGGAACCGGAGGTGTTGGCGCACCTGTGATGGATTTCCGTCTCTTCTTTTTTATTATGTTTACAAAAAGTATATTAACACGAACACTTGTTCTTGTCAATAGTTGACAGAACGTTTGTTCGATTTTTTGTTCTTTTCTGTTCTTCTGTATCCGGGAAAGGATCATGAACTAATATTGTACTCATAGTTCCGATAGGTTTTATGTTCATCAAATCTAATTGTTTTTCAGAAAACACTCTTAGCTGGTTTAAAAAGTCATCACAAATTTTTGCTATTGTTTCAGATCGCTCGATAATATCCTTGCATTCCTGAAAAGTTTTTCTTTCAAAACCTACCACCTCATTATTTTCAAGGTCTTGTTCTGCAACTAAAACTTTTTTCCCTTTACAGTGCTTAACAGCTTCTTCAATGTCCATCAATACATATCTCATGCCACATCATCTCCCCACATAAAATTTGCGTCACATGCAATCTTTATTGCACGTTTATCGTCCATAGATGTTATCTTTCCAAGGTACTTTTCTATTCTTAATTCTGAAATATTTCTTATGCATTCGCACAAAACAATAGAATCTTTTACCAACCCTGTACCTCTTCCCTTTTTGATAAGAGTATGCGTAGGTTGGTTTATCTTTTTTAATTTTGTACTAAATGGTATAACGATGGTTGTTGCAGCGAAATGATTTCCTATATCATTCTGTACAATAATTGCTGGTCTTTTCCCGCCTTGTTCACTTCCTATAGTGTTATCTCCAAAGTCAACCATTACAATATCAAATTTTTCAAATTTAATTTTCATAATTACGCATCCTCCTTTCTCCTAATCTATGTACTTCTCTCTTTCGATATCATAAGTATATACTCTTTACAGTATATTGTCAAGAGTATATTCAATAAAATATATTTATTTTTTAAAGAATATATGCTAAACTATATACTGTAAACAATATATAACGAACAGGTGGTGAATACATGCGCTTAGATATTAAAGATCTGGTAGATAAAAAATTTCAGAATAAAAATCAATTTGCAAAAGCGATCGGGGTCGGGTATCCTGCGGCATGTAAACTTTACGATGGAGATACAAGCAAAATAAATTTTGACACACTAGAAAGAATATGTATCGCACTAGAATGTACTCCAACTGATTTATTCAAATCTGAGGATCCAGCGTTAAATAGACTTCTTTTATATTATTGCAAGTTACATGAATCCAATGAAAAAGACGATACAGAATAAGTATCGTCTTACATATATTTATTACATCTTTATTATTTCTTTAGCTTTTCTAGCTGCTATATCCCAGTTTACTTCTATCCCGGAACCAATGCTATACCATGTATCTTGGCTTTCACTGTACTGCAACACATTCCAACACCATAAGTTTGACTTTTCTTTGTGCGGTTCTAAAACTACTTTTCTCATAACATTTACACCTCCCAAATGAAAGTTAAATTTCAACTATTAAATCACTTCGCATAATAATGATTTAGTTTTACCCTGTAAATATTCAAGTACATCCATTCGCCCACCATACCTGCAATGAATTTCAAATAGCTTCTCTTGATCATGTAACCATCTTGCTGCGGCGTATCTATGCCATCCATCTACTATTACTGGTTGTGGTAAAATATATCCATTGCTGCATTCGTTATCAATTTCTATATCTCTAATCTCATTAGGATGCTTGATAAAATACAGAATTCTTCCAATATGCCAATCTCTTGAACGCATTTCAAGAACAGGATGATTCCATACATCACCATAAGGATCTGGGATTTCTGTTAGCCCATTATGTAACGCAATTGATATATCATCTAAAGTAATTACTCCAGTATCATCCCATTCCCAGTGTTCTGTAGGAAGAAACTCTGTTAATTTATCAATTCTAATAATATCTCCTCTATATTCCTCTTCCAATGTTTCAAAAATCACTATATCACCTTCTTTAAGAACACCTATAAAACCTACATTTCTTTTACTTTAATAAACATCTTTTTCGGGAGTATTTTATTACAGTTTATACACCTTCGTCTTCTACTACAAAATTCTGTAATATCTTCAGACGCTCCACATGGCTCATTATTGTAATTAAAAAACAAATCTCTAATTACTCTTTCTGTTATATAGTATCCCTTTTCTGAACCACAAAACGGGCATATTTTTTGTTCCTTCATAATTCCCCTTCGCTTGAAATCAATCATTTATTCTCTTCAAAATTCCATACCGTTTCTTGAACATCCCAACATATTCTGGAAAATATTCAAACCAATCATAATTCACTTCTTTGATTTGATTCAATCCAATTTTTCTTACAGCTTCTAATGCAGCGTCTTTCTGGTTGATTCTTTTCCCAAAGCAAGTCTGGCAATTAGAACCTTCTATTGTTTCATACGAGTTAAATGTCTTATTGAAATCCATCAATGGATGAAGAGATACTGGTTTATTATTCACATTATTTACCAGAACTCCCCAGTTTCCCCAGTGACGATCAGTGTTTCCCACAAGGTAATCAATAATGTTCATCATGTAGTAATCATGCTTATCAAGTGCTAAAATATATTTTCGGATATTTCGGTCATGATTTTGCGAATACACTTCAAATGCTTCCATAGACACAATGGAAAAGTCCTTTGATGTGATATTTTCACTTATAGTTACCGGTTCTTCAGCAAATACACTTCTGTTGTATATGACCTGCTTTACATCAAAACACTGACAAATTTTACTTGATAGAAGTTCCTTCTCAACAACTTCTATTCCTCCGTCTTTCAACAGAGAAAATCCTTTTTCTGTCCGTTTCCAGGCTTTTGGGAAAACACCATTTGTAGACAAATCTTTTGCCAGATCTTCATTATTGACTGTATATTGTTTTCCACGTAGGGCAATATCAATAAATATGTTTTCCAAGTGGTTGTCATACAAATTCACTTCAGAAAATGTTATCTTTTCACCTTTATTTCTTACCCAGAAAACATCTGTCAATGATGTACACCTATATGATAACGCCACTTTTGCTCTATCCTTGTCCGTTACAGCCTGATTCATTCCTATACTGTTCAAAATTTCTTTAGCGTATTTTCTATCCAATGTGAGAACTCTTGTTGCACACCAATAATTGAAATTTGTAATATTATTAACAAGAGTATCAACATCTTCTTCTTCTTCAAGATATAGGTTATATGGCATAAAACTTTTGTAATACACCTTACATCTTCCAGAAGAATCAATTCTTGCAACTCTTCTATCTTTATGCATAATCTCAAAAATATCGCTGTTCATATTATACATTCCTTTTCAAAATTTCTGTTACCTACTGCGAATCCATTCCATATATTTTTGCAACTTTTTTCTTGTCTTTGTATTTTTCATATTCTTCTATAATGTCATTCTCTGTCCAGTTCTGTTCAACCGGCTCATTCATAAAGTTTTCCATCATGGTTTCTCCAATTTTCCAATTTTCCAAAATACTCTCTACGGAATCATACGGACAAAACAACTTCCCGCTTCTCAACATAATTACATCAATCTTTTTCTTATCTCTGTAGATTTTCGTAAGTTCTGTGCTTATCTCATATGTTTGTCCTGTGCGAAACCCCATACTTCCGTCTCTACCAATATATTTTCCTCTCAATATCGTACCTCCATTACATATTATTTTAACACATATTACAAATCAAGTACAGCATCTGCTATAGTAGATTCATCCATGTGTACATAGTATCTTGCTGCTGTTTCCAAATTCTTGTGCCTTAATTGTCTTTGAACAAGAACAATATCTTTTGTTTCTTCATACAATTTACTTCCAACCCAATGTCTTAACATATGTGGGTAAATTTCACCTTCCGAATATAAATTAAAAAACCCTGTAATTGCACCTTTACTTAATCTGTTATTTTCATTTGATAAAAACAATGCATTATCTTTAATTTTTCTCTCTGTTACGAAAAAAGTTCTAATTTTCAAATACTCCTCAATATTCATTCTAGCCTGTTCAGACATATAAACTTTATCATATTCTTGTATATTTCCCTTTCCAAGAATCATCATATACGGTCTTTTTTCTTCGTGTAGATGTAAATCGGAAATATCCATATTTATTAGTTCTTCTGAACGAATACCACTTCCCTTTATAAGTTGAACGATGGCAATATTTCTAATAATATTAAATTCATTTTTATTTCCATCTGTGATATTTACTAAGAATTTTTCCACTTGCTCATCTGTTGGGATTTCTACTTCTTTATATCTTTTTTCAGATTTATATAGATTGCCAGGTATATGTGAAATCACATTATCATCGACATATTTATTTTGTCGTAAATAATTCCAAAAAGCACTGAATACATTCTTCTTTGTATTGATAGAATCCAGTGAATTTGTTCTTCCTAAAAATCCATTTTTTAATTCGTTAAGATATTTAATAAGATTATTACTAGTAATAATCTGCATATCTGTTTCATTGATTTCTGCTATGCTTTGTTTATTTATATATTTATTATTGATCATCCAATTAAGCATATCTCTAATATATATCCAATTAACTCTCTTTGTAGCCGCTGATTTATATCTATCAAAAAAATCTGATATAAAATCAGGAATATCTTTTAGTTCTTTTGCAAGTTTTTGTTCTATTTTTCTTTGTTTTTCAATTTTATAACACATATAATATTCTCCTAAAATCCCAATGCTTCTGCAATATCTATTTTCTTTTGTAAATATTCTAATGCAGACAATCGTTCTGCAAATTCTTTTGATTCTTTTCCATGAAAATAACTAATCTCCCACAATTCTCCATCATCTGTTCTATAATATTTCTGTTCTTGTGGCTTATTATTCCGAGTAAGGTATTCATATACATTTCGACAATACAATTTTTCATATTCTCCTAATAGAATATCTTCTCTTTTAATCTCCTTCACATTTAATGCCTTCTTTCTTTAAAATCGTGTTCCATGTAATAAACCTTCGGCTTTCATTTCTGTAGCGAATTCAAAATCAACGTTGCAAATGTTGTAACTGTTATACATGGAGTTCTCCATATTCTTTATTCCCCTTTTTACTCTTTTACTTTGTTCTTTGAACAAATATTCCATGTTATCTCTTTTCTTTCCCATAATATTCCTCCTGTTTTGCAATAAAAAAAACAATCAGATATTCCTGATTGCTCTAATTGATATTCTTTTCTTATATATACTATAAAAGTCACCAGAATTAACTGATGACTTATAACTATACATAATTACTTTCTTTTATTGATCTTTCTCCACTCATACTCCCAGCGTTCATCTTCTGACATATTTTTTGTTTTTTGATTTTCTGCAAATGCAAACAACGCTCCTACAATCATAACAACTGTTCCAAAAATAATCCCACCCATAATATCATCCTCCAAATATTTTTTTACTTTAAACTATCGCTGAGATTTTCCAAAAACGCACATAGCATCAATAAAAATATTCCTCCAATTAACGTTCCCATTTTATCCCTCCTTCACTCTCCATTATATATACTCACACACTTATGTGCAACTCCACTTCTTGTTCTCCCTAATTCTTTTGCAATGTCTTTGTAAGACATTCCTCTACGCAGCATGGACTTCGTCGAGTTTATTTCAGTCACTGTCCAAGCCTTTCCTTTATTCGGTTCTTTACATGAAAATTTTTCCTGTCTTACCCATTCAGGCTCCAAAGCCAATGTCATGTAATCATACTTTGTCCAGTTAATCACATCCTTATTAGCTTTAGCCCACATCCAGAACTCTTCTACCTCAACACTGTATCGATTTCCGTTCTTGCAATGAATAATCTTACATGGAAGATTATATTGTTCAATCCATCTTAGTACAACCTTTGGAGTTACATTAAAACACTCAGCAAGTTTATTAGCACTTAGAATGTTATTATTCTTTCCAAGTCCGAGCTGCATTGCTTTCTTAACTACAGATCTCATTGTCCTGTTCAGTCTATCCGCAGTAATTTGCGTTGGCTGATTAAGATATTTTGACTCCAAATATTTAATCTCTCTGTCTGTCCATCTTTGAGCCATATTTACACAATCTCCCTAGGAATATAATCTGCAAGGTAATCTTCTTGTCTCTCTTTGAAACGTATTTTTAAATATCCAACATAGTGGAATTTAATTCCATTCTCTTCGAGCAATCCCTTAAAAATATCCCCAATAGGTTCACATACATCTGTACATGAATTAAACTTTCTAGTTGCTTCTCCGGCAAGACTCTCCACCTCTCTCTGTCTATCTAATGGAATCTGATATACTTCTGGTCTTGCTCCGCAATCTTCTTTGTATTCATTGTTATAGGCTCCATCAAAATCCAATACAAATAATGTCCACATCATAATTTCTTACTCCTTTATTTCCTGCTGCCAATTCTTTTAATATTGTCATTTCTCTCTCAAAAGAAATGTGAATTTCATTCTGCTTCCTCTAGCTTAACCGCTACGAGTTCATCTCCTCTAAATGTTGTAAATCCAAATGTAAACTGGAAATTGTAATCTTCCCTAAAACCTTTTTTAATCATATCTCTTATATCTTTAATGGTTTTTTCAGTATCTTCTTTGTTGTCATCTTTTTCAAATATAATTTTTTCATCAATTACATTTCCATTTCTCAAATAAAATTTACCTACAATTGTTACTTCCTTATCCATTATTTTCTCCTCCAATTCTACAATAAGAAATGCGATTTTCATTTCCTTTTATTTAATTCTTCCATAACTTCCTGAATATCTGTTACATAACCAGACCAAACAACTTTTTCTGCACTTTCTCCACAATAAATTTCCATACTGCCATCAAAAAATCTCGAAACATCCATATTATCATATTTCTTCATTGACGGTATAAGAAATTTTACATTGTAGAAATATAAATTGTCAGTATCTATTTCATCCCATTCTTTCCAATTATATAAATCAATTCCACAAAACTGTTCTTTGTTTATCTTATTTTCCATAATATGTACCTCCAATCTATTTATTATCTAACACATCCAGCAATCCTTTTCCATTCTCCATTGACGTTAGTTTTAGTTCAACATCAGTGATAGCATTTTCAGCGACCAATTTGACAAATTCGATAGGTAACTGATTTCCGTTTTTCTCTGCTGTTATTTTCAATCCTTCAACTAAAGATTCTATTCCAACCTTTACTCCAGCCAAATAAGCTAATTTTAATTCGTCCATAATATTTTTCCTCAAATCTTTAAAACAAATACGAGTTTTATTGCCATGATTTAAGTAAATCATCATAATAAAGTCTCTGTCTTACTTCTAATATACAATCATCATATATCTGTTTTAATTCTTCCAATAACGATTTATATTCCTCTTCTGTCGCTCTTTTCGTTCCATTATAGAAGTCATAACTTGCTTCTGAGTGTTGTCCTATGTGCATATATGACATAATGTTTCCATAATTAACTCTAATTTCTGGAAGAAAAGCAAGTATATCATTACCATTCTTTCTGAAAATCACCTTTACTTTTTTCATATAATCAGCCTTCCTTCTTTATAAATAGATTGAATTTCCGATTTTATTCTAATCAAATTCTAGTTTCTGTTATTAATTTCAGAAATTGTATTACTCCTCCAACTCTTCTATTTTTTTACATAATGCAATAAATGCAGCTTTAATAGAACTATCTGACGGAATTTGTGACAACTCATTATACAAAGAAGCAACAGTTGTTTCCTTATATTCTTCATCATCATATCCATCAGATATACAATCAAAAATTCTGCTTGCTAAAAGCGATGAATTTAAGTTTGTTTTCTTTTGTTTCCCAACTCTATCAATCATATTTATTCCTCCACTTGAAATCCTGATTTCCTATTATTATTTTATTTTTAATTCTGTTCCGCATATAGGACAGAATTTTACTTTATCCATATCTGTTCCAAAATCATAACCACAACAAGAAGTTACACCGTCTACTAGATATGAAAACTCATTCATTTCATTTGTTTCGAACCATGAATTTGTACAATTATATGGTGCTTGTCTACGTCCTTCAAAAATATCATTCTCTACAATCTCTTCCGCTTCTTCTTTACTATTTGCTTCTACTTCATATGATTTGCTATATGTTTCATAATAATCTACAATATATTTTGCCATAATCATTTCCTCCTATAATCCCATCAAATCTTTTCCGACACTAACACCATAAGTTTCTTCAAACCACTCCCAAATTTCCTCTCGGTGTGTTCCTGCGGCAAATCCGTTCCACTCTTCCTCAATACATTCTGTTTCAGGATTCATTGGAACGTCTCCGAATTCTAACCACAAATTCTCGATATATTCTGCACGCCTGTATTCAAAGCTATCGTTCAGACCACGATTAACGATACATGCTAAATCAGCATCTGTGATTAAGAATTTCCGTTCTGTGCAATAGTCCATTATCGCATTGTATTCCTTATCACAAAATTCTGTATCATCTTCAATTTGATCAATTTTCAGTTCTTTTAGATATTCTCTTAATGACATACTATTTTCCCTCTTTCCAATGTTCCATATCTTCATTTTTCAATGCGATCATTTCCAACATTTGCAGCGTACTGAAACATTCATTTTGTTTTAAAATTTCCAGTTCTTCTGTGATACACTTTACTTCTTCATCTTTGTATTCTAAAGAGTCCGCATAATCCATATCTAAAGACAGATTATATAATATTTTCGCAATTTTCTGTGTGTCCATGTTATTTCCTTCTCTAAAAATCTGTATTTCAATTAGAATCGCTTATTGCACACGAATCAGCTATGAAAAGTTTCCCATACATAACTTACTATATCCTCCATACAAAGCGTTCTTTTATTGTGTTACTGGATATAGGCAATCAGATTATTTTCTGTTTCGTCTGCAATCTGATAATCTAACCACCATTCGTGTATGGTTTCTTCTAACTGCTCTTTAGACATTGTACGCTTTAGATCATCCACTTTAGGCTTTAATTTTTCCGTTTCATATTCAACTACGAGACGTTCCTGTTCTAACGTCATGTCATCATATGTAATAGTTTTTAATAACGATTCAATTAGTTTTGTTTTAATTTCTTCCATAGTAATGTCTCCTTTCAAAAGATAAAGCAGCCGTTAAGCTGCTCTATCAAGTTGTGTTCTAAAATTTATAATATAACTTTCTTCAGCAATATTGATCGGAAGAATCAAGAAATTGTACTCATTTCCATCAATGTACATTGGAGCATTTCTTTTGCTTCCTCTGAATACCGGATTCTCTGAATCAATAACTGATAATACATCCACAAGATAATGTGAATTGAATCCAATAAATAAGTCCTCGTCCATTACAAGATTTTCCGTTTCAATCTCGTCAAAAGTTTGATATCTGGAAGTCTGCAAATATGTGTAAAGTTTTCCGTTCTCACTATGAAAGATAGTAGGCTCCTTTTCTTCTTTTACCATATCTGCGTTATACTTCATAATTTTTAACATTTCTTCTCTATCAGCATTGAATACAAAATCTCTGCTATCACACAACATCTGTTCAATATTGAAATATTGTCCATCAATTCTTCTGATAACGTATGTAAAATCTTTTCCGGAAATTCTGATATATTTCTGATCCTGATATACTTTGACTTCCGCATCTGATTTTTTATCCATGATTTTCTTGAATACCGGCAAGCATTTCACATGGAGTTTTACAGTGTCAAATGGATTTTCCGTTTCTGTGATAATTTTCTGATTCTCAAGTGATCTCGTCCCAATTCTGCGATTGTCCACAGCCTCTACACGCTTCCGCTTTGTGTTGAAGTTGAATACGTTCATCATTTTATTAGCGTCATCTCCTGCCACAAATAAAGAAAGATTAGCGATTGTTTCCAATAACCAACTCTCCGTTGTTGTAATAATATGCGCTTCTGTATCATCCATTGCTGGAAGAAAAATATCTGTATTCGCACACCGTGGAATAGTAACAATCTTTTTTCCGCACTTTATGTTTATTCTCTGCTGCATTTCCGTGCTAACATCTTCTAGCGTAACATCTCCGCTCATTTTGGAAATGATCTTGATATCGTCAATGTCAATCCCCAAAACACCTGGACTTGTGTCAAATGCATTATTTGTTCTTATTTCTGCAAAATGTTCCATATCGGTACCACACATTTTCACCGTTCCATCTTCTTCGACCTGCATATATAACTTTTTCAAGCTGTCAAGTGTTACTTTCTTATCAATGGCTGCCAATCCTTTTTCCATCATTGCTTTTAATTCTTTTGCGTTCATTGTAAATTTCATCATTGTTTTATCATCCTATTCTTTTAAAATCGTGCTTTTATCTATCGATAAGTTTAACTCTATCATCTTCTTCGATCATACAACTTGAACATTTTATATTTCCATAAAAATCTCTCGTGTCTTTCCCATCCATATACCCCAATTCGCATCTTGCCTCCATACCTTTTTCATTCATGCAGCTATATGGTTTCTGTGAAAAACAAGGACATTCTTTGCATTTTTCTGGATAGCGTTCCATTTCATATGTAACTTTTTTAGTATATTTAATTTTACTCATAGTATTTTCCTCCATTTAAAATTATCTCTTATTCATTTATCAGTTCAAAACCATAGTTACAAAATCCAGTAACATCAGAAATATAATCAGAAATTTCTTCATAATAATCTTCTATGTCAAAATCTTCATCTATAAAATGTTCTGGAATTTCTATCTCTTTAGGTAATTCCTGTAATAACTCTAAATCTCCGTCTGTATCCCATTTAATATTAACTGCTTTCATCTTAATTTCCTCCTAATAAAATTATCTTTTCATAGGTATCAATTCATCTTTATCAGCCACAAATTGATTAGCATTTTTTCTGTCGTTACAGTTTGGAAAATCATCAACAGACACTTTTACTCTATCCATTGTTTCTAGCCCAATAACAGTAACAATTTTCCCGCAATGAGGATGTTCTACTTCAACCTGCTTCGTTGCTCTATTCATAGGATGCCATATAAATTTCATTCCTTCTTTGTATTCCAAACCATCTTTCATGTACTCTTTGCCTTGCCACTTATCAAAAGGAGTCCAATCATTTACTACAAAACCACATCCATAAAAAGAACCTTCTGATACAAGATAATAATTTCCAGCTTTGCATACTCCAAAATCTTTCTTACAATAAATAACTTCACTTCCATCAATGAAAAAATATTTTTTTAAATCCTGATATCCATAATCTTTTCTTTTATTACTAAATCTATAGGAATTACATTCCCAATTTTTAAATCTTTCCATCATTATTTCCTCCCGATAAAATCATTATTTGTTTCCATAACATACGGAACAGCAAAAAGCTGTTCCTGACTGTTCCAAAGTTCTACGTTATTCAACTGATACACAGATTGAAGAGTCTAAAGAGCAAAACGGACGAACACCATAAACGTTCCAATAGCAATCGCGGTAGTACACGAGACCATTACCGCGAACAATCCGAACATAGGAAGCCGAGCATCCTTCATTTGTACTGTCTGGTGTATCTAACCAAAACGGTTTTTCATTTTCTGTCCTAAACATACCATTCTTCCTGGCTTTTCTGTAATCATCAAAAGTTCCTAAATGCACCTTACAATCACATGTTCCGTAAGTGTGCAACCCATCCATAGATAGTAAATCAACTGTATCAATCAATACATTTTCTTTTCCAAACCCTTTATAGATATCAGTCAGAATATCCCCATTTTCATCATTCAACACATTCTTGATTTCAGAAGTTCTAAAATCATTTAATTCACTGTCGAATCTATAAGTTTTTTCAAGAAGTTCTTTTTTCCAAACTTTGGTTCTATTGTTCTCAATATCCTGTTCCACCACATACCATTCATTTCCAATGTCGTCTACAATCACGTTTCCAACCTTGCATTCATAAAGTGGTTTACTCTGTCTTATTCCTAAAGATTTCCTTAATTCTTCCGTTAATTCGATCACCAGGTTATTTCCTTCTACTTTTACATTTGTCTTATTTACTTCGATATTCATAATATTTTCCTCTACTTTCTTTCTAATAATTCTTACTTACAAAATGGTTTCCAGTACACGATCAGCGCCACACCTAATACAGTAATATATACTTTTGCATCCGTTTCTGTCATAAACAACGCGATAAGAAGCAAAATCAATCCAGAGAACTTTTGAAAGTTCAGTCTGCGCTTCCACCGTTTAAACTTCTGGCTCGTAGCAGCTATAACATATCCTTCTAACCATTCTTTATTATGTTTCTTCCATTCTTTTTCCGTCATAACTGTTTCAATCACATTCATTTCTTATTTCCTCCATTCCTCATATACTTGTTCACTACGTTGTTATACTCCCATTTTTCCACCACTGATACACTGCCTTTTGTTCTTACAGTGCAATACTTATTTCCGCAAATTGTAAATTCGCTCAAAATCTCCATTGTATTATTCTCCTTTTGTTGTTGTGTTTATTTGTTGTATTTTTTATTTCCCTGAAATCATTCTGCAAGCTGTGACACTCACAGAACGTAATATGTAAGTTTTTCTTATGCAGTCTTTGCTACTGCTTTTCTTGATGTTCTTTTTCGTGTTGTCTTAGACTCAATTCCCGGAATATCAATATTCCTTTCGATCACACCGGAAAGGAAATCAAATAATGAATCTTGCCACTTCTCTGATAAATTATCATTAAAATATTTACTTCCTTTACAGTTATTCAACAGAACTCTTTCCATGTCTGTCTCTCTTCCAGAGTAGTAGGCATATAATTTTCTAAATACTCTTAATACTTTCGCGCTGAATGCCTTTCCTTCGCGATAAGTTTTACCTCCGTTCCATTGTAGTTTTACGATAAGTTGTAAAATTCTGTCTAATAAATCCGGACAAACTCTCGACATCTTTGCACCGTCAGAGACAGAAGTTAAAATACCAATAGGATTTTTTACTGGGTTCCTGTCTCCCTTAACAGCAATGTGGTTTCTGTCACAGATAGATTTTAATGTAACATATTCTTCTTTTTTAGCTACGAGCGCCGCACTGTAGATATCGACAGGAGTCATGGTTTTTCGATCGTCTTGCTGTGACAAGAATAAGTCAACCGCTTCTGCTTCTGTAATTCCGATCAATACTTCAACCTGAATCAATTTCATATTTCCAAAATAAGCACCAATGATTCTGTGCATACCGTCAACAACATAAAATTTATCATTCTTGCACATAATCTTAGGCAAATCCCATTTATAAGAGCTAAATTCAGATCCGATTTTCTTTGCAATAGACACCCTTAATTCTCTTTGCCAGTTTGGTACATGGATAAGCAATGGATTAATGCTGATAATTGCCTTTTCTCTTCCATCATGTTTCGATCTTGCTTCTTCCATCTTGTCAGATACGATCATTCTTTCTCCAACTTCAATGATATTGTTTAGCATTCTTGCTTCATTCATCATTGTTTCCACTTCCATAGGTTCAAGTTTTCCGTTTCTACTCATTTTTCTAATCTCCTTTAATATGTAAAGTTTTCTATAATAAAAAGCACCTGTATAATTACAAGTGCTTTCTATACGTATACATCTATGTTGCATTGTCGTTCTTCATTTTCGATATGAACATCTATCCATGTTCTACCGCGTCTGTATGAACTGCTTCCCAAAATATCCAGTGTTACGAGAGGATTCTCCCGAATCTGCTCACACTCTTCATTCGTTAGTATATTCTTATCCAAGGCTTCCAATTCCTCAAACGTATAATCTGCTAAAGATTTTCCTACTGTTATCATAATCATGACTCCTTTCCTTTTGCTTCGTTCCACTTCTTTCAACCGAGATCAGCTCAATCTTGTGTTTCCTCTGTGTAATATTGATCAACTGTATCTGATGCTTGTTATAAAAATTTTCCATCATGTCTCTTCCTATCCCATTCTTTCCGCTTTCGTATTTGTTGTATATGGCTCTTTGCTGATTATCCAATCACATACAGATAGATATACTTTTTCATCATCGTTCCAGGTTTCCCAACCTTTTATATCATTTACATTGATATATCCGCTATCCGGTGCAACGTCTGTTTCGATATAATAACCAGTTCCGTCCGAAAAATTTAACTCAAACCCCTCTGTTCCAATAGTAACGCTTTCGATTTCTTCTGTGTCAATATATGTTTCCGGCATTTCTGCGACTGTTTCCTGAGCTTGTTTCGGTGTGTTTTCAACCGAGTTTCTTCCTATTATAAATGTGGTAAAAGAAATAATTGCAACAGCACCGATATATAATATTTTCCGCTTCATCATTCAAACCTCTTTCTATAAATCCCTTACGTTTCCGACTACTTCCCAATCTGTTAAAGCATATGTTGTATTTAGCTTTTCCAGTGGTAAACGTTCAATATTTCCATTTCCGGCATTATATGTATATCTGTATTTCCGTGTATCAATGATTGATTCATCGACAACACGTCTTAAAAATTTATTTGTCATAGTTTAGAACACTCCTTATTCAAACGCTTCTTCTTTGCAATTTAATTTAACGTCTGTTAAAACATAACTCCAAGCTGTTCCCAAGTGTGTAATTCCCCAGACATACATGTCAAGAGTTTCATTATAAAACAAAGGATCTTCTGTATACTGTTTAATCATTTCCGCGCCCTGGTCTGATACGATAAAATATTGAAAGATATCTTGATTGTATGACTGCTCTTGTTCTTCTTTTAACTCTTCAATTTGTTCTTGAATAGAATCAATTTCTTCTTGCAGCATTTGAGCTTCTTCTATTTCTTCATCTGTCAAAAATTCCAAACGATTTTCAATATCAGTGATTTCTTCTTTTAGTGCGTCGATTTCTTCAGAATTATCAATAATTCCATTTTCTTGCTCCCAAAATCCAACTTCACAAGTATTTTCCATAATACTATTATTCAGCACAGCATCAAATGCTTTTGAAAACGTCGCATAGTCAAGATAACCGTTTTCTTTTGCATAGTCGCTTGCTTCATTTCCACAAAATGTTGTTCCGTATAATTTGTTTCTTTTCATATTCTCCACCTTTTAACCTTTCTTTATATATCTGTTTTCTTATTCTCTTCTAGTTTCGCTCTTGCTCGTCAGTATCGGACTTATACCGATAGACTAGAACATCATACAGCACAGCCTGTTTACGGTTTATTCCCTTAATTCACTTGCTGATTTTCCGCTTATAAGAGTTCTGTACTTAAACAGTGTTATCTGCTCGTATAAACGCGTTGTATTTGATTAGCTATATGAAATTGACAAGGTGCTATTTCCGAAAACTTACTAATCATTACGTTTTCGTTATGCTTAATATAGCATGAAGTTTTCGGAATGTCAATATGTTTTTAGAATTTATTTTACGTTTTCGGAATGTATGATTGTAATAAAAAAGACATCATACAAACGTATAATGTCTTTTCTTAGCCTATTCTATTCCCATTCGGGAAAACAAAAGCAGATGTATATTTACATCCCATAATACTAGCCATCTTCTCTAGTTCTTCTTGCGTAAATTTTCCAGTTTTTACCCTTTTGGAAATAGACGCTTGACTCATTCCCATTTTTGCACCCAATTCTGTCAATGATATTCCAGCCTCATCACAAGCAACTTTTATTTTTTGTTGTAAAGTTATTTCCTTCACCTACTTTCTCTATTACCTCTTAATATAATATAGCAAATTTTTAGTTATGGTGCAATATTTTTCTTGACAGTGCCGGAACGTGTCCGGATTATTCAATTACTTCCTCTATCCTGTAAACTCTAACTACTTAAAAGTATACAATTCGTGGTATGCCATAGGTATTTTCATAATGTTCACTCTTTCTTAATATCCAAAAGCCAACCAGTAACCAACCATTCCGACCGTAAAGACAATCGGCATTAACAGCGTTGTAACTTCGCGGATTTTTGTTTTCATGTTTCTTTTCTTACTTCTCATTTTGATTACCTCTCTCATTCTTATTTGATTGTTTATTCTCTATTTAAAATATCTGTCAGAGTCATGAACTCACGCCGGACTGGATATCCGTATACCGATAACAGATATTAAGCATAATTTTAAGCGGTTTCAAAGTTTGTTGTAGATTATTCTACACCAGTGACTAAGGCGTGACTTAATTTTTGCTTATTACATCCATATTCTATAGGATTGATAAAGTTTTTACGTGTTGCCTACTAAAGTACTCACGGTCTGTTTTTAGTTCTATTTTAGGTACAGATACAGACATCATGTCAATTTTAGACTTCCTGCTCCAACTATTTTAGGATAATAGTTACTTACGATAAACCTTGTATAATCTGTTTTAAAAAGGAGATATACAAGCTCCTTAATGTCAGCACAACTATGAGGCATTGCTGATCTTGAGCCTTTCGGAAGTGTTAGCCGTTCCGATGCTTTTGCAATTCCTAGTTATTTTTGTGTGTACTCCTTGCCACCGTCACACGTCTTTCACATTGTTTTTTCTTCCTGGAAAATCTTAATACGGAAGTATTGCACTTGATAGGACTTATTCTTGTCGTGCCTATACAAGGTTTTATTTTTTGTTATTCCGTATTATTATTTAAAGGACTTGCCGACTTGACAAGTCCTGATTTACAAGTTACAATAATTTATGAGTTGTCGTGTATATATTCTTTTGCTTCTTGTTCCGCTGGACACTTTACAAGTTGCTTGTGATCAGAATTGTACACGACTGTTTCATTGTCGTATGTTATATAGTACATACGTTTTTCACCTCCTTTCTGTTGGAAGTGAAAAATTTGTTTTTAATTTGTTTATTTCTAAAGTCATTATGACTTTCTGCGGATGTATCACTTTCTTTCCATTATGTGATGTTTAAGCCGTTCCGCAGTACACTGTTCCTTTGCTGGATTCTCTCAGCGGGGAGTATATAAACTGCACAATCAAACAATAATAAATTTTATTCCTGTCTGTATCTACAATATATACCCTTATCAACTACCCCAGCCACCTCTTTCTGGCAGGTAACCTTGAAACTAATCATATCTAAAATACTTTTGTTTAACCTATATTCTTTACTCGTAGTTACTCCCTACCCTCTTAGCTCATGTCCTCGCTGTTCCGAAAATATCTATTGCAGAATATTTCAGAAAACAGTTACCCGAATTACTCTCAGGAGTCTTGCTTTCAATCTTATAAAATAATTTTTAAAAGGAATTTTTCACAAGAATTTGTGAAACACGACTTGAAAAGTGAATACTAAAATGTTAGAATATATATAATCACTTTGCAAGAAGTGTGTTTTGTTGAGCAGTTGTTTTGGTTGGTAGCCTTGTGACAACTGCTCTTTTGTTTTCCTTTTGTGATTATATAATATCATATGTTTTTATGTTTGTCAATCGTTTTTTGATTATTTTTTTAATCTTTTTCGATTACTATTTTTGCTTTATATCCTAATGGGTTTATGATGTCGTTTGTTTCGTCTAAAGATAAATTTTTTTTATTTATTTTTCGATTCAAATTTTGATTTACAATACCCATTTTTTCAGCAAGCACTATTTTTTTTATGCCTGACTCTTTAATTAAATTATTGATTGTATTGGACAATTCAGCATTATTATTTATATCCACTATATCACCTCCTGTTAGGCTATATTATACAATATACTATGATAAAAAACAAATGTTCTGAATGGTATATTTTGTCAATTTATGTTACCATAAAAGAAAAAGGATTTTATATCATGGGCAATTATAGAATACAGACACAAGATTTTTATTTCGGCGCTTGTATGTTTTCTTTTTTTAAACATAATTCTGATACAACACCTTCTATAATAGAAAGTACCGATGAAATTCAGGTTATCAAAATGACAACTAATACAAGCGAAGACTTTTATATTATAATGAAATACACGAAAAACTGTCAAAATAGGAAAACCATTTATAAAAGTTGGACTTTCCCAATCACAGACAAAGACAGAGAAATGATAAAAAAATATCATGATATTTGTGAAAATATATATTTCTTTTTTGTCTGTGGTGAATCGTCAATTTCAGGCAAACCTAAAAAATTAGAAAACGGCGATTTTTATGTTGAAGAAATAAAATCCGGTGAAATTGCTATATATCGCTATTGCGACTACTTAAAAGTAAAAAATAAAACAAATATAACAATAAACATATATAAAAGCCGAGAACATTATTTTAGTTTACACACTGAAAAATCTCGTGACAACATTATAAAATCAAAACGTAATAACATCGAAAAGAAAATCTCAGACATTGTTATTATATGATCTAACATTTCACTATTCACTTTTCAAAGTGCAAATTCCTTTTGTAGTTGGGTATCGCTCAGCCAGAATTGACTTTGCTTTTCAGATATGCTACACTTTAGATGCTTAAATTATTATGTATCGTGCAGTAAATCTGTACACCCTATGCAAGTTTTACGGCTGACACTTTGTTTGCAATCTCATTTGTTATCTGTGTATCTGTCGTTTAACTTGATTATATCTTATCACTTTTATTTATGTTTGTAAATAGTTTTATTTATATATTTATTGTTTTAGTACATATTTATAATCAAACACGCTATTGTATTGCTTTATTTTAGTAAATATGTATAATTATATTTATAAACAAAATATGGTATAATAAAAGACTTTAAAAGAAATGAGGTATAATCCATGTTAGAATATAAAAATACAGAACAGTTTTTAAGTGATTATAGAAGTTATTTGATCGAAAAGGGAATCACTAATGCTCACGTTGCGCGGAAAATAGGAATATCTCCTCAGCAATTACAAAATGTTTTTAAAAAAAAGGAATTAACTGTCAGTGATGTAATAAAGCTATGTAATGCGATTGATTATAATTGTAAAATTATGATTGAGTAAGTAATGTTAGATGTATAAAGTTTTTTGACCGCATATAATAAGTAGTAACACGGTTTATGAGTGTGTAGCTTTTATTTGATTGTGATCTATGGTATAATTATCTGTAATAATAAGTAAAGGATTTATAGATAGTATGTTTAGATATAAAATAGATATATTAAAAGCACTCGCAGATCGTGGATATAATGCTACTAAAATACGCAAAGATAAGATTATGAGCCAGGCTACCATGCAAAACATACGGCAAGGTAAAGGTATTACTACAGATACAATCAATACGATCTGTCTTATTTTAAGATGTCAACCGTCGGATATAATCGAGATTATACCGACGGAAGAGGAAAAGATAAAATACTTCTGACACTAATTTTAGTGCTTGACTTTGCACTGTTTTTAGTGTTATTATAATTATAGTCAGTAATGACAACAATATTGAGAAAGGATGATTGTATTTGATTGATATCGAAGTTTTGAAAAGGTTAAATGTGCCTAATAAGATAGTTTTAACAAGACATGCGAAAGAAAGACTAATAGAAAGAAATATTACTATCACGGACATTATAAATGGTATTGAGACAGGAGAAGTCATAAAACAGTATGAAGATGACAAACCTTTGCCCAGTTGTTTGATACTAGGATTTTCGGTAAATAATAAATATATTCATATTGTGGTTAGTCACGATTGTGATTACATTTATTTGATAACAGCATACTATCCTAACCCGGATCAGTGGGAAAGTGATTTTAAGACCAGAAAGGTGTGATATTATATGTTATGTATTGAATGCGGCGCAGTCGCTGAAAAGGGATATACAACAGACGTTACGGATTTAGGAAACTGTCTTGTTATTATCAGAAATGTACCATGTTATAAATGTACAGAATGCAATGAGATTATTTATACCGGTGACGTTGTACAGGAAATAGAAAAGATTGTTAATATGGCTAAACAATGTTTACAAGAGGTGTCAATTATCGATTATAACAATTATAAACAAGTAGCATAAGTATGATAGCGGTGCTGATATGGCGTCGCTATTTTTTGTATGTTATCGTGTCAGTGTGTATGTTAGTGTATATTAACTTGTGTTATGACTGTATAGTTATAGTATGTTATATGATACACATGTAATACTTGTGTAATAATAGTGAGTATAGTTGTGTGTTTGTGTGGACTGCATCACGTTGTTGTGTAGGATGTTTAGGTAAACTAGGAATTATTACTATTATTAGTGTAGTATTGTTTTGATGTATTTTTTTGATGTATATTTATACACAAATTATTGCATAGTTATACACATGATGTGGATAAGTTTGATTTTAAAAAATGGTATAAAAGTGGTGATGTGGTACTCATTTGTAGGTTATTTTGGATTGCAAGTGGGGAATATGTGTTGGTTTTTGTTTAATTTTGTGTGTCTGGTGGGAAATTTTGTTTTGAGGTAAGTTTTAAGGCAAAAAGTTATCCACATATTATTTTGAGTTATCAACAGAATGTGGATAACTTTTTTATTATTAAAAATTTTCACCAAAAATCCGAACTTGTCCAGGAATCCATGAATTTGAGTCTAAAATCCCACCTGATGCAATGTTTCATTGCTACGTAAAAGACACACACAAAAATCAACAGATTGTCCATAAAATCTCTATATACCGCCCCCTGTTTTCAGATCTTTACAATCAAAACTTTTGCACTTTTCATCAATGTGCCAAAAGTCCCTAAAGCAACATAATAGTGTAGTATTATGCCACTCCATAATAGGGGCGGTATTAAACATTTTTGACGTATGTTATGCATCAAATATAGCAGGTATGGGTTCTATCCACACCTCACTACCAAAATTTCGACCTCCGATTTCCACACCAAAATTTTCATCTTCCACTTCAAAAATCCAAAAAATTACCTAAAAATACTTCGGGAACTCTCTCGACCAACAAAGCATAAACACTGCATTTCTACCATTCTAAACAGTCCAAAAATAACCAAAATCCACCACAATATCCATTCAAACCCCAAACAAACTCTTACCGTTACTGCATTTTCCCGAACTCAACTTATATTCCAAAAAATTACATATAAAACACACTATCAAAATCCAGAAAACCACGTCACCTTACCCCTAAGTGTACCCACATAAATACTGGCATCCCCCGGTATAAAAACATCACACAAAATTACCTCTCTACCGAAGTACCTTATTTTCAAAATTACTGACACAAAAAATAAGCAGCCAATTCCTAAGATAAGTCCTTAAGAACCAACTGCTATTATTTATAATCACCCTATAATCATCCAATACCGTGAACTACCCACGAGCTAAAGCTAATGGGATTGCGAGCCTAATTTTTTCAATAATATTTATTAAATATATCCCCATCTATATAACTAATATCATGAACCGGTACCTCAGTTCCATTTTCAAATATTACAACATTTCTGTATTCGTGTACCTTCTTCACTCTCCCACTCATTGTAATATACTTTCCACCATCTTTCTTTAAATCTTTTTCAAAATATGTGATTCTGATATCCGGATCAACATCACCGTCATCTAAGCATTTTCTTAAAATATTCAATCTCTCATTCAGCCTATCCAAAACATCCTCATCAAATTCAATCCTTTTATCTGTCAATCTTGCAGTCTCTTTAATTTCTGCATCATAACCTGTCAATGCAGCAAATGGAGAAAATTGAGCAGCTCTATCTCGCATACTCATTTGAGGGTATTTTTTAGAGACAAAATGTGGCAGATCAATAATATCATCGTATTTACCCATAACACACTCCTATGCTTTATGTCCACCAATTTGATTATTCCTATCTATTGCAGTAGCTCCTTCTTGTAGGCTCATGCCTTTTAAAATTGCATTCTTCCCAAATTTTTTCTTGATATCCAAGATAGCTTTCTGAATATCTTTTTCTTTTTTAAGTTGTTCCTGGTCTACTGCATCTTCCTTTTCAGAAATCATATCAAATAAATTAAGCTGTTCATATCTATCCTGTTTCGCTTCCTTTTCGCTGATCACATGATTTGCAGACATATTGATTCTTCTGACAAGTAAATTTTCGTCTACAATTCTACTGAATAAATCAAGCACAGCTCTTACAATCACGCTAGTAGAAGACGTATAACTATCTAAATTTACTGTTCCATGAGCATGTTTTGGAATCTTTCTCCCATATTGATCAAGAGAGAATTCACCTTTATACTTACTCATTCTGGAAGAATCCAATAGATTTTCTCTGTCGTAGCCAATCGTTAATACAATCTGATCCGTTACAAGATTCTTACTAACCAAATCTAAGACCAGCATCTCAGTCATTTCACGCACAATAATTTTCGTTTTATCAAAATCAGTTCCACAGTGTAAAACCTGTCCGCTTCCAATACTATTGCTCTCCGGCTTATATGCTTTTATATCTGCAATTGTAACCGGTTCATAACCCCATGCATGGTCAATCAAAAGCTCTGTATTTTTACCAAACATTCTACGCAGTAAGTCTTCATTATAATAATCTGACTCTTTTCCAAGAGAACATCTTGCGATATCGCCCATTGTATATAGTCCTACAGATTCTAATTTTTTAATATACCCTCTACCTACTCGCCAAAAATCAGTCAATGGTTTATGTTCCCATAGCTTCTCTCGATATGACTTTTCATCCAATTCTGCAATTCTCACACCATTTTCATCTGCAGGTATATGTTTGGCAACAATATCCATTGCTATTTTACAAAGATACAAATTAGTTCCTATTCCTGCGGTTGCAGTAATTCCAGTTGTATTCAAGACATCCAATATCATCTTCTGTGCAAGTTCTTTTGCGGATAATCCATACGTATTCAAATAAGAAGTCACATCCATAAATACTTCATCAATAGAATATACATGGATATCTTCAGGAGCAACATATTTCAAATAGATATTATAAATCCTTGTGCTATATTTCATATAAAAAGCCATACGTGGTGGAGCCACAATATAATCAACTTTTAAATCCGGATTTGTATCAAGAATTTTTTTACTATATGACTGTCCGGGAAACTCATTCTTTTTCAATCGATATAATCTTGTTGCATTAATTTCTTGCACCCGCTGCACAACCTCAAATAATCTTGGTCTTCCAGATATACCATATGATTTCAAAGACGGCGTTACTGCAAGACAAATTGTTTTCTCTGTACGACTGTTGTCTGCAACAACTAAATTCGTATCCATTGGATCCAAGCCACGTTCTATACACTCCACTGACGCGTAAAAACTTTTTAGATCAATCGCAATATATGACTTATTATTCATGCAGCACACCTCCTACTATATGTATCATAACAAAAAATTTAAAATTTATCCATATAAAATCGAAAGTATGTTTGCTTTGTTATGTGTCTGTATCAAATAAAACAAAAAGAGCAGATTAGAATTCTAATGAACTCTTCTGCTCTTTCTGTTTTTAGCAACTATAAAATAAATTATAATTACTATTTATTACTACTCTAAAACACCTACAATTTACAATTATAATACTATACTTTCATATTTTTATCAAGATATTTTTACATATTTCGACAAAATCCCCTTTTTTTCTAAAAACACATCAAATTAATTAGAATGTACTACCGCTATATTTAAAACTCAATTCTACAATGCAACATTATCTTTAATGGTTTATACATTTTTGAATGAAAAATTTGCGGATCAGGAAGATCAAATTCTTGATCCACTCCTAAATCTGTTTCTCTAAGTACAGTCCCTACAACCTTCATTGACATTCCATTTTCTTCAGCTAATTTATTTATATGATGAACATAGCCATCATAATATCCGATTCCTTCAAATTTAAATTGTACTTTTGTTTCTATCATTCTGTTTTCAGAAAATGACAAATCCTCTACAATAGGACGAGAAAATTTATTTAAATAACATTCCTCATAGAAAGAAATAATCCTTTTGCCATCTTCTGTAATATACTTACCCTCTTTTGCCTTTTCTTTTATATCGCTTTTAACTTCCATGAAATCATATTCAGCAAACTTCATACCATATTGATAATCATCTTGATACTTTTCTGTAGCAGCTTCCTCCGGTGTTTTTGATATTTCATTTAATTCATCCAAAAAACTCATAGTACTACTCTCCTATTCCTTTTGATATTTACATAGTAGCACAATACTATGAATTTTTATAGAAATTTTTAAATCGTTAAGAGAATTAAAGTATGAAACAAAGAAACCGTTCAAATATTTTTAATAATAAAGGGAGAAATGATATGAGCAAATTGTAAATAATGATTTAAGAAAATAAGGATTTAATGAAGAAGCATAAAAGAAATTATAAAAAATTTTTCTATTTCAATTTAAATTGTATCTTTGCGTCAGCAAAGACTTTGCGAAGCAAAGTGAAACGGAGACACGAAGAAAGGGTCGCCTGCGGCTCTTTCTGAAGTGGATCCAACATTACCTAGATCTCTCTATATATATATAAGGAATTACGAATTTATATCAAAAAAATTATTTATAAAGAGAGAATTATTAACTGGGGGAAGGAAGACCAAATTCATAAGTCTTACTACGCACCTTGTTCGCCAAGGCTCACAATCTGCTAGTGCGACTAAATGAATTATGCTCTTTTTTGCACTTCCCCCAGACCCCCTTCGCGCACTATAAAATGGATAAAAAATTCAATTAAAATCTCTCTAAACCCTTATAAACACTGGGTTTTTGACGAAAAACATCCTTTAAAGTCTCCCTATATTATATATATATTAGGGAGAAATGAAAGGATGCGAAATCTCTCTAAACCCTTATAAACACTGGGTTTTTGACGAAAAACATCCTTTAAAGTCTCCCTATATTATATATATATTAGGGAGAAATGAAAGGATGCGAAATCTCTCTAAACCCTTATAAACACTGGGAAAATTGGCATTTTAGGTGTGCAAAAAACGATAAAAAACTAATTTAAGGAGAAAACACGTGAACAAATTAAATATCAAAAAAGGGAAAATTACAGAAAAAAAATTAGTAGAGCTATATGGGAGTGATGCGCAGAAAAAATCATATAAAGAAAATGGACGTTTTATAAGTAACTATAAAAAGACTTTACTTACAAAAATGTCTCGATATTGTAACATTGAAGATTTAGGTGGCAGAACATATAGAATCAAAAAAGTATATGACTATCCTCTTCCATCAAATTTCAATAAGATGACAAAATCATTATATCAATATATTGTTCCTCTTCTACTTACTAACTTAATTAATGGTCACGACGAAAATAACAAAATAGATATAACAGTTGGAAAATGGGCGAGAGAAATTAATATGGTAAATAAAAATTATAATCTTGTTAAATACAACAGAGAAGATACGAGTAAAGAAACGCAGTGTTCTTTAGATACTATAAATGAATTTTATGACAAAGCTGATGACATGATTGAATGGTACATAACAAATGCACTTGATTATTTAAAATCTGCAGGATTAGTTATCTGGAGAGAGGTTTATAGAGTAAACGAAGAAATATCAAGCGGCAAAAATATTATTGATGAAAACGGGAATATACACGTTGATATTTCTATTGATAGTCATCAAGCATCTGAAGATGAAATGAACTACTACTCTCATTGTGTTTCAATTGCTGATAAAGCAGCAAAAATAGAAAATGCTGGAGAACGATATTATAGTAAAAAATCAAAATTATTTGGAGAAGTATTAAAGAAAGAACTATATAAAAAGAAAATCAAATGTGTTTTCAAAACATATGAAGCATATTATGTAGATCTTGACAAATGCAATTTTATATTAAAACAGTTTGGTAAATTCAAAATGAATAATTTAATAAGTGAATTCAATAAAGAGTTTACAGATTTATTGGTTGGAAATGCGGGAAAAAGGTTTGATAAAAATCCGGATAAATATTTTTCTTATGCAGAAAAGGATGATTACAGCTTATGTTTTCAAAATTTATGCGAAATAACAATTGATAAAAATACAGAATATCTTGGAAACAGAATAAGAGAAAAAACAATTAATGATGATTATACTCTAAAAATCACATCATCAAAGAAAGGAAAATAGACATATGAATTTTAATAAACAACAAGAAGAAACTATTAATACAATAGAAGGAAACGTGGCGGTTATTGCCACAGCAGGTTCCGGTAAAACAACTGTTCTTACCCATAGAATTAAAAAAATGGTTGAAGAACATAATATATTACCATCTTCTATCCTGGCAATTACTTTTAGCAAAAAAGCAAAAGAAAATATAAACGAAAAACTAATGGAACTTAATATATCGAATGTATCTGTAGAGACTTTTCATTCATTTGCTTTGAAGATTATCTCCTCTGTGTATGGAATCAAAAAATTTAAAATATGGACAACACCATGGGAAAAAGAAAAAACAATAAAATGGATTTGTAGTGACTCTTTATTACTTTGCGATTCTGATAATGTCCCATACAACGAAATTACATCGTTTATTGCGTTGCAGAAAAATAACATGAAAACCCCAAATGATGATTTAATTTACACTCCGGATCCCCCATTTAAAGAAGAGGATATGAAACAAATATATAAAACTTATGAAGAGTATAAAGAAATCAATTCACTTATTGAGTTTGATGATTTTTTGAACATGGCAAATAAAATTTTTGATACTGATTATTATACTTTAGAAAAGTATCGAAATATTTTTCAGTATATATTAGTTGATGAATTTCAGGATATTTCAATTTCTCAAGCATTACTTTTAAGAAAATTAAACACAAAAAACACAATGATCGTCGGAGATCCTCTTCAGGCTATTTATTCATTTAGAGGTGGTGATAGCAGATTTATTCTAAATTTTGATACTGATTATAAAGATGTAAAAGTTATTAATCTAAATACAAATTATAGATGTAGCAAAGATATTGTATTTACAGCAAATAAACTTGCGTTAAGTATTCCTAATTCTCAACACAAAAATTATGTAGAGAGTATTTCAAATAAAGAAAATTTTCAAATTCCTGAGTTAAGACATTTCCCTGATGATTATGAAGAATGTTTATGGGTTGCATCAAAAATAGGAGAATTAAAATTTAAAGGATACGATTACAACGACATTGCCATCCTCGCCAGAACAAATGCTCAATTACAAAAACTAGAGTCAACGCTGCATGATGAAGATATAGCATTTGAAATTGTTGATGGTAAAACTTTTACAGAATTACCAGAGATCAAATTGATAATTTCTTACTTTAAACTTGCGTTAAACACAAATGATAATGAATCGTTTTCTTATCTATACAATAAACCAAATCGATGGTTAGATAAAAAATTTTTAAAAGAAGTAACAGATAACAGTTTTAAAAGAAATATATCATTATACAATTCAATGTTCACGATTGACAGGAGAAATTGGAGATTCAAAAAAGGTATCGATGAAATCATTGAAGTAATAAATTATTTACAAAACAATCAGAATTCCAACATTTCAGATTTGGTAAGATTTTTGAGAAACAGATTAGACATTGATAAATTTGTTACAAAAGGAAAGCAATCAGATGATGGAAGTTATATTGAACAAATCGACAACCTTAACAGTTTTGAAAATATTTGTTCCAAATACTCTTCCATTAAAGAATTTGTTTCATACATAGATGAGTTAAATACAGAAATGGAGAATAAAGATAATGATAAAGTCAAATTACTTACAATTCATAAGTCAAAAGGTATGGAATATCCTGTCGTGTTTATCATTGGATGCAATGAAGAAATCCTGCCACACTATAAGAATGAAAATGTTGATGATGAACGTAGGTTATTCTATGTCGCAATTACAAGAGCCGAAAAAGAATTATATCTATCATATGTTGATTTATATAATGGTCAAACAAAATTGATAAGCTCTTTTATTAAAGATGTTGAAAATACAATTAAAATTATAAAAAACGAAAAAATAAGTGGTGAATAATAAGTAATCCTACTTTATGTATTTTGTTTCTAAATGGTGAATTAAAATATGTCCCACATTCAATAAACATCATTTAGGAATTTGTAACTTGAAAATCAAATTTCATTTCATTTAAAGAAAGGAGTTATATGAATGAAAACATAATTATATTTTCTATCACATTAGAATTGCAGCGAAGATATCCCTAGAAAATATCTTCCATCGCACAAGTTTTTGTGGATGTTTCATCCACGGTTGGTTTGGATTATTGCGGTAAGTCAGAATCTAACGTTCCAGACTGCTGCTCTGATCCAAAAGAAATGATGCAATTAGTTAATAGTCAAATTTAAATAAAGAGAATAAATATATGAAACTTATAGTCATCACTCAATTAAAGGAGCGAGTCCAATGACAAACAAAAATTATGAAAACAGAGGAGATTTAATTTATGAAAACAAGTACATATGTAACACCAGGAAGCCATAATCTTCAGATTCCAAATCGGAGCGAATTTCACAAGTATCTAATTGAAAACATTACAGTTGGTGATTTTAGTACAGGTGGTTGTGCAGATGGTGGAACAAAAATTAAGAAAATTGCACACGCAATCAATTGGTCAAAGGCTATGCATAATAAATACTATATTAAGAAATTTTCAGAAGAAAATAAAAAATAAGTTTAACTACATAAGAATGAGGTGAGTAAAATTAGTAAATACGGAATTAAGATTAAAAATATAAAAGCAGGTATGATTTATGATGTAAATATTGGAGTGAGAGACTATTTCACTTACACTGAAGCGATGTTAAATAATAGCTTGTTTAGCTATCACCTTAAGAAAAATGGTATAAAAATTTATAAAAAACCAAAGTCTGATAAAGAATCTACGCGTGATATAATATGTTTAGACTTTGATTTTGGAAGTCGTTCTTACGAAGAAGAGAAAAAAAGACTCGAAAAATTAGAAAACAATGCAACGACAATAGATGATAAAAATAAAATAAAATATTTACTAAAAGAAATAGGGAAAAAAGAAAAACTATACAATGGTAAAAATAGAGATAAAATCAGAGAAGATTTTTATCAGAATGGAGTAGATATTTCATATAGACACACCGATAAAAAAACAAAAAAAGAAGTTGTTGAAACAATACATTATCTTATGCTATTTAGAACGAGTGCAAAAGCTAAAGTTGGACAAGTTATTTTTATAAATGAAAACTTATATGATGATGCATACGATTGGCTTACAATCGGATTAGGAAAAAAAATGTCTTATGATAACGCAAAAATAGTTGAGATGTCTGCTTATGCACCACTTACCACATCTACTATTGTTGGAACATTAAAAATTCCGGTAGAAGACATTTTAATATTAAAAGATCAGGATTCATTTTTTTCTACATTTACGAGTGTAGTAAAAGCTGAAGAGTATATTGATAGTTCTGGAAACAAAAAGAAAAAATGTATTGTTGAATCAGAAGAAAGAGAAGTTAAAAACACACTATGGGATGGTATGGGTATTATTGAATCATCAATTTTGCCGGGATGGATAAATGGGATGGCTTTATTACGAAATCATTTATTTAAGATGTGCGGTTTTAAAGGACATGTACAATTATTCTTTAAAGATTGGTGCAAAAAAAATAATCATGACTATAATACATATCAAGTTGAAGATATGTTTGGATGTAAACATTATTTAAAAGACATCAAGATTATCACAACAGATAATTCTATAAAGTGGAAAAAATTTATTGATATTATGGGCGGAACATTATCTTCTGCTTATGAATATTGGTGTGATAAAATTCGCGAAGATGGCAACATATGGGGAGTTGTAAAAACAGATCATCAAAGTAAATTTGAAAACTCGCAGCAGTTAAGTTATCAAATGATAAACACTCTTCCGTGCACTAAAGAAGACGTGTATGACATCGCATCAGATACAGTTAAATATATCGAAACATTGAAAACAGATAATGTTGAATTTGAAAAGTTTTTACGAAAATATGCAAATGAAATAAACCATTATCAAATGTTGGCTGATTTATACAGACATAATCCTGATTTCGCCAATTGTGGATGGTTCAGAAATGAAAAGAAAAAAATTATTTTTGAATATGTTAACAGAATGAGAAAAGGCAAAATATTAGTAAATGGAGATAATTTGACTGTCTGTGGAAATCCTTATGCTCTTCTACTCTATTCAGTAGGTGAAAATTGGGAAGAAGATCCTACATTTTCAAAAGAAGAAAATAGTATTCAATGTTATACAAGAAGATTTAGTAACGATGAATATCTATGCGGTTTTAGGAATCCACATAATTCACCGAATAATGTATGTCACTTTCATAATGTATATAGTCAGGAAATGTCTAGATATTTTGATTTTAGCAAAAATATTATGGCTGTAAATTGTATAGGAACTGATGTCCAAGATAGAATGAACGGGGAAGATTTCGATTCAGATTTTAATCTAGTCACTAATAATCCAGTGATGGTTAAATATGCCGAAATTTGTTATAGAGATTTTCCAACCATTGTTAATGATCTCAAAGAAAGCGGAATCACATACAAGAATACATTATTAGAATATGCACGTATGGATAATAAATTTTCTAAATCCAGAATTGGCATTGGCTATTCCAGTAATCTTGCACAATTAGCCTTGACTTATTATTGGACAGAGTTGCAAAAGGATAATCCTAATGAAGAACGATTGCATGAGTTATATGATAATTTTGTGATTTTATCTGTTCTTGCTCAAGTTATAATTGATGGATGTAAAAGGGAATACGAAATTGATGGAATGAAAGAAATCGACAGGATCAGCAAAATGCCATGTATGAAATTAACAAAGCAAGTAGTTGATGAAAACGGTAGAATTAAAAGTGTTAAATTTGATTTTCCGAAGTTTATGAAATATACAAGAGCTATAAAAACAACAAAAAACGGGAAAGAAATTCCACAAAAGGAAATACACGAAAAAAAAGTGAAATTGAAAAATAGAATCAACCCATCTCTTGTTTGCCCTATGAATTGGTTAGAGGAATGCTTAGACACTATCAAACCTGCGGCAAATTCACACTCAACCCCTATTAGTGATTTTTTTATAAAAATGCCTGGCAAACCTAATAACAGACAAATGACAAAAATTAGGAGTCTTATTGAAGAATATGACTTATTTGTTAAAAATTTACATATAACAAATGACGATGACGATATAATAATCGAAGAAATGATTTCTAAATCCGAAAAATTATTAGACAGCCTATGCAAAATTAAAGTTGGAAATATAGTAACTATAAATAGAATGATAGAGGTGGCTCTAGGTCTCGATAAAGGAATCGGAAATGGATCCAAAACGAAGAACATAAACTTAAAATATTCAAGAAAAATTTTAAATTATTTACACAAAATGGACAAAGATAAATTTTTATTGAATTTTAAACCAAAACAAATTTAGTGTTTATGCACAAAAATTGCCGAATTATTTTGTCAAAAGTTACTAAACCCCTTGTAAATAGTGGGTTTTCAAGAAATCAACTTCGTCCGTAATATGGAAGGATGAGAGTTTTGCTTATATTCAAAATTCTTGAGATGAAATCAAGACTCTTAAGACGACAAACGCTATTGCCAAAGCGTTTAATAAATATGGAGATATATCTATAATAAAGCCCCTATTGAAAGGGGCTTGGGCTTTGCCCAATATAAGCACTTGCTTATAAATACAAATAACTCAGTGCAGATTGGCTTGTCACCATGCTGAGAATATATGAATAGTGAGTTGCGGTATAATACGATAGTTTTATACTGCAGCTTCTGGAATGATGTGAATCATAAACAGAAAGACGGGAACCGTCAAAACTAAATATATGTACAATAATATATTGCCGTAAAACGCAATTGCCAGATCGCTGACATAATAGACGACTCCAGTGGAGTAATAATCGTGATGCCTGTATCGGTGGAATGTTACAGAGAGATAAGTAGCGAAAATCCAAATAAGTCAGTTGCGTCGTTGATCGGAAGAAATTCCAGTATAAGATCTGTCGAATGTACGAGTAGCCCAAAGTGACGTGAGATTAATACATAAAGAACAAAAAAATTAAATCTTATTATGAATTTTCTTAATACGCTGAATGACATGGGTGAAAGTTTCTCGTAATCAGTCGAGGCTACAATTGCTGTTTATCAGATGTAAAGGAAGTCTAAGGGTAGCTCCCTTATTCTCAGCCCTTTACAAGTAGTGGCGGAATATTATGACGATATATTTGAGTAGGAAGAAGTTCCATTTGTATTTATAATCAAGTGCTTATGCGCGCACTTGACGATTTCTAATCTCCTTTTCAGTTAGTAATAGCATTGCTGTTCTGGTAGTGCTGTTGCTAACATCTTAGGAGTATTTTAGCCCCATCGCCAAGCGGTAAGGCACAGGACTTTGACTCCTGCATTCAGTAGTTCGAATCTACTTGGGGCTGCTATCATCCGAAGTGTTGCGCTGACCGTCAATCAGTGGCGCATAAAAACCTATCCCAGTATAAATCCAGGTGACACTGGCTTATATGAAGATACGCTCTAGGTTTACTACGTTTTATATAACTATTCACATAACAATTATTTTGTCGTCCTTGTGGATGGGTGTTTTGGACGAGCAAACAATAAGCTGCATTAATCCTCTGTGGTAAGGGGTCGATCTTGAAAAATCGATAGTAGCCACTTATGCGGTGTCTAAGTTCAAATCTTAGGTGCAGCGTTATATGCAGGCGAGTGGAACGGATTACTACGTCAGACCCATAATCTGAAAATACTGGGTTCGACTCCCAGGCTCTGCAATACTCTCCCACTGTGGAGAAATATACAACGAAAGGAATGTTTTATCATAGTTCTTATTACAGACAAAGAATGTAAATTTTTGTTAATCAAAGGATGGAAATGGAGAGATCATATTCATCGCACTGTATCCGGAGCAAACAAAAAATATGCAACAGAAAATTATCGATTGATGCAAGATTTAGAAAATTTTAGATCACAGTCGATTAAAGAAACAATTCAGATTAAAAAACGTAAAAAATAACTAGAATTAAACTAGAGGAAAGGTGGTTCACCTTATTGGAATGCACATTATTCCTTGATACGAATGCATTACTTAGTCTCGGCGAAAATGCATTTAAAGAAAAATTTATTATTGCACAAAAGACACTTGAAGAGATCGAGAATATCAAAGTGTCTAATTCTAAAGATGGAGAAGTAAAATACAAAGCCAGACAAATTTCAAGACTATTGGATAAACATGATGGCGAATATGATGTGGTTTTATACTCTCCAAAAATTAAAGAAATAATTGATAGTTATTTCTTATCTGAAACGCCAGACAACATTATCTTGGCTTCTGCTTATTATTACAATTCAAATGTATCGGAAGTACTTGTATGTTCTGATGATTTAAATTGCAAATTCATATCTCGTAATATTTTTGGACTTCCTACAAAGGGAGTTTCGGATATTAACCTTGTCAAAAATCTTGACGAATATCTTGGATATAAAGAATTAACATTGTCTGATGAAGAAATGAGTTACTTCTATTGTCATACAAATGAAAACATTTATGATTGTATTTTGAACGAATATCTCATTATTAAAAAATCAGATGGAGAAGTTGTTGATTATAGAAAGTGGGACGGTTTTGAATATAAAGCTGTATGTGAAAAAACAGTTCGCTCTACTATTTTTGGAGATAAAATTAGACCGAAAGATTCATATCAAGCCTGTGCTATTGATTCAATTTTTTCAAATACAATGACAGCTATTACCGGACATGCAGGTAGCGGGAAATCATTGATATCACTAATATCTATGATGAGTCTTATTGAAAATGGAGAATATGATAGAGTGATCATTATGTTTAACCCTAATAAAGCAAAGGGTGCTGCAGATATGGGTTTCTATTGTGGTAATGCTACTGAAAAGGCACTTCAAAATTCTATAGGTTCCATGTTAACTACAAAATTTGGTGATAGATTTGCTGTTGAAATGTTGTTGCAGCAAGATAAAATTCGATTAGTATCTATGGCAGATGTACGAGGAATGGAAGTAAGGGATAATGAAATTTTATACATTAGTGAAGCGCAGAATACATCAATCGAATTATTAAAGTTGTGTTTATCAAGAGCAAGTAGCGGATGTAAAATTGTTATCGAAGGTGATTATGATAGCCAGGTTGATTCTTATTTATTTGAAGGAAATTCAAATGGTTTTAAACGCGCAATTGATGTGCTTCAAGGTGAATCAGAATTTGGATATGTACATCTTCCGAATGTTTGGAGAAGTAAAATTGCAATGTTAGTGGATAAATTATAGAGAGGATGTTTGTTATAAAAGCTAAACCTATTTTTAATAGTTTTAATATAAATAACAAAACATTAAACCTTGGAACGTTTGCTAAAATTGAAGATGCAATTGAAGCGAGAAAATCAGCAGAAGTAAAATATTTTGGTGAATTTAGATTTGATATGTCCAACAAAGATATTATAAATGAAGCTAATCTGGAAGATCATTTAATTTATAAAAAATGCAGTTAATTGCAAATTCGAGTCTAAAAATTACAATTTAAATTTTATATTGCAGGTAACGCATATGAAAAAAAATAAAACATTATTATCATATATATTAGGTGCATGTACAATCGTAATATTTCTTCCAATTGTAGAAGAAATAGTTAATGTAATTCTGTCTTGGATTGAATATCTGAAAATTCTTCCGGGAAAACTTGTTATAAAAGGCAATGCAGAATTACAAGAGTTGCAGTCGGATTTTGAGGTTGAATCGACAGATACATGCGCTATCGGGTTTCATTATGAACCAGAAACTGAAGAATATTATGACGAGGAAGAGTAGTCTAATACTGCTCTTCTATTTTTAGTTTAAAGGAGATAATTAGAAATGATTAAAATTACAAAAACAAAAGAAAAATTAACGCCGGCAAAACAGAATATCCAATTAGATGGTATTTATGTAAAAGATCTAAAATTTGTAGATGAAACAGGTGATATTACACAGCAAGTTATTGAAGCTCTTCCGGAAGGAACGGAACAGGTTGGATTTAAAATCACTGTGGAATTACCACTGGACTCTGAAGAAGAATAGAGAGTAGGTGGACGATATAGTACATAACTATAAAAGATTTGATGGTGAAAGTGATGATGAACTCATCCTGAGAATCTGTAATGATAAAGAAAATATCGGTACATGGAATGATGTTGCTGCAGTTCTAAACTCTCTTCTTGACTGTAACTACACTGAATCGGCATATAGAAAGAAAGTACAGTATTTCCGAAAGGTTCTTGATGCTAATCAGTCTAAATTCACAGACGGTGCAGCACAATTAAAAGAACTAAAGGAAGAGCGTATTCTTTTAGAGAAAGAACGTGTCAAAACTCGTGATGAACGAAATGAGTATCGTAGATTGATTCGTGAAGAAGCACGTAAGGAATCTTATAAAGAACAGATTTTAAGATCCATTTCAGAATATCACGGACAACCATTAGATTATGATAAAAGAAAACAGTTTAATGGAATTTTAAAATCAGATAATGATTTAGTAATTTCTGTAACAGATATTCATGCAGGAATTGAAATTGATAACTGGTTTAATAAATACAATACAGAAGTTATGTATGATAGATTTAGACAGTACCTGGATAAAATTTTTGAAGTCTATTTACGGCACGGTTCTGAAAATATCTATGTAATTATAAGTGAGTTGATCTCAGGATTGATTCACAACTCACTTTGGATTGAAAGTAATCAAAATCTAATTGAGCAATTCTTATCCGTATCGGATTGTATTTCACAATTTTTATCTGAACTTAGTTATAAATTTAATGAAGTTCATGTTTATGTTTGTCCTGGAAATCATTCTAGGTTACATGCAAAAAAGGAAGAATCTTTAAAAGGTGAAAATATGGACTGTCTTGCTATTCCATTTTTGCAAGCCAAATTGCAGAACTTTAAGAATATCGAATTTCACGAAAATAAAATTGATGAATCAATTGCAATGTTTTCTGTTAGAGGAACGAAAATTTTTGGAGTCCATGGAGACAAAGATGACCCTAAAACGGTTGTGCAGAAACTATCGCTTATGACACAAATACGTCCAAATATTTTATATATGGGTCATCGTCATGTAAATGCGATGTCTACTGTTTATAATGTGAAAATTTTACAATCAGGTTGTATTTCTGGAACAGATAACTATTGCTTGGATAACCGATTGCAAAATAAACCAGAACAATTAATTTCAGTTATTAATAATGATGGATTAGATTGTGTGTACGATGTTAGGTTTCACTAGAGGAGATTGTTATGGAATATAAAGACGGATTACCAGTATTAAACTTTGAAGAACTGGTTTCTTATATCATGGAGGAAAGTCAATATCCCAAAACAGATATTGAGAGAATTCTGGATTTAGAAACAGAATATATGGAAAAAATTGGAATTATTTAGAAAGAAGGATATCGGCTATCTGAAGTGTAGAAAGAACTTTTAACGAGAGAGTTCAATCCGCGGCTCAGGATAAGCAGATTTACAGATTACCTATGTGGCAATCTACGCCAGTGCTCACGTACATGTTCCCACTTATTAAAGCGGAATCTGTCGTATGCACTAACATGTACAGGAGTTTCTATAGAATAAAAACTTGCCATACGTATCACCTGCCTTCCAAAATAAACTGCATCATCTTGGAGAACCGATATCCTAGAATGTGGAGAAATCCACGAAATAAATTATAAAAATTTACAAATTAGTTGATAGAAAAGGAGACATTTTAAAAATGACAAGATCAGATTTAATTAAAACAATTGCAGAAAAAGTAGACGGAGTAACACAGGAAAAAGCAAAAGAGATTGTTGCTGTAACTCTTGATTCAATTGCAGATGCGCTTACCGCTGGAGATAAAGTACAGTTCGTCGGATTTGGAAGTTTTGAAGTAAGAGAAAGAGCTGGAAGAACTGGACGAAATCCACAGGATGGAAGCGAAATTTATATTGAGCCATCTAAAAATGTAAAATTCAAAGCAGGAAAAGAATTAAAAGATAAAGTAAATGCTTAAGATTGGCGGTGTGTCTATTTGAAAAAAGAAATGATTAAGAAAACATATGATAATATCTATGAATTATGTTAAGATGTTGTGGATACATATGACGTACTAGAATCAAATTATGACAATAATATTGTTTCTATTATTGCTAAATACGATGAGGCAAGTCTCATTGTTTCGGAATTATGTACAATGGACTTCTCCATTTTTTCATGCGAATTACACGATCCGGAGTTTGCTGGATATACTGATGAATATTTGATTGAGATTATTGAAGATAAAATCTTTTGTGAGCCAGCAAAACGTAACGGTGATTACATTGGTTCTGGCAGTTCTATTGTATATGTATTAGACGACTGCAATTCGAAAGTCATCTCTAAATTTGAAGCAGACTATGCATATGAAGTACATTTGTATGATGAGAATGATGAAGATAATATGGAATATGATTGTGATGGATGTATCTTCTGTGATGAGTGCGACGAGTATGATGAGTATGGTTTTTTGTTGGATGATTGTGTAGATAACAAAGACATGCATGGATTTTCTGCCAGCAAGAGTGATGATTATGGTTATCACTCCGTATCATTTTATTCAACAGAGCGAGTTAATCATGATGATATGATGGATTTACTTCGTATTTTTGGATTATAAATTTTCTGTTATATATGTACATTTCAAAGATCCGTAGGTGTCAAAACTTACGGGTCTATTTTTGTGTTCTCAGTTAGGAGAATAAGAATTAGAAACATCAGCGAAAGGAATGTGTCGGGTAAGCTCCGACCGCGCTGCATGTTCCAATGCAACATTGGATTTTCAGGAGAGATACGGTGGATTAGCTACCTACCGGATAAGTGTAACCTCATTCGCACTTCTCTCCTATTTCTATGGAGTGAGGAGAAATAAAATATTTGAATAAAAGGAAGTGAGATTATTGAGTGAAGAAATTGCAAAGCGTTCAGAGGACATAACTGATGAGATTTGGAATCAGGTTAATGAATTCAATAGAGAAATGGTTCAGGATTATCTTGATAATCAAACTGACCTTTCACTAAAGACTCGTCCGGCGTATCGCTCTGGATTAAGAGTCTTTTTTGTATATGTAAAAGATCACTTGAACAATAAAGATTTTACACAAATAAAGAAAAAAGAATTTCAAAAATATCTTAATTGGTTGACTAATAGAGGTTTATCTGATTCAGCAATTAAATTTAAAAAATCATGTGTAAGTGCATTTTGTAATTATATAATGTTAATGTATGAAGAAGAATATCCTACATTCAGAAATTTTACTGTTGGATTAAAAGTAGTACAAACAGGATATGTTCATGAGAAAAACCCGCTGACACCGGAAGAATATTTAATGCTATGTAAAGAATTAGAAAAACGTGAAGAATGGCAAAAATTAGCATATTTAGTTTTTTCTTATAGCACAGGATGTAGACGAGCTGAGGCACGTCAACTTTTGAAAGAAGTTGTTGAGTATAAACCAAAAGAGAAAGAAACAAAAATTAAAGGTGAAGATGGTGTAGAGCATGTTGCAATTTCTCGCCAATACTTAACACATACAATTAGATGTAAAGGCGCATCGTTGGTTGGAAAACAACGTAAACTAAAATTCGGAGAAGATGCTATGTATTGGTTAAAAAAATGGATTGAAGCGCGAGGAGAAGATGAATGTCCTTATATGTTTGTTGTAAAACAAAGAAATGGAGAAACTCGTCAAGTTGGCGAGAATACGTTTAATGATTGGTGTAGTGGACTATTTACAGAAATAGTAGGTAGACGCGTACATCCGCACCTGTTTCGAGAAAGTCGCGCAACTAATCTAGTAGTTTACGAAAATAAATCTCCAGAAGTTGCTCAAAAACTTTTAGGACATAACGATGTTAGTACAACTACAAATCATTACATAATCAGAAATGATGATTTTGACGAGTCTGATGAAGCATTCATCTAACCATCTTTAATTTCCCATAATTTACCAGATCAATACTCTTCTATTCTGTGTTATACTGTTTCCGAGAATCATAGCACCGGAGGTTTATAGAATGGAAAGACTGGTAAAAACAGGATACGTCAAAATGATTGCAATTGATGTTCATGATTTGGAGTCAAAAATCTTAGATGAACGGAATACAAATTTTCTGTGTGATATAGAAAATTTTCAGAATAAGTATTCTAATATATCTACAGTAAAATGTGTGTACATACATATGGACGATAATTATGATATCACTTTCTTAGATTATAAGAAAGTCCATCCACATATACATCCATTTGATTATATGAGAGACATCGTCAAAAAGCATGATGGAAAGTTAATCAAGGGAAGTGATTATTTGCGGATCACACACGAAGATGATTATGTAGAATTAATCGAAATAGATTTGAGAGATTAATGGAGAGCTGTGCTGCTCTCCTATTTTTGTATTTGGCTCCATGGTCAAGAGGCTAAGACATCGCCCCTTCACGGAGGTAACACTGGTTCAATTCCAGTTGGACTCATTATTATATTCCGGCTTTCAAAAGAAATGCCGGTTTCATATCGGCAGAAAATAGAAAAAGAAAGCGAGGAAAAATAATGGTAACATTACAGAAAATTGGTGGTGACATGAATCGTAATGTATTAGAGATTACTGGATTATCTACAGACGAAAAACCTGTTGAATTTATCGAAACAACATACATTACCAATGGAAGCACATATGAAGAAATTGATACTGGTACAGTGTATAAATATAACGAATCTGGCAAGAAATGGATAGAGCAACCTGCAATTGGTGGTTCAGGCGGAAATATTTCTCTTGATTATACTGCATTAACAAATAAGCCACAAATTTCCGGAATTGAATTAACTGGAAATAAAACCTTGGATGATCTTGGTATCCAAAAGAAAGGTACTTATGTTACAAAAGAAACTGATCCAACTGTACCGGCATGGGCAAAAGCAGAAACAAAACCGACATATACCGCAGACGAAGTTGGAGCCTTACCAAAAACTACGACTACACTTCCAAATCCTAAAAAGATTAAATTTACAGGTGCAGTAACAGATGAGTATGACGGTTCTGTCGAAAAAACAATTAACATTCCGACAGGAAGTTCTTATACTCTTCCACAGGCAACTGACAAAATTCTTGGTGGAGTTAAAGCAAAAGCAAAGACAAATGAAACCGTAGAAGTTGCAATTGACACTACAACAGGTAAATTATTCGTTCCGGCTTATCCAACTGGTGCAGGAGCTGAACTTGACAAAACACTTTCTGTGGAAGGAAAAGCTGCGGATGCAAAAGCTGTTGGAGATGCACTGAAAACTAAGATTGGATCTGATGCTCTTACTGCATATATGAAGACAGTTGATGCAGATAAGAAATATGCAACAAAAACTGAATTGCCCAAAAAAGGCGTTGCAGTTGCAGACGCTGGAGATGCAGATGTAAAAGATAAATTAAATGCACTCTTAGCTAGTCTTAGAGATGCAGGTATTATTGCACAGTAATATATTAAATTATTAAGGGCGGTACTACTACTGCCCTATTATTATGCTTAGATAGTTCAATGGTAAAACGACTGACTTTTAATCAGTTGCTCCCAGTTCGAATCTGGGTCTGAGCATTGAATACGAAATAGTTGAGAAAGGATGTGAGATATTTGACTCAAAAATTAAAACGATCAAGAGATGAAAGAATTGAAGAATCAATGAAATCTCCACAGAAAATAGATATCTCTGTTGATATGCGATTTCCACTATCTAATTCGACAAATACAAAAAAGTATAAATGTTATATGTGTGGAGAATCTTGGGATTCTCAGAAAAGTCATTTTTCAAAATCTGCACATCCCAAATATCAAGCAAATAACGGATATATTGAAATATGCAATGATTGTCGTGATAAATATTATAAAAAACTTATAGATTTTTACTCTGGAAACGAAGAACATGCAATTAGACATATGTGTATGGAATTTGGATGGGTATATCATATTGATGCTTTAACTGCTTCAAGACAAATATCTGCGGATAGGAGCCGTATCAGTCACTATTTAGCAAAGAAAAATTTAGGGCAAACTGCAAGAATTGGAACTACATATTTTGACAGTATGAAGTTTGAGTTTAATGAAAAACAAGGTGAGATTGTAAAATCCCGTGAACAGGCGAAATCTGAAGAGTCTACTATTACTGCAACAGCCGTTGATCGGTGGGGGGTTGGTTTCACAGAGGCTGATTATAAGATAATGGATGAACATTATAAAATGTTAAAACGGCAAAATCCAAATTGTGACGCCAATCAAGAAATTTTTATTAAAAGTTTGTGTTCGTTATTCATGCTTCAGACAAATGCATTAAAAAGAGGCGATTCAGATAAGTATATTAAACTAACTGATCAGTATAGTAAGACATTTACAAAAGCCGGACTATCTACAATTCAAGAAACAGATAATAGTGCAAATGAATGTCTCGGAGTAACTCTTGCTACTATATCTCAGTATACTCCAGAAGAATATTATAAAGATAAGGAACTATATAAAGACTACGATAAAATTGGGGAATATTTTGATCGATTTGTAAAAAGACCTCTTAGAAATCTTATGACAGGAACAACAGATAGGGACACGGAATATTTTGTAAAGGACAACGCAGATGATGTCGATGAATAATAAATATGCTGATGAACGTCAACAAAATCTTTACAAGAAATTTCCTTCAACTCATTTTTTAAGCAATCCTACAAACGTTCATAATACATTTCTATGGTCTACATTTTTCTCAAGAAATCTACATAGGCTCGCTATGGATTATTTGGGAATTAGGCTACATTTATACCAACAGCTTATTCTATATCTTATGGGCATCTCACAGCTTGTTTGTATCGTTGCGTGTCGTGCTGCAGCGAAATCTTTTATAATTGCTCTATACGCTTGTTGTAAAGCAATTATAAAACCTGGTTCAAAAATCGTACTTGGTTCTGCAACACGCGGACAGAGCAAACTTATCATATCGGAAAAGATAAAGAATGAATTGATGAACATGTCTCCTGCTTTAAGAAAAGAGATAAAGGATATAAAGGATAGTGCAAACGAATCCATAGTGTATTTTAACAATGGATCAACTATTAAGGTATTTACAGCAAATGAATTTGCCCGTGGTCTTCGTAGTACGGATGCTGTACGAGAAGAGTTCCGTCAGATTGACAAAAATATTGATGATAGTGTCATTTCTCCTTTCCAGACAATTAGACAGGCTCCTTTTATGATTGACCCATTTTATGAAGGAATTGAATGTCTAAAAGAAGATCCAAAAGATATATACATTTCAAGTTCATGGTTAGATGATGGACATTGGATGTGGAATTTAGTTGATCAAGCTTATACTGATATGTTGAATAATAGGACTTCTGTAATGCTTGCTTTTGATGAAAGTATTACTCTGAAACATAATATTCGTACTCAAAGGCAGATGCAGCAGGAAAAGAAAAAGCAAGATCCTATTACATGGCAAATTGAATTTTTAAATCTTAGAGTTAGGAACAACTCTTCTGCTTTCTTTACTTATTCTATGCTTAGTGATGTTCAAACATTACGTCAAGTATTTTATCCAAGAAACCATAGAGATGTAAAATTTAATAAAAAAACAAAACATTTTGCTCCAAAGCAAGAGGGTGAAATTCGTGTAATATCTTGTGATATTGCTTTTGTAGAAGGAAAGAAAAACGATAACTCTATATATTCTTGTATTCGTGGAATTCCAGAAACTATGAGGTATGAAACTGATGACTCGGAAGTTGTAGTAAAACAAGGATATAAGAGACAGTATTCTTATATTGAATCAAATCAAATAGGAGATACAACAAAACAGGCAATACGAATCCGGCAATTATATGAAGACTATGATGCCGATTATATTGTGCTAGACTGTCGAAACGGCGGAACACAGGTCTGTTATTCACTTGGTAAAACACTATATGACGAAGAACGCGGAAAGGAATATCCTCCTCTCAAATGTATGAACAACGATACCTATGCTGATGTTGTTAAAAATCCTAATGCTCCAGCCGTTATCTATGCAATCAACGCCACTCAGAAACTAAATAGTGATATTGCATACAGTTTCAGACGTTCTTTAATGGAACATAGAACAGAATTACTTGTGAATTTGAATACAGCAATTGAAGAAATATTGTCTGAAAATGATAACTATAAAAATGAAACAGATTTAAATACACAGTTTGAATTTGAACGACCATTCCTAGAAACTCAAGCAATGATCAGTGAATGTGCAGAACTGTTGTATGAAAAATCACCGCAGACTGGAATTGTAAAAGTATATGAGCAAGGTTCTAATTGTAAGGATAGATACACATCTTGTAGTTATGGATCGTATTTCTTTGATCAGTTAGAACTTGATTTACTTTCAACAGATTCCGATTACGAATTTACGTGTCTTATAAATTAACAGAAAGGAGAGACGGACATGCCAGAAGTTAATAAAGAGCAATCGGTAGAGATTCAAAACGAGTCCTCTCCTACTGCTAATATATATGAATTCAACAGTTTTGTATCGCCGATGGACATAAGCAGCTTATTCTCTTGCGGTATTTATGACTATTTTTCTAAAGAAGAAATAGATTCTATTTTACGTGATCCTATTGGAAATCACGATACTGCAATTCGATTATCAAATTTTGTATATACAAAAAATGGTATCGTGTCTAACTCAGTCGATTATATGACTGCTCTTCCGTGCCTTGATCGTATTTTAATAAGTAAAAATAAACGAAATACAAAGACAGTCCAGGCGAATAAAGCACTAATGAAATCCACTCTTGAAAAAATTGATGATAAACAGTTTATTAGGAATGCACTATTTACGTGTATGTTAGATGGAATCGCTTTTTTCTATTTTGAAACGAAAAAGAAAAATTATGACAAATCCAAATTTATGACAGACTACGATGTAGAAAACATTGTAGAAATCAATGAGGTTGGAATCAATGCTACTATCATTTCTCTTCCATGGAGATATACAAAAATTGTTGGAAAGAAAAATGGTAGGTATGTGCTTGCGTTCAATCTGAGATATTTTGATGATTATACTGGTGAAAAACTGGAACGTAAATTAAGAAAGTATCCAGAAGAAATTGTAAAAGCATACAATAGTCGAAAAAATGGTACAACTGGCGGAGACTGGGTTGTGCTTGATAACAATCATACAATGTGCAGAAAAATTAAGTGTAAAGATTCTGAGCCTTGGGGTCGAAGTTTAATTATCGCTGCACTTGCAGATGTATTATATAAAGATTATTTCACTGACACAAAGAGAAACGTGTTAGATGAAATTAACAATAAAATTATCTATCAAACGTTTCCAGAAGGTAAGGACAAAGGGACAAGTTCGCTTACAAATAAACAACAGGAGCAACAACATGCTACCGTTCGTCAGGCAGTTATGAATAAAAATTCTCGTGGCGGAATTTCATTCTTTAGTGTTGCCGCAGGAACAAAACTTGATTCTATTGATGTGTCTACAGATATTTTTGATAGTAAAAACGAATCTGATTTAAATGACCAGATTTCGCTTGATCTTGGAATATCTTCTGCTTTAATTGGCGCAATGACTACAGGTAATTATGGCGCATCACAAAGTAACTTAGAAATGATTACAGCTCAATTATATACATGGGTATATGAATGGCAGAATGAATTAAATTATGTAATCAATAAAAATATTATCCAAAATGATAAAAATAAGATTGAGATTTACTACTTTCCTACTTCATTCGTAAATAGGAAGAACTTCTTTGAAATGATGTCGAAGTTGTATACGGATTCCGGAGGATCTATGAGTTTTCTCGTTGCTAGTACAGGTGTGGATCCTGACGCATATTTTTCAGTTTTAGATGAAGAAATTGAAAGTGGAGTGTTTGAAAAATATAAACCACATCAAACATCTTGGACAATGAACGGATCTAATTCTGATAATGCTAAAAAACCAGAAACAGATAATCCCACAGAAAATACAATCAAAAGTAGAGAAAGTGGTGGAAACTTAAACCCAAGTCCAAGTGATAATAAATAGTTAAAAGGAAAATTAGTTTTATAGAGATATGTCGAGAACACATGTGACTTTAGTCATGAGAGGTTCAAGTTAAAGATGAAAAATTAAATAAATTGTTAAACGAGTGGTCTGCTAATAAGTAGATCACTTTTATTTTATGTAAACAAAGGAGGATAAATCTTATGTTAAATAATATCCTCGAAATTTCTCAGCGATCTAATAAAAACGGACGTGTTCCAATCAAAATTGCCCTTCTTAAAATTCATGACGATCCAAATGAAACTAACAAAAATGGTATCCATTGGAAAAAGGAATATGTATTAAACGCAATTGATTCAGTTAAAGGAATGCCATTGTGTTGTGAGTTTGCATCAGAAGATAAATCATGCCCTCTCGGACATGGGTTAACAGGAGAAGTTGTGGATTCAAATGGGGTTCATGAACCAGTATTTGAAAACTCTGAAGTCGTCGGAACTTTTGAGAAAGCAGAAATCGAAACAATTAAAGATATCAATGGAGATGAAATAGAGGCTTTGTGTGGGTACGGGTATCTATATTATCAGAGATATCCTAAATTGGTTGATTGGGTGCGAAAGGGATTTGCAGTAGGTGAAGTGTGTACTTCTATTGAAATTATGGGACTAAAAGAAAATGATAACAAAATCATATATGAAGATGGATATAACGAAAATATGAGATCACCCATGATTTATTCATTTTCGGGGTGTGCGCTCTTAAGCATTTCTCCAAGTGACGATGCGGCTGTGGTACTTGAGATTTCGCAGAGAAAAACTACAAACAAGGAGGAAAAGAAAAACATGGAATTCGATAAGAAAGAATTTGAGGAAGTTCTCAAATCTACTCTTGCAGAAATTAACAGTGAAAAGAAATCACACGATGATGAAGTTTCTGAGCTGAACAACAAAATCACAGAACTGAATTCACAGATTGAAGCAAAAGATGTTGATATTGCTGCTAGAGACACACAGATTGCAGAACTGAATGCAAAAGTTGAGCAGATGGAAAAAGACATGAAGAAGAAAGATGATGAAAAAGAGGATCTCGAAAAAGAGGTAACAAAAGCAAAAGCATCTGAAAAACTTTCTGAGGTCGAGGCTGCTCTGAAAGACTTTAGCGATGAAGAAAAAGAAGTTGCTAAAGAGGACATTAAAAAATTAAAAGATGAAATTAATGCATGTAAAAAGAAATCAGAGTTAAATAATGTCACATCTGAAATCAATTCTATTAAATCTAAAATCTGCATGGAAATTGTTGCAAAACAGAAACAGGCAGAATCTGAAGCTCGTATTTCTGAGCAGAATTCAGAAGAAGTAAAAATTGAAGATATTTTCTCAGAAGTATGCAGCGAGAAATATGTCGATGATGACGAAGAAGTAAACATTTTTTAAGAGGAGGACGAATTAGATGATTAAATTCAGAAGAATTTCTCAGATCGAGAAATTATACCCATTTATGGATGCAGTTATTGATAAAGATGCACTGAATGGAGATTTTGGTGCAGTCACATCTGGAAAGTTTGCTCCAAAAGCAGACGCAAAACAGGCGATTATGCAGGTCGAAGTTGGTGATGATATGGACATGCCAGAATATAAAATTCCTGCTGGATCTCATGTAAGAGTCGTAGACTTTGAAAAACTTGAGGGACAGGAAATCGAAGTATACGGCGCTCAGTTACCAGCAACTTTTGCAAAAGGAAATAAACTGAAATCTGATGCAACAGGAAAATTAATTACAGGTGCTAGTGTAGCTCCTTATTTTGAAGTAACTGAGATTATTGGAAACAAAATTGGTCTTGTTGCCAAAGTTGTTACAAAACAAGGCTAATTGAAGGAGGGTATATAAATGAGTTATACATTTGAGTTAAATAACGAACGTAGAGATGCTTCTTTTGTAAGTGGAAAAATTAATGCCAATTCTCCAGTTGTAGAAGTATTCTCTGCTATGACAGATGGTAAAGAATTAGCAAAGTTTGGTAAAAAGGGAGATGCTGCAGCTAAATATATTAAAGAATTGAACAGCAGAGCTGCGACAAATGATCAAGTAGCAATTTCTGAAATCAATGAACTGAGACGTTTCAAAATGCAGCCAGTACTTATGCAGGAAATCAAACTGCTTGGAATTTATGGAAATTACAAACCAATCGGATACAATGAATCTTGTGAAGTAGAAATCACAGAGTATGTAAATACTGGTGCTGAAATTCAGGCTGCTGGCCAGGATGTAAAATTCCCAGCAATCAGAAAAAGACGTGTACCGATTGCAACAACTACTATTTCTGGTGGTTATGCAGTTGACTACAGAAAAGCAGCACTTGGAGATATGAGTGATGAGAATGAACTTCAGGAACAGGTTCGTGTAGACATCCGAAATAAAGCTGCTAAATATGTAATCGACACTACATATAAAGCAATTAAAGATGCAAAAGGTGTGAAATATTTCTTTGAAGGAGCAGGACTTACAAAGACAGGTGTCGATGGAGTTATTGCAAATGTAAGACGTTTTGGTAAACCAACAATCTCTGGTGACTATGCTATGATTGCACAGTTTAATGGATTCGCTGGATATGAGGGAACAACACCGACTGTAAACGGAATCTCTCGTACAATCATGGATGAGATTCATAATACAGGACTGATGGGCGTATACAATGGAGCCACTCTTGCAGAGATTCCAAATCCGTATGATCTGACAACTCTGAATAAAGATGGTACAAACTTTGAGACAATGTTACCGGCTGGACTTGCATTTGTAATTCCGCAGGGTGGACAGTCTCCAATTCATACTGTAACAAGAGGTGGACTAACATCATTCTCTGGAAACGATGTTACAACAGGAATGCAATTATCCAGATTTGACATGGAGTTTGGTTGTCTTGTAGTACCTGGAAGAGAATATGAAGTGGGTATGCTTCATGATCAGAACCTTGATTCTCTTGGAAAATAATTTCAAGTAAATCTAAGATAGTTTTCGCATTATTTTAAATGTGGAAACTATCTTATTTTAGTTTAAAGGAGAAAACAATTAAATATGAATGAATATTTCTATTGTTATTCAAAAAAATTATCATACTTTATTATGGCATATGATATTCCATATGTTTCAAAATCTGTAAACAAGAAAAATGGTATGCCATATCATACATTCAAGAAGTCAGAACGACTGGATAAAGTAATTGCATTATATAAAGAAATTATACATACTGTTTAAAAATAATTAGTTGATAAAATTACATTAATTGCTATGGAGGAAACAGAAAATGATTGAAGACAAAAACACAGTACAGGAATTAAATCTTGAGCAGAAAGTAACTATTAAAAGTATCGCAAATTGGACAACAGGTTTCAAGAGAATTGAAACAAATGGCGATGTAACAATTCCTGCAAATGGGACAGTTCGCTTACAAAGAAGTGAAATTATTACACAGATTCAGAACGGTAATAGATTATTGACAGGAATAGACGACAGAGGTTCTCATGCAACACTTTATGTTGATGATAAGCCAACAAGAATTGAAGTTGATTTTGAGAGTGAAGATGGAAAACAGGTGCAAAATATTCTTACAGTAGATGCTGTCAAGAAATTGTTTGAATACAAAACCTTAAAGACATTCGAAGAGAAACTGAAGGATCTTGTCGTTACACGCGCCGAAAAATTTGCAATTTTAGAAATTATTAAAAGAGAAAAACTTAACGATTTTGAAAAAATTAGAATCGTAGAAAATTACGTAGAACATAAGATTTAGGAGTGATTTGAATGGGTAATACAACAGCTAACGAAGTGATACAATCATTTGAGTCTTCTTTTGCAGATAAAACAGTATTGCCTTTATCACTAGAAATGGAATGGTTTAAGAAGGCAATTGGAAGGTATTCTGCAGAATTAAGTGATTTACATTTTGACGTGGAATTAAATCAATTTGATTCTGAATTGGATAGATATGTTATTGATACTTTGGCAGAATTTATGAAACAATCATATCAAGAACGTCAGTATTCTAAAGTCAATAAACGAATCAGCATAACCGGAAAAGATATTGGAATTGATGGGTCTAACGGATCTAAAACTGCAACAAAAGCGGAACTTGATTACGTCGCAGAAAAGGCAAATACGATGGTTGGAAACCAGAAAGTAACTGCTTTTATTTAGGAGGACGCGATATGCAAGAATGGTATTTATTAAGTCAGAACACTCGTCCAAATGTAACCGGTGGATTTGAGAATGACATGTTTGTAGAAAACAAGGATGATGCTTTTGCGGAATCGTTAGAAACTGATATTGCGGTTTCTGTTATTCTTTATAATAGCGATTTGAGCAAAGGTAAAAACATTCGTTGCATCGTACAAGGAAATACAGCAGATACACAATTGAAGTCACTGGAAAGAACAGTACTTTTTTCTATAGGAACTGTAAAAGCTGGAATGTATGTATTTTTTGAAAATAGGTATTGGCTGATAAATGGCTATCCGGGAAATAACGGAATATACGAAAAAGCTACAATGGTATTGTGTCAATATTTACTGCGATGGCAAAATTCTGAAGGAAAGATTATTGAGCGTTGGTGCAACGCTGTTTCAGCCAGTAAATATGATGTAGGTGAAAATGGGAATTATACGATTACGCTTTCATCTAATACATATACGATTCTCACACCGGGAGATTCTGAATGTCTAAACTTGGATAGAAAAAGAGTATTTATTGACAAAAGAAAAATAAATCCGGAAAAAGTGTTTAAAATGACGAGAACAGACGATATCTTATATGATTATGGAGATGAATATCATGGGAGTGTTTTAAGTTTTATTGCAGATAAGACAGAATTAAATCTTAAAACAGACAGTCAGGAACTTGGCATTTGTGACTATATAGATATTGATCATTCAGAACATGACAATGATAAAGGAACTGTTTTTGCTAAAATTATCGGAAGTGATTCTATAAAGATTAATAGAAAAAGAACATATTATGTTAAATTTTACAGCGACGAGAGTTGTACTGAAGAAATTGAATGTACTAATTATACTTGGCATGTATCTGATGATATCCAGGTAAAAAAAACAATCTACGAAAATTCAATTGAAATACTAATATCTGATGAACAGTATATCGGAAAAATTTTATCTCTGAAAATCATTTCTAACTCACATCCAATTTCTGAAAAGAAAATCGAAATTAGTAATTTATTTTAAGGAAGACATTATGAATAAAACAGTATTAAAAGATATTGGAATTTTTAAATCAAAGCTTCTTTTATCATTTTTAGATTCGTCTGATATTTGTGAATTACTATTAGGTGATAATTATATGCCAGATGATGTTGACGATCTGGTGTATTCTCAAATCTTTCCTTATTTATATATAGAAGATACTCAAACAGAGGTTAAACCATATCTTTGTTTTGAAGTAAATTTCAAACAACAGACAAGGACTATGAAAACTCTTCAGATTATTGTCTATGCGTACTGTCATAAGGATTGCATGAAATATCACAAAGACGGATATTCTGGAACAAGAGCTGACATTTTAGCTGATATGGTTGAGCGTCAATTACATGAAACAAATAAATATGGTATAGGAGAATTGAATTTGGAATCTGTAAATTACTACTTTCCAAATAGTAAATATTACGGAAGACAATTGGTTTTTACAACATCAGATTTTAAATTCAAAAATATTTAGCGAATTATGAAATTAGATTATTTTGATCTAATCTCCCCTCTCCCACTTGATCTTGTTGGAATTGGAAGAATTAAATCTCCAAAGCTCATTGAGATTGCTGACATATCTTATTACGTCTATGCACAATATGTGTCGTGTCTAAGAATGACTCCAAGTGATTATATTGAAGATTTTAAAATAGAAGATCCAGATATTAATTTGTATACAAAATTTGACCTTATTTTGTATGATTCAAATTTTAGAAATATGATTAAAAATGCTCTCAATTTTTTCTTTGTAGAGGATTTCGAATGGTTTGATGAATATAAATCATTTCTATACACAGAGGAAATTGTTAGAGAAAATGGCGATACTGAACTTCTAGCAAAAGGAATTATAAATTCTAAAAATTATTATGATGTGTTGGATATAATTCTTCAACGAGTGCATATTACACCGGACAATACAGAAGTGACTGATATTACAAAGATCAAAAATAAACGTGGATTAAAAATATACAAGAGGTTGCAAAAGGTAAAACGTGAATTCAAAAAAAGTTCTGGCGGAAATCCAGATTTGTCTTTACCTAACATCATATCGTCCGTTGCTGTAAGAAGCTTGTCATTAAACTGGATAAATATATGGGATATTACAATTTATCAATTATTCAATGAATTTGAAAGGCTTCAGATAATTGATCAATATGACATTGCTTCTACACAGGTGTCTGTATGGGGAGATAAAGAAAAGAAATTCAAGTTTGGTGCTTGGAGTTCAAATATATATAACAAAAATGACGCTGAGTAATTCAGTGTCTTTTTTATTGCAAAAAAACAAATCTTATATAGGAGGAAATTAAAATGGCAAATCAATTTGGAAAACAGATGGCAAACCGAGAAGTCTGTGACATGGTGTTTGTAGATTATAAAACAAAAGAACCATTTCTTTTCTGTGATTACGCAAATACATCAAGTCAGGAATTGACAGGTGAAAACGTATTTGCGTACGGCGGGAAAGGTCATCCAAAGAAAATTACATTCTCTGGAGAACGTGCTGGTACTATTACGATTGAAACGCAGATTCAGACACCTAAGCTTTGGGAGCTGATGACTGGAGGTAAGAGTTCTAAAACAGCAGAAATTATGAAGAGAGTCAAGGTAAAAGTTGGCGAAAGCAATAAAGTTAGTATTACTGACACAAAAGTTACTCTCACAAAAGAAAATGTATGGGTTTATGACGGAGCAGATTCTAACATGGAAACAAAACTTGGGGTAACTACTGTTTCTGGTCAGGACATTACATTGAAAGATTCAAAGACAGAAGGAACAGAAGTTGTTGTATTCTACCTTGCTACTAGAAATGATGTATACAATATCAGTATTAGATCTACTGACTTCCCGAAAGCGTTTACTGTTTACGGCGATACATATATGAAAACAACAGATGAGGATGTGCTTCCATATCTGTTCAAGGCATATAAAGTAGTCCCGCAGGCTAATATGTCTCTGTCTTTTGCAAGTTCCGGAGATCCGGGTACTGTAACACTTACTTGTGACATGATGGTTGACGATGATGGAAACATGCTTGACCTGACTCTGTTACCGGACGAGGACGAACCGGGGGAATAGAACCCCCTGAAGATCTCGCCTTGATAGGCAGGGGGAAAATCGGAAAGGCAAAAGTCGGAAAATCAGAATGAATAAGGAGTGAGTAAAAATGGCATATACACCAACGACATGGAGCGATGGAGATGTTATTACTGCTGAAAAGATGAACAAGCTGGAGCAAGGTGTAAAAAATGAACAGGTTGGCGCACCTGGAGCAGCCGCAGGATTCGGAACACCAACTGCAACGGTTGACGCAAATACTGGAGTTCCATCTGTAACTGTAACAGCAAGTGGAGCAAACACAGCAAAGGTATTTAATTTTGCTTTCAAAAATTTAAAAGGAGCAAAAGGAGATCCTGGTGCGACATACACTCTTCCGGCTGCAAATAAAACAACATTTGGAGGAGTAAAACAGTCTACTTTGGTTCCTGAAGCTGCAGGAGAAAATGTTACAAAGGCTGAGTTCAAAGCTTTGCTGGACGCTTTGAAAGCAGCTGGTATTATGGCTACATCTTAAAATAACGAGTGATAGATATTTAGTGTGAAGAAAGGGGGTAAATATCTATTATCGGTATTTGCCCCATTTTTTTACTCTGCTCCGAATAAGTGAGGAGTGAACTCGAAATTAGAAAGTTAGACAATGAATACCGTACAGAATCTTCTCACGAAGTCTGTTATTTATCAGAATACGGAATTAAATATACATTTGTAAAAAAAGAAGATGGTGTGACGGTATGGAAGTACAAAAAGACAAAAGAACTTGGACTTGCTTTAGCTAAGTTCTGGAAACAGAGATAAAATAGGTTGTTCAAGATGATGAATATAAAGGTGGGTGTCATATTTTTGAGCGCAGTGTCACGCAGTACACAGGCAATAGTATTAAAGGACTACCACTCTCCTATTTGTATGAAAGGAAAAAATTATGGAATTTTTGAATGAATTTATGATGCCGGTCGTACTTGGCATTTGCCTTTGCGTCGGATATATTATCAAGAAATGGATTAAAGATGTTGATAACAAGTACATCCCAACAATCTGTGGAGTATTGGGCATTGTGATAGCTGCATGGATTAATGGTTTTGCATTTAGCCCAGAAATTGTTTTAAGCGGTTTGATTAGTGGTCTTGCATCTACAGGTTTGCACCAGGCATTTACACAATTTATCGAAAAGAAAGAACCGAAAACTGAATAAATATGGAATATTTAGAAATGTTTTTTGAGCTAGATTTTGTTTCTATTATTCTCGCAATTGTTACCATACTTCTTGCATGGCAGTTTTTAGACAAATTGCTTGTATGGTTTTGGGAGAAAACAGGGATTGAATTTAGACATATCAGAAAAAGACGAGAAGAACACGAGCTTCTTATGAAAACCGCTGAAAATTTATCAAGACTACAAGAACAACATCAAGAAGACGTGGAACGTGTTACTCAAAATGATAGAGAAATGCAACAGGAATTTTCAGAATTTGTTGAAGAGTTAAAGTCTGCTCTTACTGCTCAACGAGAACAGATGGATATTTATGCTCAAAATCGAATTAACGATAGAGAAAAATCACGAGAAATTCAGAGAGATTTTAATGAATCTCAAAAAAAATTATCCGAATCCGTTGCTGTTATTTCAAAAAAATTGGATGATATGAAGGCTGAAACAGATATGCGTTTCCACGCTAATGAAGAAAAACAAAATAAAAAAGAACAGGCAAAAATAAAGGCTGACATTAGTAATCGGTACAGTATTTACCACGAAAGAAAGTGGATTACTGATATTGAATTTGAAGCATTAGAAGGGCTTATAGCTACCTATGAATCGTTCGGTGGGCTGAATAGCTTTGTACATAGTGTTGTCCAAAAAGAAATGTTTACATGGAAAAAAGTTAACGAAAAAGAAGATTAATAAATAGAGAGGTTACTAGTTGGTGACTTCTCTATTTATTTAAATATATTTGTTAATCAAAGTTCAGTAGTTTAACAAATATATTTATGAGCAGATGAGCACATACTGAACCACTACTCTACTGCTCTTAAATATTATATAAGGAAGTGACAATTATAAAAATTATTATAGATAATGATGTTGTTAATAGATATAATGAATACTACTTTAAGCAGCATCCAAGAGCAAAAAAGAAACAGATTGAAAAACCTTGGCACCCGAGTATAAATTCATGGTGTATTTTACCTAGGATCCAAATGAATGCATTAAAACAAAAGTGGAAATCTTTTGGATGCTGGATTATAAAAGAATATAGATACGAAGATATGAAATTAGATAATTTCGATGTAATACATACTGTATTCTTTAATACAAAAAGAAGACACGATGTAGACAACACTGTGCCAAAATTTTTAATGGATTCGTTTACAGAATCTGGATTTATTATCGATGATGATGAAAAACATATGCACTCTCTGTTATTGAAAACAGGATATGACAAAGAACACCCAAGAACAGAAATTGAAATTATAACGCATTAATTTTGTCAAAATATGCGTAACAAAATGTCTTTACTACTCTCCTATTCAGTGATATGCTTGTATTATATAATATAAGGAGGCACAAGTCATGGAAGAAAAAAGAAGAGGAAGACGTAAAAAAATTGTAGAAAAGAATTATGATGTTTTGATTCATCAGTGCAACCAAGAAATTTTAACCATTCAAAATAAAATGGACGAATTAAAAGTTCAGATGAAAGAGAAGAAAATTGAAATTAAAAAACTGGAAAAAGAAAAAGCTATCTATGACGAGATGAAAGCTGAACAAGAAAAATCTGAACGTATTCGTGAACTTGCAGAAATGATTGATAAATCAGAATATTCTTTAGATGAAATTAAGGAATTATTAAATCCTAAAAACTAGAATTATAAATTAGATTTAAATCATAAAATGATAATTAATAGAGTCGGTCAACCGGCTCTTTTTTGATGCAAAAATTCAAATCAAATATAGGTTTTGTATTGGAGGTATAGACATATATAAAGTACAAAGAGTAGAACAGCATAAAATAAAAATGACTTCCGAGTTTGGAAAATTCATAGACAGGTATTGTTTTAAATCAAAGAATGCAATCAAAGAATTTGTATAACTATGCAAATTACATTATAAGACAAGAATTTATAATTAATAATAAGTGGATTCGATATAATGAATTGTTCCAGTTAGTAAAGGATTCTGAACCATATAAAGATATTGGAAGCAATACAGGACAAGGAACTTTACGAATACTTGATAAAAATTGGAAATCATTCTTTGTTGCAATTAAAGATTGGAACAAACACCCAGAAAAGTATTTGGGAAGACCAAAACTTCCAAAATATAAAGCGAAAGATGGAAAATTTGTATTAAGCCTTGACAGTAATAAAGTTAAACTAATTGACGGATGGATTCATTTTTCATGGAAACCATTTAAAAAATTCAATTATCAGTTCAGAACCAATGCAAAAGAGAGAATAATACAATGCAGGTTTATTCCTAAAGGAAGTTATTATGTAATGGAAATCGTTTATGAAATAGGAGTTCCTAAATGTGGTGAACAATCAGAACACATTGCAGCTATTGACACAGGAGTGGATAATTTCATAACTATGGTAAACAACATCGGAGAACAACCGATTGTTGTTAAAGGTGGAATTATTAAATCTATCAATCAATATTACAATAAGCAGAAAGCAAAGTTGCAATCAGAATTGAAAACTATTAATAAGAAAGACTGGTCTAAACGATTACAAAAACTTACTGATAAGAGATATGAGATGATAAAGTATCAAATGCATTGTATCAGCAAATACGTTGTAGATTGGTGTGTACTGTATAACATTGATACTCTTATTGTAGGGCATAATGATGATTGGAAACAAAATAACAAAGGTATGCAGAATTTTACATATATTCCTTATGAGATATTCATTCAAATGCTTGCTTACAAGTGCGAAAATAATGGAATTAAATTCATAGAACATGAGGAAAGCTATACATCTGGAACAAGTTTTGTAGATAATGAAGACTCAATCAAAGAAAATTATAATAAATCAAGACGTGTTTATAGAGGGCTGTTTATTGGAAACAATGGTATTCAAATTAATGCAGATGTGAATGGTGCGTACCAGATTATGAAAAAGGTAATTCCAAATGTTTTTGCAAATGGAATAGAGGGTGCAAGTTTACACCCGTTGACTATTAAAAAATTAGTAGCATAAACGGTAAAATTTACCGATGAATTTTCGCTTTCATTTAGAAATGAAAAGAGAATAAAAAAATATCAATCATCATTTCTTTCTGACCTATTCTATAGTCGTGGTGATTGGTTTGTAGGTTTCTTATATGTAGGAGCGTAACAGCCGTGGTTACGCACACGGCTTCCTGCATATAGATATTATACTACTTATAGAAAATAAAAACATCCAGAACATTTGTTTTAAAGGAGATAGATAATCATGAAAAAAGAAAATATGAAAATTAAAGATATTATTACATTCGAAGATAAAGCAAACGCTATTGAATATATTTGCAACAGTTTATTTGATTTTGGAGAAAATGGTGAAATTACCGACTACTCCCCTTATTATATTGAACCAGCGCAGGTTTGTGCTATTATGAATTACTTTGTAGAGGGAATTGACTTTGAAGATGGAGAATCTGTTTACGATGTTGCAATTGCAGACAAAGAAGTTAATGATATTGTAAATCAGTTTTTCATCAAGAATACTACAACAGCAAAAAATCCAAAATTAACATATCCACAGGAGATTATGAAATTCGTCATGTCTCATGTTGTAGAAAAAGTTGAATATATGAAACAGAAAGCTATTCATGCTCCATCATATAGAAAAGATATGGTTGGAGAAGCTCTTGTTGATTTGATCAACGTATTGTCTTCAAAGGCAGAAGAATTAAATGTATCTGAGGCGAATAAATTTATCGAGAAGTATAACTCGCCAGACAAATCTATGGAAGATATTGCGAAGCAGTTTATGAAAGAGGAATTTGAAAAACGTACTGCTGAACTCGAAAATGCAAATACACAACCAATTAATAAGCCGGATAATGAAGAAAAGGCTACTAAAAATGAAAAGATGAGAGAGACGCTTAAACGCGCAATGGAAATTCATGAAACAGCCGAAAATCTTCCTTATTAGAAGGTAATGTTATGGAAAAAAAAATTGTTTCCAGTTTTTTGGAAGTTAAAGGATTGGTTGAAAAAGACGTGAGATCTGGAATGAATGCTGCTAGGGATGAAGTGGAAGAGAAATTAGAAGATAATGTACTTGGATATTATGACATTGGTAATCCAGTAATGTATCAAAGAACTGGAACGTTGTTAGAATCTCCTAATACCACTCCTGTTTCTGGTGGAGGAAATCATTTTGAATTTAAAGCAGAAATGGAAGAAAATATTTCATATCATACAGGAACGTTTTCTGGAGCGGAAGTAATTGAAGCGACGGAAACTGGAGCATTTGGAGATACATTGGGAAATCACAGATATTTTGAAGCGACAAGAAAGGCTGTGCCTGAAATCGTGGATAGGAATATGTCGAAGTATCTGAAATGATATAATAATAATACCCAGGACGCTGGTAACATCCTTGGCTTTAGGAGAAAACCATAATGACATATATTCAGATTTAATTAAATGATTTATTATTTTATCATCTACGGTTCTTACGCAATGACAATGAATATAGATTTATAAAACTAGAAAAAGCACCTGTTTTCAGATGCTCTTTCTAGTACTCTCGCATAATCCGTTTACCAGACGGATATTAGATGAATATAACTTAACTCTATTGGATTTTTATTATAACATATGATTATAAAAAACGCAATGTTTTATGTCGCTTTATTAAACTTCTGTTACAATTGACGATGTTCGTTTATAGGTTGTGCGATTTGAAAGTGGTAAGTTTTCAATGTAACTATAATTTTAAGTAACATAAAACAATTTGGTAAATCTTATTTGTGTCTTTCTTTTAAGTAGTCGCGAATTGCAACATAGACGAAACGTGCTATGTTAATTGCAATCATGACAGACCAATAGAGTTCTTCTGTCATATCATCCTGCTTTCTCACCGTCATCGCAAGTTATGTTATCATAACGAAATTCGACTATGACAACGAATTAATTTTATCATAAATATAACTATATGTATAGTATATGATTTTATACAAAACTACTACTGCTCTCCTTTCGTGAGGGCTTTTTTATTGTCCAAAAATGAAAGGAGTGATTTTTAAAAAATGAGCGAATATGAAGTACGGGTTAGTACGAATGTTGATACAAGCGAACTCGATGCTGCCCAAAAAAAATTAGACAGTTTAGTAAAAAACGATAAACAGATTAAAGTTGATTTTAATATTGATGGGATGAAAAATCTGAATAAAATCAACGGTGTCTTAAAAGGAATCGAAAAAAATAATAAGATCAGTGTAAAAGCTGATATGGACACATCTGGAATTAAAAAAGGATTATCTGATATCGAAAGAGCGAAACGAAGTGTGTCTACTTTGAAGATTGATGCAGATGTGTCAAAGGCAAATGCAGATTTTAAAAAGTTTGAATCTCTTACAACAAGTTCTGTAGAAAAGGCTCGAAAGTTATTATCTGACATCAATAAAGATATTAATAATGTGAAATTGGCTCCAAATGATTCCATTATGGAGATTAATTTTAAAAAACTTACCAGTGATTTAGAAAAGTACAGGAATCAGATTAAGGTTGTACAAAATGAGCAAAAAGCTCTTGGTAATTCTATTACATCTGTATCAAAATCATTTAGTAAAATTGATGCAGTAACTGCCTCTAACAAGACCTTAACGTGGTTAAAAAACAATAGTCGCGCTGCAAAAGTATATGGCGATCAACTAAAAGAAATTGCAGAATCTCAGAGAAAAGCAACATCAGATTCAGAGCTAACTTCACTAAATAAAGATTTCAACAAAACTGTATCTGAGGCAAAATTACTTGGACTTACTGGTAAAAGTTTTACAGCGGAATTTAAACGTGCATTTTCTCAAATTGCACAGTTTACGCAAATTTATGGTGGAATTGAAAATGTAATTCAGACTATTCAAAACTCTGTTATTGAATTAAAAAATGTTGATTCTATTTTAACAGAAATTTCTAAAACATCTGATATGACAACAGATCAACTTACAAAACTTGGAGAAACATCTTTTGATTCCGCAAGCAAGTGGGGAAAGAAAGCAAGTGATTACCTACTTGGTATCCAAGAAATGAGTAGATCTGGCTATTATGGCAAACAGGCTGAACAAATGGCTGAAACAAGTATTCTTGCTCAGGCAGCCGGTGATTTAAATTCAGATGTTGCAAATAGTTATCTTTTGGCATCGAATGCCGCATATCAATATTCTGGAAATGTTCAAAAACTTAATGCGTTACTTGATGGACAAAATATGATTAATATAGTGGTCATGCTATATAGAAATATATAGCTTCATAGTTGGCTTTTATCCCGGAAACTCCAGAGATGGACAATCGGGAGGATAAGTTAAATAAAATACGGTAGAAAGAGGACATTATAGAAATAAAATTAAAATCATGGGAAACTCTCGCAAACTGTAAATTTTGTAATAAAGAGTTTGTAACTACTAAATATAAGGTTAATAATAATAAAAAAGGTGTTTTTTGCAGTAGAAGTTGTTATGCTGACTACAAAAAAGAAACCATGAAAGGTTCACAAAATATAAATTATAAAGAAAAGATAAAGGTTCACTGCGATAATTGTGGTAAAGAAATTGAAAAAATACCATCTTTAACACATAATATAAACAAACAAGGAGAAAACCATAACTTTTGTTCTTATGAATGTTATTGGGAATTTCGTAAAAAATATTATGTCGGTGATAAATTATATAATACTGGAAAAAAGATGGACGAAAATTTTTGCAATAAGGTAAGAGAAGCAACATTAAAACAATATCAAGATGGTATACTTGATAGACAAACAATACCACAAAAGATAGTTAATAGTATATTAGAAAAAAATAATATTAATTATCTCAATGAAAAAACTTTTAAATATTATTCTGTCGATAATTATTTAATAGAACATAATTTAATTATTGAAGTTATGGGTGATTATTTTCATGTGAACCCTTTAATTTATACAGATTCAAATGAGATAAATAATATGCAGAAAAAGGATATTGATAGAGACAAAAGTAAACATACATATATTAAAAAATATCAGGGTGTTGAAATTTTATACCTATGGGAATCCGATATAAAAAACAACCATTTATTATGCGAAGAATTAATAAAAAAATATATAGAATCAAATGGCAAGTTGGAAGAATATAATTCTTTTAACTATTCTTTTTGTAACAATAATTTAAAATTAAATAACAATATTATTAAACCGTATTTTATTTAACCCCCTAACGACTAAGTTGTAATATGGTAACATATTGCACACGCCGACTTCGATAGATATAGTCTATCCGTTACCTATAAGTCCGTAGGAACGCCTAACGTAAAACGAGGGAAAAGATATAGTCTAGTCTCACGCTATAATCTAAAAATGAAACGTGAGAGGTAGGATTAACGTCCTATCCGCTTTATTGTTATTTAACAATAAAGTCCAATGCTTTGTCCTGGAAGCATAGTAATAGAACAAACTAACAGGAACAGTGTATCCATGCAGGATATGGCAGAAGCCACAACTCAAGCAGCTTCAATGGCATCAGAATTGGGAGTTCAAGAAAATCAACTTTCTGCGATGATTGGAACAATTGAGTCCAGAACAAAAGCAGGTGGCAATGAGGTTGGTAATGCGATCAAATCATTGTTGATAAACGTTCAGAATGTAAATAACTCAAAAATTGCAGAAACGTTTAAAAAAGCTGGCGTTGCTCAGACAGAGTTTGTAAACGGTGTAGAAAAAATGCGTAATCCAATTGAAGTATTGGAGGATCTTGCGAAAGTATTTAATCAATTAGAAGAGTCAGATCCACTGCGTACAGAAATTCTTACAAATATTGGACAGAAATACCAAGCGAACAAACTAAGTGCTTTATTATCTGGATGGTCTGACTATGAAAAAATGCTTGTAGATTATTCTGAGGGCACAGGAAGTGCTGCAAAAGAAGCAGAAAAATCTGCAAATAACTGGGAAGGATCTCTAAATAAATTATCAAATACTTGGACTGGATTTATTCAGAATTTCGCTAATTCCAACATGATTACTTCTGGATTACAAGGACTTACTGGAATAATTAAAATAATCGACACAGTTGTTTCAAAAGCAGGAACACTCGAAACTGTTATGGGAGTTTTAGGTGGAGGATTAGCGAGTAAAACAGGATGGGGTAAAACTATCGTAGTTTATAATGCCCCTTTCTATAAGGTTGCATAATAACGCCATGCAATTAACGTAGAGAGTGTTCATATTATATATCGTAGTGTAATATGACCATCCTTGGAAATATAGATTTTCTAAATTGTCGAATATCGGGGGAAGCCGTAAGCCTATTTATATAGGTACCGGAGCGATGCAATAAAAGCGTATTATTATATAGAAGAAATACGTTCGTGAAGGAATAAGCATTTAATGCGAAAATGGTAGTCCCGACGCACTATAACTAAAACATGGAAGTGTAGTTCCATATATAGGGCGCGAGAGACTGACAAGACATGACGTGATACAGGCGTAATTGTATCATATGGTACACAACATACAGTCCGCACCGGGGAAAGCCTGGGATGTCAATATGAGATACGGCAGTATTCACTACTGCTCTATTGATGCAAACTACACAACCTGTTGCTGACTTGCAAAAACAGGACAGGATTATACGGCGTATATCTCGTCGTTTTCTAATAGAGATAAAAATAGACACAAATTGTTTACATTCTACTTGACTTAATACGAAAAGAGTGTATAATAATACATGAGTTAAAAATAATATAGCTCGAAACACCACGATGTAAGGACAGGGAATTATATCCTGTCCTTTTGTAATTATACAAAAATGTATCCATACATACAAAGGAGGGAAAGCATATGGCTGTTTCAAAGGCTATTGTTCCATTATTAAAAGGGAAGGCGACTACTAAAATCGTAGATGATTTTAAGAAAAGTAAATTTATTCCAGCGACTACCACAGATAGGGAAAATGCAAGTTCTGCTATTGCAAAATTCTTGAGAGAAAAGAATAGGGAATAGCCCTGCTCTTTTATTATATTGGTTGATGTTTTGATTTTATAAAAACATATGTTCAGACTACTCTTCTATTCATTCTTAGTATATAATGGAAGTGATACTAATGATGAAAAGGAGAAAATATGAAGATTGACAATACAGATTATATCTTATTTTTAGACGAAAGCAACGTAACAAAGTTTAACCCATATCTATTGCTTGGCGGAATATTTATATCAAGAAAAGAATATAAGGATAATTTAATACCAAATATATTAAAATGTAAATCAATTTTAGAAAATCCTAATATAATTTTTCATTACACAGATATGATTAAGAAACAAAATGATTTTTCATGTATGTGTGGAAATCAAGATATGTGCGAAAAATTTTGGAATGAATTCTATTCTTCTCTTACATCTTCGAAATTTAAAATTCTTTCTGCATATATAAATGCTAAAAATTATAATAGCGAATATCCTAAATCAATAAGCCATGATGCATATGAATTGCTATTTTCTACTATAGTTAACAATTATATTCACTTCCTTAATAAAAATAATGCAAGAGGAAGTATTATTTTTGAGTCAAGAGAAGAAACACAAAACAAAAAAATTCAGCAATATTATTTTCATATGTTAAAATACGGAACTAATATTTATCATTCCACTGCAATTGAAAAATATATTACAACAACGAATTTTTTAGTAAAAGAGGATAATTGTATTGGATTGCAAATTGCTGATCTTGTTGCATATAATTGCATTAAATATTTAAATAATTCTAAAGTCAAACACAATATGCTGGATGTTATTATACCTAAAATGTATGACGGGAACAAAGGAGATATTGAATCTTATGGAATTATAAAACTTTTTTAGTATATATTGACATCTTGTATATTATTTGTTATACTCCATGTACAAACAGAGAAATGGGTGTCCATTGGCTTAGTTTGTATCATATCACACGGAAATGGGTGTCCATTAGCCGATAGATGTGCAGACGAATAGGAGGAAAACGATTGTCGTTATGGCATGAGTTTAAATGACAACATACTATAAACCACGTGAAAGCGTGGTTTATAGTAGTTATGATATTTTTGGATTGGGATAGCATAATCCCACATTATGAGTTTTATATTTTGTTTTATTAAAAGTAGTAATATTTACTGCTCTGATTTGCATCGTCAGGCGATAGAGAGATAAGATTTATTCTTATCAGAGAGATGAGGCATTACGCCCTCATAAGTGAAATAATTTTTAGTCAAGAGACATCAATTGAGACGTCTCTTCTTCGTATGTAAAATTTTATAAAAGAAGGTGAAGAAATGGAAACATGTGAAAGCCCTAATCAAAATGATTTTAATTCCATTGAACTACGTGCATCGAGCATTTCATTTAAAATTGATAATTGCTCTTACTTAAATCTACAAAATAAAATCGTTTCGATATTAAATGAAAGTAACGTAACTGTAGAAGATCTTGACAATTTAATTCAATTCTTAACAGATTCCAAGAAAACAGCAACGCTTAAATTTTAGATTCCTTTTATCCAATTATATAATATGGAATCTTTAATGCAAAACCCTAATCCTATATGTGATCCATCGTCTATTGTTGTTGCAGAAGCATAGTGAATTCCTACGAGAATATAGGAATCATTATATTTTATAAATATAGGTGACCCACTGGAACCGGGAAATGACAGAATGTCTGTCAAGAATATCTCCTGATCATTATACTTTTTGGATATAGGGGTTGCTGTTATGCCACTTTTAATAATAGGACAACCAAGGGGATCTCCTTTCATCCCCTGTGGATAACCAAGCATAATAATATTCTCAATATTTGAACATTTAAAAAGCTGATCATTGTAGAAATCAGATATTTCGATAAATTTTATATTGTACTTGTAGTTTGATGACATAACAGCGTTTATGCCTATTACACCTATATCGTACAGAGAATGACTTGATGGATCAATTTTTATTTTTGTTGTTACTATTTTATCGTCTCCATACATAGGAACTTTGAATTCGAATTCAGTACATCCGTCTACAATATGTTTATTACTTATAAGATAATAATTTTCTTCGTCTTTACAGAAGAATCCAGTTCCCGTATTACAGATGTTCTTTTCATAATTATATGCTTTTATAAGAGTAGTTGTATAAATTATATTTTCTTCAGTGATCATAAAATCTCCTTTCAGAATTGAGGTGTTAAAATGTTTAATAATAATCAAATTGATAATTTTATACAGCGTGAAGAGAAAGAAAATTATATTGTAAAGTGCTTAATCAACACACTGTATTGTGGAACGGATGTAAATCAATCCGAATGTTATTCAATTATAAAAAAGTTTAAAGAAAAAATTTTAGGTGATGTTGATTTATGACAGAACAGCAAAAAAATTATATGATGATTATCAAAGAAAATTATGCAGCGGAATATACGAAAGCCCTCATGGTGTAATTGAACGCAAAGAGTTTGAAGAATATTCAAAGGAGTATTCGTATAGAGCTAATTGTAAATTAACAGGAAAATTCCGCAGCAGGAAGTATTTTTAGACCACTCCCCCACTCCACATTAAAATAAAGAAGGTGATGTAGTGAAAAACAGCAACAATAAACTCGAAATAAAAATCACTAAAGAAGACATATTAAATCATCTAATTCATTCAATCGATCAAGAATATCCCCATCCCTCAACACTTGCACGTAAAATCGATAGAGAGAATTTACTTTCTCAAATTGGCTTTCTTGAGGGAAAAACTCTTTTAAATATTCGTATATATATGAGCAATCGGTATCGACAACTTTATCATAAATATCTGGGAAAGCAATACGACCAAGAATTCTTGATATATCGTAATATAAAATTTCCCCATTTTGAAATACCCGTTTACGTTCTCTGTAAAGATAAGCTGCAAGATTTTCTACGTAAACGTGTTCCATTGATTCGAAATCGTTCGTATTATTAGAAAAATCTACAAATTTATAAGTATATAAATTTTCTGAATAGAAAGCATGAAATTCACTCCATAAACAAAAATTTTCGTAATTTTTCATTTCTTTAATTTTAGAAATATCAATATTTTTATATTCCGCAAATTTGTAAAAATCTTCAATATGGACTAATTCGTGAAAAAATGCAATAAGCATGTTAGACATATCTAAATTTTGCGTACGTAAGAACATAACGGGAGATGCTAATTTATTGCTATCGTTTGGAAATACAACACAACCATTTGTTAAATTGTCTTTTAATATAAGATTAGCGTCTTGTTGAATTTTCGATACAGACTCGTATAAATCATCTGTAAAGAACAAATTTTTAAGGTCAAATACAGTAATGTCCGAGATCTTCAAATTGTAATATTCATATGCAGATTTTACAATATTCATAATTTTGTTCATACTTATAGATTTGTTATCCATAAAATTTCCTCCAAAGGTGGTGAATCTAAAATTGAAAAATTTACACTTACTGCATTATAAAATATATGCATTTTTACATTTTACAAAATGTAGAATGATTATATTCTTATATTCATTAAGCAAAAACAATCGAAAGGTGTTGAACCAAATACATAAAGATTTTAATGAGAAAATCGAAAATAATTTTGGTCTTCACAAAACAGATTATTCATGCGAATACACATTGAAAAAGCAGCACAAATCATGTAATGACCTAAAGCAGAGAATACGTGAGTTAGAATCAGAAATGATGATGGAACATCTCAATATCTAACCCACTCTCATCTCACGGTTTCCATGTATGACCACAGTTAGAACATCTATTGACTGTTTTATTACTTCCTAAGAATCCAGTCAGGATTGAGTAACCTTTTTGCCCGGCGGTTATGTTGGTTGATCCGCATTTAACAATTATTCCTTATTTATGAATAATTTTAATAATGCATTTTGATTTATTGCATCTTCGTCAAAAATTGATTGCAGTTTCTCAAAATTTTGGCTGTCTTTATGACGTTTTGACTTTTGAATGATTTTATCAAAATGTTCTTGTAAATCATACACTTCATTAGAATAATCATTTATAATGTTGTATATCTCTTCGGAATATGGTGATACAATTTCAAATTCAGGTATATCGTAATTATCTTTCAGATATTTATAATGTCCAACAAAATAACATAGCCATTTTATTTTATCTGTGATGGTTTCTGGATTATACTCAATATAATTTGACCATTCTTTTTTAATATTTAAATATTTTTGCTGTATGTGCATATCCATTGGTATTGCGATCTTTTCATCCTGTACATATATAGAATTCGATATTTCTTTTATCCTACTTTTCATTTCGATGTACGATGAATGTATTTCCGAATAGTATGACATAATGTTCTTATATTCTTCTATCTGTTTATTTTTAAACATAAGAGAATCGTATATGTGTGTAAATTCATGATACAATATGCTCTTCAAATATGTATCATTCAATGTAAATGCTTCCATATTTACATGTAGTTCATATTGATTTTCATATAATTTAGACGAATCAAATTGAAAGAAAAAATCAACGTCATGAACATATATAAGATTATCTACCGATAATTTAGGATAATCACTTCTTGAGTATTCTTTTTGATACTCTAAATATAATGAAAAAATATCTAATACCTTCATAAAATTTTCTCCAAAGGTGGTGAGTTAAAATTATTAAATTAACAGATGACGAAAAACAATTAGTTATAGATTTATATAAAATCAAATTAAAAATTGATGACATAAAAATGCAACAAAAATTAGACGAGTCGATGACTATTCTGTCGTATCCAAAATGCTCCGTTGAATCTGATTGGCTGTACATTTCTGAAAATCAGTTTATCTGGAACGGTGATGTATACCAAGTTAATTCTGACAAAACAGTAGGAAAACTTCCAGATGATGTTTCGCCAGAATTTGATCTTGATACTATTTGTAGAGAACACGAAAAATTATTGAAGAGAGTAATCGACAAATAAACTTCTGCTCTCCCAGCCACCTTCTTATATCTTCCACTTATGTCCACAGCTCTGACATACATTCATAGGCTTGCCGGAACCAAGGAATCCAGTGAGAAGTGAATACCCCTTATTGACAGTTGCGATTGAAGTTGATCCGCATTTCGGACAACGTGGTTTGGATTCCTCTGCTTTCTTACGTTCTTCCTCTGCTTCTTGAGCTTCTACTTGTGACCGGAATTGCGACATTTTTAATTCATATTCTATGATGTCATCATCGTGTAATTTTATCATTGCATCGTAGAAATCTGTGGAATCTGAGATTTTTGACAGAATTTTTAAATCAAGTGCTGGGAAATCAATATCTACAAGATTTGATTGGCAATCTGGACATATTTTTGCATCGTCTGTTAAAGTCCATAGGTATCCATACTTATCTCCCCAATATCTTATTTTCTTTTCATCATGACACTTTTTGCAAAACTTAATCATTTTATCCCCCTATATATTTTTAATTGCAAGTTATTTATATATAGTTTATCAGAACAAAATACGATTGTAAACTACGACTCTGAAACGGATAAATTTTCAACATTTTTCGATAATTTTAAGAAAGAATTAAAGCCTAAGTTCAATAAAGACACATTAAATTTTGCAAAAGAGTTTAATAAGTTAGGAGATAATGCAAAATCACAAAATTTAGACATATTGATATCCCAATTCAAAGAAGTAGATTCCAGTGTCATTGACATGGCGAAATCTGTTCAAAACGGTTCTATGGAAATGGACGATTTCAAAGCGAAAACTTTGGATGCCACTACTGCTTCTTCTAAATTCAGTAGAATGGCAAAAACTGCTGGTACCGCACTGAAGTCAATTGGTGCTACTGCTCTGAATATGTTTGGTGGTTTTCTTATTGCTGAGGGGCTTAGTCTTGCAATACAGGGAATTTATAATCTTGTAAATGCAGATAAGATTGCAATTGAAAATGGGGAAAAGGCTCAACAGGAAATTAAGGAAGTATTTGATACTTACAACGGAAAAGTCGATACGATTAAAACGCTAGGAAAGAAATTTGCCCAAGATGCAGATTCAATCAAGACCACAGGTGATGCCGTAGAATCACTAACTAAAAAATATGCAGAACTTAGAAAAGGTGTCAGTTCAGATAATACAAATCTTACTCTTTCTGAAAAGGAATACCAGGACTATCTTGACATAAGCAATCAATTAGCTGAATCATTCCCATCACTTGTATCTGGTAGTGATGCAGCCGGAAATTCTATTTTAAATTTAGGTGACAATGCGTCTGTTGCCGCTGACAAAATGGAAAAACTGCAAAAAACACAGATGACGTTGGCTCATAATGATATTGTTGATAAATCAAGAGATACATTTAGAGGTGCTTTTGAAGAAGCAGACAATATTGAAGATGAAATTAAGTCTTTAAAAGGTCAAGAAAAACAATTAAAAGAATCTTCTTCTCAAATTTCTTTAAGTCGAAAAGAAATAAAAGAACAGCTTAAAAATGGACATCTTATCTTCAAGGATATGTCTAAAACCGACGCAGACAAGATGGAAAAGGCACTTGGAGCATATGTCGGGAAAGAATTGGGTCGTGTCAGACGGTCTGACGTATCTTTGGATGGTCACACTATTGACAGAATCGAATTTACAATTGATCCTGTAGTAGATGAGAACAAACTTAATGAAGCAACTGATATGATTGAGGCTAGAGTTTTAGCTGGAGAAGATGAGATTGCAGCTAAAAAAGGTGAAATACAATCCAATATTAAAGCACAAGAACAAAAGCAAAAAGAAGTCTGGAATAGTTTTGCTGAAAGCACAGTAAAACCTTATCTTGAAACATCTGCTGCTATTTCTGATATGCCTGTTGAATTACTCAATGCAGTAGAGGGCAATTTACAGAATTTAGATTGGAAAAAACTTTATAAAGAATACGGCGGAGATGCTGATCAGATGCTTTTGGATGAATTAGTTTCACCATTAAATAGTCTTGAAAAGCCAGCGCAAGAAGCTTTGACGAAAGCACTTAGTTTAGACCCATCAAAAATGTCTATTGCAGAATATAACAAAGCTATTGATTCTGCTTTAAAAGATGTTTCTGACAGCAAGACAACTAGAGACGAATGGAAAAATAGATTCTTTAAATCTGCGATTGATTCTGCAACTGAAGATGCCAATGCATTAAAAGAGCAGTTTAAGGATGTAGAAAAAGAAATTGATAATTTAAGTGGAGAAGACCGAGAATTAGCATACCAAATTGCTATTGAGGATGAGGATTTCGACGGAACATGGCAAGATGTAATGGATAAGATCGAAGTCATGAAAGAAGAATCTGAGAATCCGATGACATTCAATCTTGGTACATTTACATCAGAAGTTGGAGATGCGATTGCTTTAATTGATACATTAAATGCTGCTCTTGCAAATAGTTATTCTGGAAAAGGATTAAGCGTATCTTATGAAGTAGACGAAGAAACTGGTGTTGTACAATTAACTGGAGACATCGCAAATCTTCAAGCAGCTTATTCAGATTTAGAAGGATATGATCCATCTACTCTATTCGAAAGAACAGCAAATGGTGTACATATTAACAGAGAAGCTCTTAGACAATTACAGGCTCAAGAAGAAGCTTTGAACAAGTCTAAATGGCTCGAAGACGAAAAGAATCTTACAGATCAATTAGCAGTGGCTACCAACAAATTAGCAAATGCAAAGAATTCTGGAAGTGAATCTGATGTTGCGTCCGCACAAGCAACCGTGGATTCATTACAACAACAGTTGGAGCAAGTTCAATTGTTGTCAGCTGCATATGACGGAGCCACTTCTGCATATCAGCAATGGATAAATGTACAATCATCTGGTGAAGATGGAGATATGTATAGAAACGTTTCTGAAACTATGAAAACAAGGGGCGATGCGTTATACAAAGAAGGTCGATATAATACAGAAGAATTTCGTGCAATTGCCGACTACTTCTCCAATGAAGATTTGTCTACTGCACCAATGGAAAAACTTGTTGCTGCTTATGAAAATGCTGCTAATGCAAGAGAAAGATACTTTACCGGGAATAAACAGGGTATTGATAATTTCATGGCTGATATGCAAAATGATGCAGAATTAATGTCAAAAGGGATTGTCAAAACACTTGAAGACGGAACTATGGAATTCCAAACTGGTTCAGATAAAATATTGGCTGATAAATTCCATCTTAGCGAAGAAGCAATTCAATCTATTTTAAGAGCTGCATCAGAATATGATGATGGTATAAAAATAGGTAAAATTGACGGTTCAGAAGACTTTAATGCATCTATTGATGAAATGAAATCAAAAGCTGACGAAGCAAAAGGCAAACTTGAAGAATTAAAGAATGCTGGAAATCAGAGTCTGGATTTAGATTTTAATTTCGATAGTACAGACTTAGAAGATTTAGATAGTCAGATTGAACGTGCAAAATCTAATCTTGATCAATTCAAAAATTCAGATGGTCAGATTGATTTAAATGTCGAAGGCGCTCAAGAAGCTGTTACAATTTTACAAACCCTTATTCAGCAAAAGATTATGGTGAGCCAGCCGGCAATTATGACAATTGACACGACTGGACTTGATGAAGCTACTGCTGATACGGTTTCTAAGTTGCAAGAATTTCAAGAGCAATTAAACACTGTTAATTCATTAGAGATGCAACAAGATTTTGGAATTCAAGTAGACACTAACCAACTTGACGCTGCGAAGGCTAAGGCTCAAGAATTATTCTCAGAATTGCAAGGAAAATCAGAAGATGGTTCACTTGAAATTACACCAGATGTAAAAGTTGATACAGGATCAATGGAGTCATTGGAGCAAAGTTTGTCTTCTATGACGCCTGAAATAAAAGCAAAAATTGTTCCAGATGGAAATGTATCTGATACTCTGGTTACTGGTGATATTAAGGTTGAAGACCAGACTGCAAAGGTAGATTATGTAAGAGGAGACCAAGAAGCCCCTGCAGACAGAACTGCTTCTGTTGATTATATTAAAAAGGGTACAACACAAATTGAACCTGCAGACAAGAGTGCTGCTGTAACTTATAGTAAGATTGGTGGAGAACAAGCACCTCCATCGGATAAAAACGCAAATGTTAATTATAAAAAAGGGGAACAAGAAGCACCGAGTAAGAAAAATGCAGTTGTCGATTATAAACGTGGATCACAAGAATTGCCTGATTCACCTAAAAGTGCAACTGTTAATTATACTCTTGGAAATGTTGCTACTCCACCAGACGCTTATGTAAAAGTACACTATGATACATCCGGAAAACCAAAAGGTAGTAGTCCAGCCAATGGTACTGCTCATTCACAAGGAAGTGCCAACTCTGGTCATGCATTTTCTAGTGGATCGTGGGGATTAAAACAACCTGAAAAGGGCGCTCTGATAAATGAATTAGGTGCAGAAATTATTGTCAGAAATGGACAGTGGTTTGTAGAAAATAATGGATATCCTACTATCACTAATCTCAAAAAGAATGATATCGTGTTCAATCATGAACAATCCAAAGCTTTGTTAGAACGAGGATATGTTACTGGATCTCATGCTAAATTAGCATATGAAGGCAATTCTCATGCAAAAGGAACTGCATTTTCTGGGGGGTCTTGGACTTTTGGGAATACAGGTGGTGGAAACATTGGAGGCACCAACACTACTTCCAACAATCTCAACTCCGCATCAAATAATCTTGCCAAAGCTGCTTCTGATACTTCCAAAGCAGCATCTGATACATCCGAAGCTGCCGAGAAATTATCAGAAGCAGTATCCGGATACACGGACTGGGTTGAGGTGTTATTCAAACGCTTAGAATCACAGTATGATTTATTGATGAGTCAAATGGAGCGTATCGCACATCTCCCAGACAAGCAACAGAAACTGTATGAGGCAATGTCTAAGAACAGTGAACTACTGAATAGGACTCAGCAAGCAATTGGGACTTATCAAAGTCATTTTGATTCTATTGTACAACAGAGTGGAATAAACCCACTTATCGTCCATCAGATTCAGAACGGGTCTATGGATATTTCAAAATACGACCAGGATACTCAAAAAATAATCAGCGAGTTGCAGTCTTATTATGATAAGCTCGTAGATTGTAATAAACAGTACGATGACCTCTTAAATAAACAGAGTGAACTGGCGCAGACAGCATTGGATAATATTGAAGATTACATCGATATGATGACTGGAATTGAGTCCTCTGCTGTAGATTATCAGGAAGCATTACGTGAGTTAGCAGCTGCAAAAGGAGAATCTGCATATTCCGACAATATGTATGGCTCTCTGCAAGAATCTATTAAAAATCAACAGGATGTTGCAGGTAAATTACAGTCACAGATTAAATCATATCAAGATGAAATCAATAAACTCATGGCAAATGGGTATATGGCTGAATACTCAACGGAATGGTTTGAAGCACAAGCTGCATTAAATGGATTCAGACAAGAAGCTGCTGAAGCTGAGAAAACACTGATTGAATTACAAGATCAGTTAAGAGAACTTGATTTACTAAAACTGCAACAGGTTATTGATGAGTTAGACAGAACTGCAAAACGACTGGAAAACAATTCTGACCTTACAGAATCAAAAGGTGAACAGGTATCTGAGGAGGAATTGCAAAAGCAGATTGATAATGCGAATGCACAGATTCAGGCGAATTATAATAAGCGGAATGAACTGCTTAAAGAACAGGCGAAATATGATGTAGGTTCTGATAAATATAATGAAATTGCAAAAGAGATTGAGGGTCTTGATGATGCTATCTTTGATGCAATGGAGAATATTGAAGACCTCAAAAATAAAATCTGGGAAGTAAGATGGCAACCGTTCTTTGATGGACAGGAGGCATTAGGTGATCTGATTGACCAGACAGATGATTTAAGAGGACTTTTAAATAGTGATGCTTTTCTTGATAAGAACGGCGGTTTAACTGTAGATGGTATTGCAAATTTGTCTTTGATTAGTCAGGGTATGAATGCTGCGAAACAGCAAATCAAGAATTATCAAGAGGCATTGAAGAAGCTTGATGAGGATTTAAAGAACGGGAATATCTCAACAAGTGAATATAAGGAGCAGCAAAAAGAATTTCTCAATCAGATTTCAAGCTCTGTTGGCGTTGTTGAAGACTACAAAGATTCTATTGTTGATCTCTATACAAAGATGCTTGAGCAAGAGAATGAAGTTGCTCAAAAATCGATTGATAAGCAGAAGGAATTGTTGGATATCAAAAAGAAAAATGCTGATTACAATAAGACTCTGCGTAAACAGGCTAGAGATGTGAATACATTGAAAGCTCAGATTTCAGCACTCGAAGGCGTGAAGTTATTTGCGCGACTTCTATTTAATAGCGGGAAAGTCCCCACAACCCTATCTTGCTACAACGGAACTGGAAACGGTAAACGTGAATGCGGTACGAGTTTATAACTCAACAGTCTTCGGATAGAAACCATAAAAAACAGATAGGTCAGGGATAACCGGGTGTGCAAGTCACCCAGACGCAACGAACTTCCTAAGTCATATATGATTTATGATATGGAAGACGCTCAACGACTGGTAAGTCCTATATATTATATATGTAGGCATAGGGTTACAAGCGATTGGTAACTCGAAAAATATAGACTATTTGAATAAGGAATGAAATGAACAATTAAATATGATATATGTTATAATTAAGATACATCTATGATGCACTTATGAATACAAGAACGTATGTTTTGTATATATTTAACAATTGTAAACATATCACTTTGTTTGTATTTTGTGTAGAATTTTCTCCGTATATGGGATATAATAATAACAAGAAAACAGCAGTGTTTTCTTAAATATATCTGGTGTGATGCAGCGTAATATGACTGCTATAAATAATCTTTGAAGTGTACGCCGGGTTAGGAACCGGTTTACATGGAGATTTACAAAGGTGCGAGGATTTACCATAGCCTAACTAGGAACTATGTTCTGAAAGAAAGTCCTTGAATGAATAGAAGGGTCATCACCAGTGACTCTTCTATTTTTATACCAAGGAGAAGTTATGGATAATATATCATTGGCACTAAATAATTTCAAAGAATTGATGAATTGCAATTATGATTTTATAATAGTTTGTAATAAGCAAAAATCAGATATAAAACTTACATTTGAATCAAAAGATTTTTATCATTTAGTAGGGTTTCAATACTTAAAAGATATAGACATCCCTAAAAATGAAAAACAGTTATTTAAAAAAATAGAATCTCTTAAGATTACTGATGAGTATTTAGGCAAAAGTGTGTTTTATACAAAAGTGGATTACAGCTATGCAAATGTAAAAGAACGAATTTCCGGATTTAAAGATGTTGATAAATTTATAGAAAACAAAAATATTATATGTAGATATATAAAAACTAATAACCCTTCATCGGCTATAAAAGCGGATTATTTAATAAAAAGTACTTTATATAACAGAACGGCATATATGTTTTTGAGAAAAAGAAGCAAAGGAGATGAATATTGTATGTGTTCATTTTTTATGCAACCACAAAATGAATATATAGGTCAAAAAACATATTGGTTGTATAAAGCCAAAAAACGTATATCGGACAATTATGTTAAAATATTGTTAGATAGAATATCGGAATCCACAGAGCAGTAACAGGTAATACTACTGCTCTTTTATTATGTCCAAAATCATTTCAAAAAAAATTCCAAATTATTCAAATAGAAGGTATAGTCTCAACTTCTGAGGATAACTCAGAGAAGTTCATAAGAGAACTGCATAGCGTAGCGAACTATGTGAAGATAATTGAAATAATGCGAGTGCTCAGGCTGAATTAAAGAGGTTAAAAGCACAACTCAGAGATGCAGAAGAAGAAATGCAAGACACCCGTGATGACCATGAATATGATGTGCGTCAGAATGGTCTGGACGGTTTGAGTGAGGATCTCGATAAGCAGCTGGAGGAAACATTATACGATGTTACTCATAATGCTGAAAAGCAGGAACAAGTAATATCTGGAATGTTAAACCGCGTTGTTGGAAACTACCAACAGGCTTATGACAAAATTCAGCAAATCATCAACAGTACAGGATTTGTACCGAATAAGGATTTATCCAATAATCTTGGAAATCTTGGTACAAGTAATGGAGCACAAGATCAGGTTGACAACAGCATGACTAACGCTCCTAATTATAGACCGGATGATTGGACGGGTGTGAATACCGGTCAGATTCAGAACGGAACAACACAGGATAAGAATGACCAGATTCAAGGCGATATCAGCAAGAATCCAGACTTATCCAACAGACCTGTTGCAGAAATTACATTAAGTCCGGGGACACTTTCTATACAGGAAGGTTCTACAGGCACAGTTTCAGCGACAATTAGACCAAATGATGCAAAAAATAAGAGTTTGCAGTGGGTGTCATCAAATCCAAATGTTGCTACGGTTGCAAATGGAACTGTTCATGCTGTTAAAGCAGGTAGCACTACTATTAGTGCAATTGCAACAGATGGTGGCGGTGCTACTTCAACAAATAGTTGTGCAGTAACTGTCACACCAAAACCAGAACCACCAAAACCAACTACACCACCCCCGAGTAATAATGGTGGAGGAGACGGAGTACCGAATGTTGGAGACAAAGTAATATTCGCAAGTGGAGATTACTACTACTCTTCTGACGGTCAGTCCCCTGCTGGAAATGAAATGCGTGGTCAGGAAGTATATATTACCAGTGTTAATAATGCTAATTGGGCACAGAAGAAATATCATATTAGTAGAACACCTCGTTTCGGAGAGCGTGACCTTGGTTGGGTAAGTCTTGACCAGTTAAGAGGTTATGCGTCTGGAACAAAGAAATTTGTAAATGGTTCAGAAATTGTTCGCATCAATGAAGGAAATAATCCTGAAATGATGGTTAGGCGTGGTGCATTGACAGGAACAGCTACGACAATTACTTATGGTGATGCTGTTGTAAATGCAAGACTGTCAAAGAACATTATGGATCTTGGTGAACACAAAGATGATATTTATAGTTCATTGAACATTGCCAACAGCCTTGGTGAAAGACCTAATGTAACAAATAATTACTATGACAAGATGATAGAAGTTCAAGGAAGTATTGACAAGGAAACTTATCCAGGCATGAAGAAAGTAATTGAAGGAGTTACAAAGGAATTTACCAAAGAAGCAAAAAGAGCTGGGGTACACAGATCATTTTAAAAAAGCGGCGGGATTTATTGTCCTGCCGCTTGTAATAAATATACACATATGATAAAATATATCAAAATATTGTGTATGGAGATAATTATATGTGTAGTAAAAATGAAATTTCTAATCGTAACGTCATTGTAGAAATATCTTCTACAGAACGTAACGAGTTTACTAATAACATAAAAGGATGGATTCAGCAAGAATCATCTAATCAAGAAAATCAAGAGGAGTGATCAGTATAAACTGGATTACTGAAATTATAAATCAATTACCACAAATTCTTTCTTATATTGTTCCTGGATATATATTTTTAACTATATATCAATGGACAAGATTTAGAGATGGAGATTCTCTAAAAAATATTGTATTGAAAAGTATTGTGGTATCATATGTTATTAAAATTCTTTTAAACATATTATTTAAAGAATTACATATTGCAATAAATGATGAGATCATATTTGTAGGGATATGTATCATAATTGCAACAATTTCTTCTATATTGTTAAGCATAATTATATCATCTCGTAGATATAATAAAATACTGCGGATACTAAATATAAGTCGCACAACAAACAAAAACATATGGGATGATGTATATCAAAATGGCACCGCATTAAAGATATATCAAAGCGATGGAACATTTTACGCCGGTCATTTAAGATTTTGTGAAGAGAATCAGAGAGAGCCACTTGTTGTATTATCAAGGTATGGTCTGTTTGACGAGAATAATAATATCCTCATGGACAAAACAGAGGATAGTTCAGAAGAAATAATGCTGAATACAAAAGATTTTAAAAAGATAGAGATTAAACATTTTAAAAAATAAATCATATTATTACTGTGACCGTATAAATTGTTTGACTCTGTTCTCTAACTAATATTAGAAATAATTTGGAATATTCTGTCAAACGGATATTCCTGTCATTTATGAATAACGAATACACGAAGAGTTGAGAATTTTCTCAGCTCTTTTTTGATATAAAAATGAAAGAAAGTTGAGGTGAATTATATTGATTCTAGTATGTAAAGATTTTGAATTTGATGAGCAAACTTTGAAACAACAGAATCTTTCTTCTGTTAATTTTGATGACGATACTTCCCTTCCATCAACTATTGTGAGGGAAATGGAATCTACTACAATGAATAAATATCGACCAGAGGTGACTGGATTTGGAACAACATATACAGAAACACTTGTATTTGAAATACATATCACAAAGGATTACGAGGTAAATACATCTCAGGAAGAATTAGAATTATCTACAGAAGAATATGAGGAAACGGTTTCATGGCTCACATCACCTCAAGAACATAGATGGTTAAAAATCACAACACAGCAAGAAGAAGTTGTAAAAGTAAAGGGTTACTTCTCTTCTGTTACCCCATATGAAAATTGGGGAATTTGTTACGGTCTCCGCTGCACATTTACATGTAACTCTCCATTTTCTTATGTAGAAAAACAAGATCAACAAATCATTACACGTAGTAAAAACTTTATGTTGCAGAATACAAGCAGCGACAAATACGGATATGTATATCCAGTTATTAATATACATCCGAAAGCCACAGAACAAATCTATATCCATAATCTGTCAGACAGTAAAACACTTGAATCTGGCACAATCTCACTACAATCCACAAACAAATTGACGTTACAATTATTGATGAATAAAATTGAAAATTACGCAAAAATGAATGGGTATACTCTTGAATATGTATATGACAAAGATAGTCATGTGGTATCTGTATGCAACAACACTGCTATCCTATTCTATCTTACCGATTCTTACGGAGTGAAGAATAAGTATGGCGCGTACTATATTGAAAACGGGCAGTATTATATTTTTCAGGGAGGATTTTTCTACTGCCAGGTGCAACGAGACTTACAGTTAAAATTGGATTGCAAAAATCTTGCATTATATGATGAACTTGGACGACCAGTCGTTTTTGAACGTGTTGGGATTCAAGCAGAGGATAATATTTATTGGATTAGATTAATCAATGGATATAATACATTCAGGGCGTTTGGAAATGTTACTTTAGATATAACTTACCTGGAACCAAGGAAAGGAGCGCTGATTTAATTGCATTTTAATTATGATATATACGGAAAGCACGAAAAAACAGTCGCTTACCTTGCCACGCCAAGCAGAGTTATCTTGTGTGCTATAAATGGAATTGATGAATCAACTGGGAGTTTTGAAGGAGTTTGTAATGATGTGTCTACTATCGCATTTGACGTGAATCGATATATCGAAACTGATGATGGTAAGATGACAGAATCAAATGCGTATAACTGGTTGTCCAAATATATGAAGATGTATATATCTGGATTAGGCTGGTTTATTATGGATAGCCCGGAAATACATGGAATCGGAACAAAAGAATATAAAAGCATAACGGCGAATTCCGCTCAAGGAGAGTATGGACAAATACCATTGGACGGATGGAAAGTTAATTGCGGAACAACTGATTCTTTAGAAATGTTGGTAGATGGAAATGTAGAAGAAATTGAAGGTGTTGAATTTGCAAAGGAACAAATTAAATTCTACAACGAAAAAACTCCTCAATTAAGTCTGGTTAATATTTTAGTAGATAAAGTACCTGGATGGAAGGTCGGATATATCGATAATATTCCAAAAGAATATGAAACGATTGAAAACGGCGAGGTTAAAAAGAAAATTGTTTACTTAAAAGACGAAATCGGAACATTCAATATTGATTACAATGATGTGTACAGTTTTATCACACAGGATTTTGAGAAATTTTTTAGCTGTATTGTTGAATTCGATTATAAAAATCTTGTTGTTAATTTTTATCGTGTAGAGAATTTTGGAGAAGAAACGAACGTCACAATAGGATATCGAAATGTGCAGAACTCACACGATATTACTGTAGATGATGAAAATGTGTATACAAAATATCGAGTGTCTGGAGCAGATGATTTAGGAATTGAACAATGTAACGGTGGAAGTAACACACTCTTCTATCTCGATCCATTCTGGCTCAACAATAAATATCTTAGCAATTCTACGATTGAAAAATATAAAGCTTGGTTCAGTTTCTGCGAACAGGCTAGAGTTGACTATTCAAATATGTCTAAAGAATGGAATACACTTCAGGACAAAATAACTGAAATTTATATTCGCATACCGACCGGAGACTGCGATCCAGATAATTGGCATAGCTTGTCCGATACTGCTCTCGAAGCTTTAAAAAAGGACTATGAGGCGCAGAAACTTGGATATGAAAAAATATATGTAGACGAGGACGGAAATTTTGATATCGATGCTCTTAATGCATCTCCCGATGCAAATATGTATCATCAGATTGTGGATACGATTCTTCCTAATATCCAGATTGAATTTGATAATCGAAAATTACCAACATCGGAAGGTGAAAAGGATTATATTGAAGACTATGAAACAACATGGAAATATTATGGTATCAATGAACTTGAAGTAAAGTTAAAATCTTATCAAGATCAGGCAAAGTTATTAGCCAAAAGCCATTATGATTTGACATGGGAAAGGTATCAGGAACTCACAAAAGAAGATCCGGAAAAATATCCGGCTTTAACCGAGGACGGATTTAAAGACAAACATGAACTCTATGAAAAAAATGCATATCAAACAGACGAAAATAATTCTGATTCATGTGCTGCTGCTTTAAAAGAGCGTAGAGAAGAAGCTAAAACAGAGGAAGATAAACAAAAAAAACTCGGAAAGAAGCGCGCTTCTCTTGGACAAGATATGGCATTAGAATCTTGGACAAGTGATACTCTAGGTGGTTTTGAAAAGGAAGAATTGGCGGAGCTTTATCACATAACAAACCCTACTCCATATACGAATGAAAATATATTTGTAGGAAGTCAAGATTCTCTCACAGATATTGTAACTGTACAAACAGAATTATGTAGGATTGCAATGGAAGAATTAATGGCATCTTCTGTTCCTCAAACAACATATTCTACTGATGTGGATAATTTACTTTCTGCAATAGGATCTGAGCTACACGCTCTGTCTTTAGATTTTGGAAACTTCATTTGGTTAGGAATTCGTGATGACTATTTTGTTAAATTGAGGGTCATGACAATTTCATTTAATCCATTTCTTTTTGATAATAATTTTTCTATTACATTCTCCAACATGATAAAGTCCAGATCGAAAAGAAATGACTTTATTTCAATTCTTGGTTCAGGATCAAACCTTGGTGGATCAGGCGCTCGAAATAATTATGTCGGAAATCTGCAACTTACAGACGATAATATTTATCAAATCTTACAGAAGATACTTCAGTCATCATCATTCACTAATAAAGTGCAAAATATTGTAAATGGATCTGGAGGAAGTATTATTGGAGGTTCTGGTGGAAATTACATCACACCAGGAACCCTTGAAGCAGAAATGATTAAATGTATTAATATACACGCTGAAAATGGATTCTTTCAATATTTACAAGCTGAACTTATTTCTGCTGGACAAATCGTTGCTCAATCTGGTGATTTCAAAAAACTTGCTGCTTATGTTGCGAATATTGATAACTTGATCTCCGGTAATGTTTCGGCAGAACTCGGTCACATTATCAATTTGACAGCACAAAATGTGATAATTGATGAAGCTGTTATTAAAGATTTGATTGCAGCACAGATTACAGTATCAATGTTAAAAGCAGGTACTATTTCTGCAGATAAATTTCAGATTGAATCTGATGACGGTGGAATGGCAATTGCAGGAAATACAATGCAATTCAAAGACAAGAACGGAACAGTTCGTATTCAAATAGGAAGAGATTCAAACAATGATTTTACGTTCTGTCTGTATGACGAAACTGGAAAAGGTGTTCTTATTGATTCTACTGGAATTAAAGAATCTGCAATTGAAGATGGTTTAATCAAAAATGACATGATTGCAGATTCCACAATTGCTAAAGAGAAATTAGCTTTTCAAGCTGTAGAACAAGATAACGATGGGAAAATACATGTGTCTGATGTTGTTATTAATGGACAAGGTATCAACGCATCATTCACTACTATCGAAAACAAATTTTCTAATATGCAAACACAGATTGATGGAATTAAAGTGTCTACTCCGTACACAATGAATATCTATTCCTCTAACGGAACGATGTTCAGACCCGGAATGATAAATACTACTCTCTCACCGACGTTATATCTTGGTCAGAGCAATATTACAGATATGTACGATGAGACACATTTTATATGGACAAGACAATCTCCAGATTCTGATGGGGATCATTACTGGAACACAGCACATGCAAACGGAACGAAAGGTTTGCATATTACAAACGAAGATGTATTCGGAGGAGCAAGTTTTACTTGTTCCTTTTTTAATGAAGATAAAGAACTCGCAAGAGCAGTTTTTTAAAGGAGGTATTTTATGGCTTTAGCAAAAGCATATAGTTCTATTACAATTACTGATGCTACAGATGTTGGTCGAATTAGCTTGTATATCACAAGTAGCTTACCACAGACTGTCATCGAAAATCCGAATGAAGCTACGACTGTATATACTCCAGATTGGAGTAAAACAAATTTGGTTCTTACACCAATTATGTATTTTAATGATCAACAGCTTACACTGCCAAAAACAGGTCTTACTGTAACATGGAAAAGACAAGAGGGATCATCTGCTCCAACGGATTTAAAAACAGGAGAAACTGTAAAAGATGGAGTTCTTACAGTTTCACAGAATTTTCTTGGGACAATTCAAAGCGGAATCCTTACATATATTGCAAATGTACAGTATACAGACCCAAGCACCAATGTAACATTAGAGACACAGGCTCAGATGACTTTTTCACTGTCTAAGCAAGCAACTGAGGCAAAATATTGTTCAGTTTCTGGAGAGTCTGTATTTTTATATAATTCAAATCAGACTTTAGTAGGTGTTGATACTATTGTGTTAACTGCTACTTGTACAAACGTAAATATTTCACAGTGGCAATATAAAAATGCAAATGGTTCATTTGTTGCAATGCCAACGACAAACAATCCATCCATTAACGGAGCTACTATCAATATTAAAGCATCGGAAAATATTTTATTTAATAATGATGTGGCAGTAATTAAGTTGGTAACAAATGATTCATCTGTATATGACTTACATACAATCACAAAAATCAGAGATGGTGCTGCCGGAAACAGTACCGTAGCAGTTGTATTAAGTAACGAAAGTCATACCCTTCCTTGTAATTCAAGTGGTGTTGTTAATCCAGACACTGGTTATAAAGGAGCAGAAACAACTGTAGGCGTATTTGAAGGTGGTGTTGATGTAACATCTAAATGGACTATCAGTGCAGTTCCAAGTGAAGGAATTACAGGTACGTTTGTAGGCAATAAATACACGGTAACAAAAATGGATAATAATATTGATGTTGGTCATGTTGAATTTTCATGTGTGTCAAAAGCAACAACTTTGAAAAAGAGATTTTCATTAATTAAACAGCGTGCCGGTGTTGATGGGTCTGATGCGGTTATTTATTCTGTTGAAGCATCTACACTTTCTATGAATCTTGGAAAGAATAATGTATTTGCACCAGCTAATGTAACATTTTCAGGAATGAAGCAAGTTGGAGCAGCAACAACACAAACCGTATATAATGGTAGATTTGTTATTTTAGAATCAACGGATGGTTTAAATTTCGGAACAGCTAAATATACATCCTCAACAGATGAGCCTAGTAAAGTATACACACCGTCCAACACAACTGTAAGAGCAATTAAATGTGAGTTGTATGCGTCAGGTGGAACTACAACAAAATTGGACTCACAGACTGTAATGGTTACAAGAGACGGTACTGATGGTGGAAATGGTAAACCGGGTGAAGATTCTATTTCTGTAATTATGGGTAATGAAGCAGAGGTCATCCCATGTAATGCAAATGGTACTGTTAAGATTTCAAGAGATATCAATATCCCATTTTATGCATATAAGGGATTAAGCAGAGCTGCAGTAACATGCACTCCTGGAACTTTACCATCTGGAGTTACTGTAAAAACAAACACAGCCGGTACAACATCTAATGATGGATTGCTGATTATAAATGTTCCTGCAGGAAATAACCTCGGTTCTGCTTCTGATTTATCAGGAACATTCTCTCTTACTTTCACTGTAGGTGGTGTTTCTGTTGTTAAAAAATTTGGTTGGACAAAGAGTATTCAAGCAACGAATGCGGTACTGTTACAGATTTATGCTCCGCAAGGTGATGTAATCGTAAATGGTGGTAATAATGTCGTATTAGAAACTCAACTTTCTGACGGAAGTACAATTATCGCTTCAGGCATTACATATAAGTGGGCAAAATTCAAAAGTGGAAATTACGAAATTATTGAGGGGCAGACAACAAGTAAATTAACAGTTACTCCAGTGATGGTAGATTCTCTCGCTTCATTTAAATGTACAGCGACATATGGCGGGAAAGAATATATTGCATATTGGACTGTGACCGATAAAAATGATCCGCTTGATTTGCAAGTGTTGTGTTCTGTAGGTACACAACTTACAAATGAAACAACTTTTGGAGCGGTGTATACTTTAGCATATTTAAATGGAGAAGAAATTGATCCAATTAAATCAACTACATTCTCTACAGAAGCTCCAAAGTCTCCTCATACAGGAGACTTCTATTATCATATTGATAAGGTAAAAAAAGAAGTTGTTCTCAAGAAATATAATGGATCCGCATGGGCTGATGCTGCAGAAAGTGATTTACCAACTGGAGTTTATAAGTATTACAGACGGCAAAATGGAGTCGAGCTTGACACAGACAAAGAATGGAAAACAGGAAAAGTTATTTTTGTCGATAGAGAACTTGTGAATAAGAATCTGGTGATTAATTGCGAGGCAGAAATTTCTTTAACAACATAAAATTGTCATTCACGGAGAGTAGGAAGCACTACTCTCCTATTTTAATATAAGGATGGTGAAATATGAAAGCATATGGACAAATTACACTAACTGTTGTGAATGATGGCGAACAAGGAAATCCCGGAACACCCGCATTAAATGTAGTAGTTGCGAATGAATCACAGTCGATCCCATGTACGAATGCAGGACTTGTAAGCAAACAAATGCTGCTTGAAATACCTTTCACTGGATATGAAGGCTTTACAAAAATTGCGTGTGAGGTTACAGTTGGTGAATTGCCATCCGGAATATCTCATACCGTTGAAAATGCAACACCTGAGAAGGACGGAAAAGTTATTTTAAATGTTGCTAAAAATGCAACTCTTGGTGGAGCCGATATTTTGAACGGTGTTATTAATCTAACATTTACGCTAAAAGGACAGTCTGTTGTAAAACAATTCTCTTGGACAAAAACGAAAGATGGGGCTAATGGTTCTGCGCGAGTATATATGTTACAACCATCTACTTTAATTGTTAAGAAGCTTTCTGGTGATAAGTTTTCACCAGAAGCTGTTACATTTTCTGGTTTTTATAAAGATGGAAATGCGGCGGCTACAAATGAATATTCGGGTCGTTTTATCATAGAAAGAAGCATAAATGGAACAACGTTTGAAACAGTATATACCTCTTCAAAAGATGAAGCAATCTCCATATATAAAGTACAAAAAGACGATGCTGCAATTAAATGTACTTTATGTGCAAGTGGAAGTATTACTAATAAATTGGATTATCAGACTGTTACTGTCTTGAATGACGGAAGCAATACAAATTCTGGAGGAGTAAATCTTGTAGAAGAAACAAACAGGGGAGATAAAAATTGGCGATGGAATATGGAAGTTGGCGATTATACTACTTCTGCCGAATCTTCAAATAAAATAAATTGTGCAAAACTAACGCGAGGGTCTTTAGCTCAAAGCGGATGGTCTTATATTTTATATAGCAAGATTATGCCTGAAAAATACAAACCTGATGAAGATTATATGATTTCTTTTGATGTAAAATCTAACGTTACTACTTCTATTAATGCATATCTATGCGACGAAAATAGCGTAAAGAATACCAATGATATTGGAGAAACATATACTGCAATCAAAAATGAGATTGTGAAAGACGAATGGAAACAATGTATTTTTCAGGTAAGAACGAAGAAAACTCTTCCTAGTACTCGACAACAAGTATTGTATCTCACTGATATGGATTCCAAACCGAATACATATTATATGTTCAAAAATCTTCAAATTGAGCGTGGAACAATTGTTACGGATTGGAAACCTGCTCCAGAAGATGTAAAAAACGATGTCTCTTCATTGGAAGAAACAATTATTACAAAGATTGGATTAGAGGTCGATAATTTAAATAAAAAGATTAGTGCGAAGGTTGACCAGACAAAATTCAATCAATATATTGGCGAAAATGGAGAAATAATAACAGGAATAACCGATAAGGTAAATAATGTACAAATTGATTTGGAAGGTATAAATACAGAAGTAAGTAAAGTACAATCTACGCTTGACAAAAAAGCAGATGGAAGTACAGTACAGACATTAAGTCAAGAATTTTCTGCGTTTAAACAATCAACAGAAGGATTTCAACAGACAGTAGAAAAGAACTACATCACCAAAAAAGGACTTAGCGAAGAATTAAAAAAGAATGCTTCCTTTACTATTTCACTTACAAACGATAATCATATTATACCAACAGATTCAACCGGAGAAAATGGAAATTATAGTGGATGCGAAACAACTGTTTCTGCTGTTTTTGGTTCAGAACTTGTAACTGAAAATTGTACGTTTACACAGTTGCCGTCACAAGGCGTAACCGGAAATTGGAACCCAAAGACATTTACATACACTGTAACAAATATGACAACTGATACTGGATATGTTGATATTACAGCTAAATATTCTGTCACAATTAGTGATAAACAAGAGATTAGATCTGACACAAAACGTTTTGTTTTGTCAAAAAGAAAAGACGTAGAAAATACAGTCGTATACACACTTCAATCGTCAGATACAATTATAAAAAAATTAACTGATAATACTTTTGACCCTAAAACAATTAAATTTTCTTCGTTTTACAGAGAAGGAAATTTATCTCAGAAAAAATATAACGGGGCTTTTCAAATTCTGGAATCAGATGGTGGAGTTTTTACAGAAAAATACTTCTCATCCGTAAAACAGTCAGAGATTGTATATACCCCAAAATCAGATAACGTAACAAAAATTCAATGTGTTTTATATAAAGAACTCGACAAGACAGATGAGTTAGACAGATATACAATCAACGTTATTTCTGATCAGACAGTTGATATAGGATGTCGAAATTTAATTCGAAATTCTAAAGATTTAATTTTTAATTCATATGGTCTTGTTAAGATATAAAAATTATTAGGAGGTGAGTGATTGGCTAATTTTGAATCTGTTAAAATGACTAATCCATATGGAATTGAAGACACGGTATTAAAATTATCTATAGACAGTGAACAGAATAGTTATAGATTATCAAATTTAATTACTGAGCCTGATAGCTATGTTTTTGTGATTTGGCACAAGACGAATACACCATGTACAATTTCTATCAACGTATTTGGAGAAATAATCACGTCAGAGTCAAATTCCCAGTGGACAAAAGTTGTAAAAGTTAAAAAGGTATCAGATGTATCAAATAAGAATATAGATATCACACCTCCGATAAACAGCACGACATTTTTTTACGAAGCATACTTATCAAGAGGTACGATTGATACTTCTTGGACTCCTGCACCAGAGGATGATGCGGAAGAAATTATCGGTTTAAAATCTGAAATAAAACAAACAGCAGAGCGTATCGATCTGACAGTTGGAAATATGGAAAAAGAAATATCGCAACTGTCAATACGTGCAGGAGAAATAGAACAAACTGTAAAAGATACAGAGAAAAATTTAACAAGTAAAATTGAAAGTACAGCCGGAGAAATAAATCAAAAAGTTGAAGACACAAAAAATGATTTAAAAGCGGAAATAAGTTTGTCTGCAGACAATATCATACATACAGTTGGGAAAAATCATGTTACTGCTATACGCTACATTAGAGATTGGTTAAATGGCAGTAATTTGGATAACCAAAATAGATGGACTGAAATAAATGTATTTTCTAAAAATGTAAACATTGCAAATGGAATTATCCCAATTTGCAAAGATGAAGATGGCTCTGCAATTACTATCCAATATCCAGAAAGATATACAGATGGTGATACATCGAAATATATTGAAGCAGAAACTGGATGGAAATGTTTAGAATTAGATTTAGGACAGGTTAAAAATGACATTGATTATATAACAATTTGGCATGAATATCCTCTTACAAGTGCAGAATTAGATGCGGTAAAGATATTCAATCATCGATTACAGGTTTCCACGGATGGCAAGACTTGGTTCACTTTATATGATTCAAGATATCAGCAAAGTGGAGGATACAAAGAGGATCCTAGCGGGAAAACTTATTATATAAATGATACTATAATAAATGATAACTTCTCTTCTGTTCAACAGAATATAGCAGGGATAAATACTACAATTCAAAACGTAGAGGAGAATTTAAGAACTGAAATTAAGGAAAGTGCAAATGGATTCAACGTAAATATTCAAAAAATATCGCAAGACTTGGAAAATGCAAAATCTGCACTGAACAATGCAATAGACTCCTTGAATACTTCGTTCAATGTTGAGTTAGGAAAAATTACAGGTATCATCGAAGGAATTGACGAGACGACTGATCAGAAGATATCATCTGCTATTCAGCAATCTGCTTCTGGTTGGCAAGGTGTTTTTAAGAAATATGGAATGTATAACGATGGTGTGTCTTCCGAACAAATAAATGTAACGATTGACGGAAAAGGCGTGCAAGTATTAAACCCATCTACTTCAAGAAGCACACAAATGACAACAAATGGATTTGAAGGATGGTATAACGGTAATAAAGTTTTCTGGATGCAAGAAGATGCCACAAAAACATCCCGTGTATATGCAGACAGAGGGGTAGAGTTGCCAACATTAAAAATGATTCCTTTGACAGTACAAGATAATAATAGTATTACACGAAATGGAATTGCATTTGTAAAAACAGGTGGTTCAAGTTAATAAAAGTTTTAAGATGTCGTGTACAGCATGACATCTTTTTATATAGATTGGAGAGTGATAAAGTTTGGCAGGAAGATACGAAAAAAGAATTGACGTTATTAACGAGACTGTAAATGCGGCTCAAAACACGTCCAACATAACAATTGCTCTGTATTTTAGGAGAACTGATTATTCTTATTGGGGATATAACCGTGAAGGAAGCGCATGGTATAGAATTGCGATAGAGGGAACTGGATATAATACAGGAAATGTTACTTGGACTTTTGATCTCAATGTTGGTCAGAATGTATGGGTTGAAATTGGACGAAAAACATTCACAGATATTCCTCATGATGCAAATGGTGATCTTAGTTTTACAATGTTTGGTGATATGTACTTTGGAACATCAGTGTCCCCAACGGCTGCGGAATTAGGTGGAACTGGACAGATTCGTAATGCATATTTTGGAAAACATATTGATAGAAATGTAAAGATTACTCAATTTGAAAAAAACAATTCTACTTCAGGAACGACTGTTGGGTTTAATTGGGCTACATCTGATAATATTGACGCATTACACTTATATGACGGCGACACAAAGCTTAAAGAATTCTCTGTTTCTGGCAAATCCGGATCAATTACATATACAGTCACACCAAACAGAAATTATAGGTTTCAAATTCGTGTCAAAAAAACTGGAACAAGCTTGTGGACAAATAGTGGATATATTGAACATTCTATTGGATATCCGTCAATCACGGGCGACTTCAATTTAAATATAAACTCTCCTATAAATCTATATTTTACCGGAACTACCCCAACATCGTCAGTATACTTATATGTTGGTTCAAAAGATGATGACAATTACTTTGCGGAAAAGAAGAATATACAGTCAAGTTATGTATCTATAACTCTCACATCTGATCAAAAAAATAAAATTTACAAACTTGCTGGTCTTAAAGAGTGGATTACTGTTGTTATTGTGCAGAACTTACATATCAACGGTATAGAAACACCATATCAACAATATTCTGCGACAATGCAATTGAATATTTCTTCTACAGCACCTGTATTTACAAATTACTCGTATAGTAATATTAACTATTCTGTGTCAAATATTATTGGCTCTAGCAAAGCTCTTGCGAATATACCATGTATGCAAGTTCAAATTAGCACATCAAACAAAGCTCACTCTTCTGTTTCTACAATTAGTAAATATGTATGCACCATTTCCGGTGGCAACAACAATAGTTTTAGCAGAACATATGAAGCACAGGAATCACAATCAGATGTATTGATCGATCTTGGAGCGATTACTGAATATGGAAGATACTCTATATCTGTTTATGCTGTAGATGCGCGTGGAATATCTTCTTCGCCGGTAGTAAAGCAAAACGCTTTTGAAGTAATTGATTATCATGTTCCACTTGCTACTACATTTGAGCTGAAAAGACTAGGAAATTTTGAAAAGGAAGTAAGTTTAAATGTTGTTTGTAATATCTCTAGGGTAAGCGGATATAACACATCTTTTACTTCTTATTATAGATATTGTAGGACTGGAACAAGTATGCCTTTATCATGGACTACCATAACTAATATTCAAGATGGCGGAATTGATGGAAGTGATTATAAGAAAATAATAATAAATTCTAATTTTTTAACACTAGAAAAGGGAGAATCTTATGATTTCCAATTTAAGTTTAAAGACAGGTTTTCTGAAGTAGTAATCAATCCATCTTTGTCTCAAGGTGTTGCGCCACTGTCTGTTTATGAAGATGGTACTGTTGCCATAAATCGTGTTCCTGATTTCAATCAGACAGATAGGGCAAAATTGCAGATTGACGGCGATATCATGATAAACAGAAACAGTGATAGTGAAGAGGTATTTGTTGCAGAATTCTTAGAGTCTATGAATACAAAGCTTAATACGATTGAAGAAAATAATTCACAAGTGTTGTCAAAACTTGAGGGGAAAATAGACAGGTCTGATATTGTTGATAATTTAACTTCCAGCTCGGCAACTGTTCCTTTAAGTGCAAATCAAGGACGAGTTTTAAAAGAACAAATTAATGGTGTTCTTACAGTTGAAACAAGAGACTTATATGGACAACCTTGGGGAAATTCCATGAATGTAAGATTAGTAAAACTCGGATCGATTTGTGTATGTAATATTTTTTGGACTGGAGCTACTGGCACAAGCAAAAGTGCAACTATATCCGAAATAACTATTCCTGATGGATTTAGACCTTATGGAACGGTTTTTGCTACTGCACAAAATGTTACATCTAACTCTACATATGGTGCCTCAACACGAATTCAAATATCAAACAATGGTAGGATTAGCTTTGTTACAGATAATACCGGGATGTTGGAACGACATGTTACATTCGCATACAGTATAGCTTAATGACAGTCAATATAGACTGTTTTTTATTTGAAACGAGGTGATCACAATTTACACAATAATTATGAATGACGACAAATCCCTCACTGCTACTGTCGTCACAACACTATATCAAAGAGAAAAATTAGCAGATAAAATTCAAATTTTAATCCCTCCGAATTATGGAGAATTGGACTTGAATGAGTTTACTGCCACATTAAAATACGTGGATCAAGCAAATGTTCCACACGCAGAAATTTTAAAAAAAGAAGCTGAATTGTATAAAGAACACATTCGATATGTTCTGCCAGTAGATACAGAATTAACGCAATATGCTGGGGACATTACAATTCGGTTGACATTCACAAAAACAGATATGGAAGTAAAAAAAGTGTTCGTAGTACATACTGGAGAACTTGTAATTAAAATTTCTCCTCTAAAAGACTACTACTCTTTCGTCCCAGATGAATCTCTTGAATTTGTTGATCAGATTGTTTCTGATTTACAGAATAAGATTTCAGCTCTGGATAAAATTGCCGATATATACGATAAAACAAAGGCAGATAATATTCAAATTAAAAATGGGAAAACACTGCAGCTGCTGTCAAACCATATCCCAATTGGAGACGAGGTTACTGTTTCTTCTGAAGGATCTGGAGGAGATACAGGTTGTGATGACTCATTTGATATTGTTGAATTTTAAAAATTAGGCGATAGAAAATCTATCGTCTTTTTATATATAAAAAATTAAGGAGGTACAACTCATGGCAGATTTAAAAGTGAAATTTGCAACAGGTGAAAAAGGGAAAATTGAGGAAGCAAAAACATCCGGAAAGTTGGATGCAAATGATTTCGTTGTCACAAGCGACACTGATGAACTTGCATTTATTAACAAAAACGGAGAAACAAAGTTTCTGAAGTCAAAATCATCTAAAGAGTACACGTTGAAAGGAACAGATCTTGGTGCTCTTAAAGCAGGACAGACAATTCCAAAAGAAATTGATATGGATGGTCTGCTTAATCTGATTACACAGAAATCAATTCCGGCAACTTATACAAAACCTAGCGTTACTTTAGTTAACAATTCAGGAAGCGCTGCAGGAAATGTTGAAGCTGGAACATCTGTTACACCAAAACTTAGGGCTACATTTAATAAAAATGATGCTGGTGATTTAACAGCTATTTCTATTAAAAAGGGAGCTGAAAGCGTAAAAGACGGAACAACATCTCCTCTTGATTATACTGGAGAAGCAATCGTTGTTGGTGATGAAACAGTTACATTTACTGCTTCTGCTACTTACAAAGAGGGAGCTATCAAGAATGATAATCTTGGGAATGAGTCACCAAATGGGCATATTCCTGCTGGTACTGTTACATCTAGTGGATATTCAATTACAGGACAGCGTAACGCATTTTGGGGAAGTGGTGTTGGAAAATTAGAAGCTCTTACTTCTGACGTAATTCGTAAATTAGCAAATAAGAGATTGAACGTAACTTCTGGAACAAAAATTTCTATGAAGGTAGAAACGGGTCAGCAAAACATTGTGTTTGTATTACCAGAGCCAAGAACTCTTACACAGGTTATCTATGATGACCTTGGAGACAAAGGAATGTTATCTTCTTTCACAAAATCTACAGTTCAAGTTGCTGATGCTAGAGGCGGACAGAATGGATTAAAGAATTATAACTGCTACGTCTATAATTTAAGCGTACCCGCAGCGGCACCTATGAACTTCACTTTTGCAATCGGATAAACTGAAAGGAGAAATTAAATTATGGCAAATTATAAAGAACAAGAATTATTGACTGTGGTTAAAGCCTATTCCAGAGCGAACCCACTGGCTTTAGACTCTTCTTCCGTTCATGATACCCAAGAAGCAGCATCTACATATGCAAAACAACCAAATGCTTATGCAGGTCAGATTATTACTGCAAAAGTGAATGGAAAATATAAAGCCTATGTTTTACAGGGAACAAATGGTAATTGTACTCTTGAAGCAGTAGGAGCTGATCCGTCCGCAATGAAACAATACGTAGTTGTTGGTACAAGACCTGAATCTGGTCAGCAACAGGGAATTATCTACATTGATACAAATGTAGGTTATATCTGGGATGGAGCAAAATGGGTAAAAGTATTCGAGGATGTATCTACTTCTATTACAGACTTCCAGAAACGCATCACAAAACTTGAGGGTGACATTAACCTAAAAGCAAATATTGCAAATGCAAACTTTACAGGAACACTGAAATTAGAAGGAAAAGATATTGCAACAAAGGAATATGCAGAATCGATTGTAAATGCTGCAAAATCTGAGGTTCCGATTGTAATTGATGAAGACCATCCGTTCCCTAATGAAGCATACAAAGCTGGACAGAAATATGTTGTTGCTCTTGCTGGAACATATCTCGGACAGAAGTGTGAAATCGGTGATTTAATTCTTATCGTAAAAGATTATAATGCTGAGTCTGCATCTAATGCAGATGGTATCGTGCTGCAGACAAATATTGATGGAGCTGTTACAAGTGCAGATGCTTCTGCTATCGATGGCGAAATCGTTGTTATGTCTGGTGCAACTGGTAAAGTAATTAAATCTTCCAAGGTTAACATTTCCGCTCTTAACAACGCTATTGCAAAAGTACATGAACATGCAAATAAAGTAAAACTTGACACATATGATAAAACGCAGACAGAATTACTTACTGCTGCTTCAACAGATGCACAAAGCAAAGTTGATGCATTAAAAGTTACTGTTGATAAAAAAGCTGATAAAGCTACTACTCTTGCAGGATATGGTATTTCTGATGCTTATAACAAAACAGAGATTGACGGTAAGTTGAAAACAATTTCTGATAATGTCAATACGAAAGTTGATGCTACAACAGTTGATTCTAAAATCGCTGCTGCAAAACCGGGTATCTTGTCTGAAGCAGCTCAATCTGCAAACGAAGCTCTTGAAACAAAAGTAGGTGATCTTGGAGAATCAGAAACAGTTGTTGACTATGTTAACAAAGCGGTTGGTTCTGGAGGAGCAGATGTGTCTGCACAGATCGACGAAGCATTAAAACAGGCTAAACAATATACGGATGATAAATTGTCTATTACAGAATTTTAGTCGTGAATAGCATAGAAAGTAGAGGTGCTATTTATGGCGAAAACAATATTAAAAGCACTCTCTACAGTTGAATCTAAGTTGCCCACGCTCCCACTTGAGGATGGGCAGCTTATTTTCGTTTACGATAAAAAGAAAATCGTGTTAGATAATCATGGTATTCGTACAGTTTACGAACAGATTCAAACAATTGAAAAGGAAGAACAACGTGTTGGTTTACTCGCACCTATTGATTCTTTTTATTTCGTAATCGAAACTTCTATACTGTGGAGATATGCAAACGGACATTGGATACAAATAACATCTCAACCGGCAGAAAAAATAATTTCAAAAGATTCGTACTTAAAGTTTCCTCCCATTGGATCTTCTAATCAAATTTATATCGATACAACAGAAAATGCTACGTATCGATGGGATGATAAGTCACTGAAATATTACTGCGTCGGGAGAGATTATATGAATATAAAAATTATAGATGGATGCTTTTGATTGGTTGTTACTTAGTAGCAACCTTTTTAATGGCTGAAATAGAAAGGACAAATATATGGCGAATACAACATTAAAAACACGTATCTTACTCAATAATAAAACAGCGGCTGAGTGGGCAAAAGACACGGAAACTGTCTGGCTTAAAGGTGAGTTCTTAGTAGAATCGGATACAAAAAAATGCAAAATTGGAGATGGTGTAAAGAAATATAATGAACTTACTTATGCTTATCTCACACCAGAAGAAGTAAATTCTATTGTTGCACAATCATCTCATACTCATTCTAATAAAGCCATTCTTGATGCTACAACAGCAAGTTTTACAACTGCTTTATTACAAAAATTGAATGCAATTGCTGCTGGAGCAGAGGTAAATGTACAGTCAGATTGGAATATTACAGATTCAAGTTCTGATGCATTTATCAAAAACAAACCAACTTCCATGCCAGCTTCTGACGTATCCGCTTGGGCAAAAGCGCCTACTAAGCCAAAGTATACAGCAACAGAAGTTGGAGCTGATCCTACGGGGAGCTCTGCAAAAGCACTTACAGATGCAAAAGCGTATGCAGATCAGAAAATTGCAGATCTCGTAAACGATGCACCTGAAACAATGGATACATTAAAAGAAGTATCAGACGCACTTGATGCAAATAAAAATGTAGTTGATGCATTAAATTCTGCAATTGGGAAAAAAGCAAATCAAGCAGATTTAACAACTCACACTGGAAATGCAGATATTCATGTGACAAAGGAAAAGAAAACTGCATGGGATGGAGCTGCTACACATGCTGGATCAGCACATGCTCCTGTAAATTCAGAAAGAAACACAATTATATCCATCAAAAAGAATGGTTCTGCTGTTCCGATTAATGAAGATCGCTCCGTGGATATTTCTGTTCCAACAAAAGTATCCCAATTGGCAAACGATGCAGGTTATAAAACAACAGATAACAATACGACATATTCCCTTGGAGTTGCAGCGAATAGTTCTGCAAATGGAACTGCAAAAATCAGATTGACAGGCAGTGATACAAAAACTACAGACATTGCAATTAAAGGAGCCGGTTCTACATCTGTAACAACGGATGCGGAAGGAAATCTTATTGTAACATCTGCTGATACAAAATATACACACCCAACAGGAGATGGAAATTTGCATGTTCCTGCTACCGGAACAACAAACAATGGGAAAGTATTAAAGGCAGGTGCAACAGCTGGCTCTGCAGCATGGGCGCAACTAACAAAAGCAGATGTTGGACTTGGGAATGTAGATAATACTTCTGACGCAACCAAGAGTGTTGCTTCCGCTGCTAAATTGACAACAGCAAGAAATATTAATGTAGGAGGAGCTGTTACAGCCACTGCTGCATCTTTTAATGGAAGTGCTGATGCAACGATTAATGTAACGTCTTTAAATGCAGCAAAATTAGTGCTTAATTCAGGAGATGTTTTAATTTTAGACGGATCAATTTAATTACGGAGGAGGATATGCTATGGAGGCAACAATCAAAGTTCAGCTTAAACAAGCTGTAAAAACAGAAAGCCAATGGCGTAGTTCTAACCCAGTAATCCCAGATGGTTGTATGGCTATTACCTCAGATAGAGGTAATGCCTACAAAGTTGGAGATGGATCGTCAGAGTGGAACGATTTATCATATAATACTGCAATTGCACAAGATGTATATTCGTGGGCGAAACAAGAAGGGAAGCCAAGCTATACAAAATCTGAAGTTGGTCTTGGTAATGTTGATAATAAAAGCAGTGAACAAATCAGAGCTGAATTGACAAAAAAAAATGTAGTTGATGCACTTGGATACACTCCTCTTGCTGCTTCTGCAGATTTATCTGTCAATAGTCTCACAATTGGAAATCACGCAAAATTATCTTATGACACGCAAAAGGAAGCATTAAAAATTTCATTTGTATAGGAGGTGACTGTTATGCCTGATTTTTCTGGATGGACTGGATATCAAACAATGGATGGAAATACAAACTGCCGTGCGTGGGCTGACTGGCAAACAACTCGCGTATTCAGGAATGGACAAGCTGGGTGGGATGTTAGAATTATTTTAAAAGCGAACAAGACAACATCGTTACCTACGTACGGTACTGGGAATACGCAAGTCGGTGCTCATCAAACAAATTCTTCTGTAGACACAAAGTATATGACTATCGTGCAGAGCGAAACAACATTTAGAGATGAGACTTTGTTTGTTCCAGCGGAAGCAGGCGCAGACATACCATTAGCAGCATATGCTAATATTCATATACCGAATGTAGTAAGTAAGGGAATCAAGTTTACAGTTACAGCCAAAAGAAATCTTTGGGGCGTTTATTTTGATGCAAACGGTGGATCTGGCGCGCCTAGTATGATGAAAAGACATTGGGGAGAAGTTGTATATATTCCAACTTCGTTTCCAACAAGATCTGGTTACACCTTTAAGGGTTGGACAAAAGAACAAGGTTCGTCCACTATCGGCTACAGCCCAGGTGATCCTATAGGGGACGATGCAGATGTAACATTATACGCAGTCTGGAGTCAGAATGTAACAAAAACATGGAGTATTATATATAACGCAAATGGTGGGTATAATACTCCGGAAAAACAGACAGCAAATGTGGGACAATCTATTACTATTACATCATCTAAACCAACACGTAATGGTTATACATTTCTTGGATGGTCTACATGGTCTGAGGCGACAGAGCCAGAAATTGCATTTACGCCTGGATACTCTTACAAGTCAGATTATAATTTTACTCTTTATGCTGTATGGAAAGAAAAAGGAAAACCTAAATTTACATTTTCTAAGTCTTATGATTGTATTCCTTATGGAATTGGAGCAGTTGAAGAATTGGTGATGAATGCAACAGTTGAGAATCCAGAAAATCTAAAAATATACTATAAGATATGTTTTGTTGATGATGCAGATGGTACAGTAAATGATTATGCAACCAATAGTAATGGATTAACAAATATGATTGAGACTGGAATCGCATCGGCAAATTTGACAGTTCAGCCAGATATCTTAATTCAGTCGATCAAAAATTGTAATAATGAGCAAAGTTTTAAAATTGTAATATGTTCAAATTATGATAATAATTTTGATATATCAAACACTGCAATAAATAAAGAAATTGTCTCTATAAGGTTATATTACAATAAACCAGTTATACAGTCACTTGATGTATCTCACGCTCCGCATAATAGCGCGCAATTAGTGGGTGTTGTAAAGCTTTCTGATAATTTCATAAATACGAGTTTTCGAGGAAATGGAGAGTCCGTTTATATAGATAATAAACTGATGGAACTTGGCGAAGACTATGGCGATGATAATAGATTTGACGTGGATGGAGTAAATACATTACGTTATGTTTTCAATTTTAATGTAAATAAAATTTCAGATGTAAGTCATATATTTAAATTAGCTGTTGATGACGGATTTTTTAAAACAGAACAAACAGTAAATCTTGGCAGATTAAGTTCTGATGAAAATATTTATATCTATCAGGACGGAACCATCGAAGCAAATGGTTTTCTATTGCTAAACAATCTTATATTTGGAAATGAAGATGTTATTTTATTTAATCCAGGCGGTTTTGTTACTGCCAAAAGTTTTAAAAAGATATCTGAAGGCGTTTATTTTTGTCCAAAGGTTTTGGAAGCGTTTGGGCACACACAAAGGACAGGTGGTTGATATGGGTTTAATCAACACAATTAAATATAGTCTAACAAATTATGTAAAAAGGAATCATTTGTAGACAACAACATCTTGGAACTTGGCGTTTTTGAACGGAGACAGTGTGACAGGAAGTTGCAGAAACTTCAGAATAACAATAAACAAATCAACTCAGAGGATAGTGTTTAATAGCACTACCCTCTTTTTTATATGAAGGAGGACAAAATTATGTCAGAACTTACAGGATTAGAAACAATTAGTATTGAGGAACTCGAAGAAATTTTAAAACAGAATCAGGAAAATGAAGAAACTCAAGAGGAAAAATAGTTCCAACAAAGGAAGGTGATAAGAAATGAGTATATGTGGAGGTGTTGCAGGTAGGAGAGGCAGAAATCCTATCGGTATTTTTATTCACAATGATGCAGGTGATAGTTCTATGAATGCAGCTTATTGGGCTAATTCTTTAGCAAATGGCAGTCATAACAAAGAGGAGGGATTCGCTCACGCATATTGCGGAAGTGATGGTATCCAACAGGTGGAAGACGACGCAAACTGTGCTTGGCATTGTGGAAATACAAACGGCAATACAAATTATCTTAGTATCGAAGTTTGTCAGAGTATGGGAGACTTAAATACATTTAAAGCAAATGAGGAACGTGCTTTGCAGTGGTGCGCTCAAAAGTGTAAGCAGTATGGAATCACCCCTAATGAAAATACTATTCGTTTACACCAAGAAGTGTTTGCGACAGCTTGTCCGCACAGATCAGTAGAGATTCACAGTGGTGCTGCGCAGACAAAAGTCTATTTTATTAACCGTATCAAGGAGCTTATGAGCGGAAGCCAAAGCGCAGCTATCACAGATATTGAACAGGAAGGAGAAAATGAAGAGATGAGATGTTTATTTACAGTAGAAGGTAAGGGTGCAGTTTTTTACTTTGACGGTTATAAAGTAATAACATTAGGGCATCCAGATGAACTGAGAATCGTTCAGCAGATTTACAAAGATAACAACGGGAAAGATATGCCGTGCTACAAATGGAGTCCAAGCGCTCCATGGTACGCAAGATTGATGGCAGTCATTAATAGAAAAGAAACTACGTCAATTTAAGAAAGCGTTGATATCTTTATACATAACGGTTAGTTTTTTCTAACTATTATTTTATGGGTAGTTGAGGTTAATTCCTCTTCTACCCATTTTTTTACCTTTTTGTATCCTTCATTTTACAAATGGCACTAATTCGTGTATAATGTGTATACGAATATATGTTTGGAGGTGCAAAATGGCTGAAGTACGAGCAATTAAACGTGGCAAAAAGTGGCAGTATATATTTGAAATTGCAAAAGTAGGAGGCAAAAGACAAAGAATATCTAAAAGTGGTTTTGACACAAAGGGTGCTGCATTGGAAGCGGGCACAAAGGCGAAAGCGGATTACGATAACGCAGGAATTGTCGTAAAAGAAAATGATATATCTCTTCATGATTATCTTGAGATATGGTTGGAGCAATATTGTGATGTGAATTTGAATCCACAGACAGTACATGGATACCGTAAAAAAATTAGACTTTATATTGATCCGGTACTAGGGAAATATCGAATAACTTCGTTGACACCAATTATTCTTCAAGATTTTATAAACGATAAATTTAATGAGGGATTTTCGAGAAATACTTTGAGCAGTATAAAAGGAATTTTAAATAAAAGTCTTAAACATGCGGTATCAAAATATCAATTTCTAAAATCAAACCCTATGAAAGAAGTTGAGCTACCCATGGCAACAGCAAAAGCAAAAGTTCCAACTAGGAAAAAAGTCCGTGTTCCTGTAACAAAGGAGCAATTTGAGAAAATTATAGATCGATTCCCGGAGGGAACTTCACAGCACATTCCTCTTATTTTAGGATATAAGTGTGGATTAAGACTAGGAGAAGTTTTCGCTCTTGATATTATGAAAGACTTTGACGAAGAAAGTAAAGTAATTTTTATCAATCATCAAGTACAACATAATGATACTAAAAATTTTTGGTATTTGTCTAATCCTAAATATGATTCTAAACGTACAATAGATTTGGACGATGAAACATTTAATTTACTATTACGAAAGAAAAAGCAGATGTTAAAAGATATGGATTACTATGGAGATATGTATACAAGATTGTATTTAACAAAAGATTTAGAAATTACTGACGAATATGATGAATTGAATCCAGATAATTATATTGAGTTCAACCCATTAAACAGATACCAGGATGGTAGATATATACAGCCTAGAATTATGCAACATTGCGGAAGAATTGTTCATTATCAATTAGATCTTCCTGATTGGGACTTTCATTCTTTAAGACATACACACGCTTCTATTTTGTTAGCCGCAGGTGCAGATATTAAATATGTCCAAGATAGATTGGGACACAAAAATATCGAAACGACTTTGAATGTTTATAGTCATGTAATGGAAGAAATGAGAAAAAATAATGTAGAAATTTTAAATGGATGCTTCTAATTTATTAAATACCAGCTGTGTACTTGTGTACCACTTATATCTTAGGTACACAAAATGTACACAACTGGTATTATTTTTTGTTTTTTAGAATGTATTGTGTAATCTAAACAAACTTATACAAATTGAACAGTCCCTTATTCTAAGCCAATTTTCTTAGAATTTTCCTTCTTTTGCTGATTCCTCGATCGCTACTGCAACAGCAACAGTCATTCCAACCATCGGATTGTTACCAAATACAAAAACGCAGCTTTTATTGTACTTATTTGTATCTATTCGTACTCAAATTCCATGAAAATAGAGACTTAACACAGATTGTGCGTATTTATTTGTATCTATTTGTATCCATAAATATTTATCGTATTTATATTTTGGTACACAAAATGTACACAACCTGTATACCATTTATAACGCTAATCATTGCTCTGATATGATTCGTATTTTTCAAGGAACTTTTCGAGAGAAGATTTTCTAATTCTGAACGATTTAAATTTTAATACAGGAATCATTCCTTTGTCAATAAGTTCATATACATAATTTTTATTAACGTGAAGTATACTTGCAACTTGAGCAACTGTATATACCATTTCTTCCATTATATTACACCATCCTAAATTATTTATTAAATCATATTTCCAATAAAAATATCATAAAACTGTATTACCAAACAATAAATCATAATTACACTGATTATAAAATATGGAATATCATATCGATCTATTGTGTCGCCAGTCGCTTTAAAAAGAATAAAAGTAATACTAATTGATATGAATAATATGATTAGGTTTACAAGTATGTAACTTAACATATATCACCTACTTTCCTGTTGAGCCAATACCGCCAGTACGTTCAGTTGTGATTTCTTCTTCATCTGCAACACCGAATGGAACAAATACAGCCTGTACAATTTTTTCTCCTGATCTCAATTCCAAAACATCATTTCCATTATTTTTAATACTAATAAAAATATGTCCCTCATTATCCGCAAAGAAATAATCTGCGTCCACAACAGGAACTGTATTTGAAATAGTCATTCCTTTTTTAATTCCAAGACTACTGCGTGGAAAAATCAACATAACATATTCTTCGCTCATTTCACATCTAATTCCAGTTGGTATCATTAACTTTTCACCTGGACAAAGTTTCACATCAAATGGAGTACAGATGTCATGTCCTGCGCTAAATCTTGTGCTACGTTTTGGCAGATTTATTTCTTTATATTTTTTTCGTATGTCTAAAATATTATCATTACCAAATGCATTTGAACAATCACCTATGAATTGTTCTTCACTTACTTTTCTAAAAACTGCTACTTTTCTCATAAATTAAATCACTCTCTTTCTAATAATTTTTGCTTTTACCATGTCATCCATAATGACAGACAGTCTCGCATATACTGTTCTATAAACATCGTTCTTTTCTTCGTTTGTATATTCTCTGTCGTAAAATGCTGTATACAATGTATCGTTACACACATCCATGACATCATATCCAATATAGTTATCTAAAGATGAGACAAGAAATTCTGCAGCAATTACTGTCTTTGACTTGTTCTCATATAGAGGAAGAAACAGCTTATAATTTAAGCCGTACTTCCTGAATCCAAAATTGGTTAATTTACTATGTGTACATTGTCTATGTAATTTAAGCTGTTTCATGATCTACTACTCCTTTAATTTGTCTCGTAAAAATTCTATATATTCATTCCATTTCCCTATACTGTGAATATATTCTTTACCTTTTAACCCTTTTGCTATCATGTCATTTTTGATATCATCATAAGTATTCTTTTTAGTAGAGAGACTGCGTATGAAATCATTTGTCATATGACTTATACCTAAAACTTCTTTTTGAGGTATGTTTTTGATAATGTTTTTATACACAGCAAAATCTTCGTCTGGAATAATATACTTTGTTTTAGGTAGATTTTTACTACTAAAAGGGCTAATGCCAGAACCATTTGTTCTAGGTTTTAATAATGGAATAATCTTCTCAATATCTTTTGCATTGAATCTAAACAAAACTTCCGAATCACTTTCTTCAATATCTGATACAATATCTTGTCCGTATAATTCTGTAAGTTTCTTCAGAACGTTATGCCCACGAATCAATGATGGAATATATGCCTGTAATATTGATCTTCCATAATGGAAAACTTTATTACCATGCTGACAATCTATGTAAACATCGATATCTTCTAATGTGCCATTCAGTTTTCTTCCATATTGATTGTTTCGCAAATCATACGGAGCTTTTAATCTATACGTTCCTTTATATCTCATCAAATATGACAATTATTTATCACCATCCTATTCGTCATAAAAATTTTCTCTTTTATCTGAAGCAGCGCATAAAGAAATAGCAAACAAACTGGTAGCTACTCCGATAAAAATCCAACCATAAATCCTATAAATACGCTCATATCAATACTCCTCGTAAAATGTCTCTTTACTTATTTTCTTTTTATTATTCGCCTCTGCAGCAAGAACTTTATTTAATGCTTGTTTACGATCGTGAAACACGACTTATTCTAAATCAGAATAATTAAATAAATAAGCATGGTTGTCTACTTTGTCGCATCCAACAAAATAATCTTCTTTTACTGTTCTGATTATAAGTTGGCATACATCAAATATGCCAACCGTAGGAATGATTCTTGCATAATACAGAATATCTTTTACTTTTACTGATTCTCCCATAGAACCACACTTCCTTGCTCTAATGTTTTCTTGACATCAATCACTCTCTGGTTTGTACTGCCTGCCCAGTGATATGTAACGTCTCTCTTGTCTTCTTCATAGCGCCCATCTACAAGTACATCACACTGTTTTACAATTTCTCGGCGCATTTTCAGGAACTTGTCTCTTTCTGGATTAAAATCATCAGTAACAACTGGATACATGATTTGTTCCCATGTGTATCCGGAATACAGCCAGATTGTTTTTTCTGGATATGAAAGACGAATTTCATTAACCAAATCCAGAACGGATTCAAGATTATTTGTATTCAAAGGATCGCCACCAGTAAATGTAATGCCGGCAATATAGTCTTTTGATAGTTCATTGAATATTTCATTTTTAGCTTTTGTATCAAATTTAGCTCCATCATTCGGATCCCAAGTAATAGGATTCTGGCAATTTTTACAATGGTGATCACAGCCAGAACACCATAAACAAACCCTTAATCCTGTTCCGTTCATCATGTCATCGTGAGTTATATCATGATATTTCAAATTAAATTACCACCCTTTCTTTTGTGGGTTATCATTTGAGACAACCCACAATAATTTTACATACTCTTTCTGTCTGCAATTTCAGCCATCTTTGCATCATTCAATCTTGTATCTCCATGAACTCTTGAATATGACAGATATCCATTCATTCTTTCAATCTTTGTCAAATCGCTACTTCCACAATTCGGACAAATATCCATATTTAATTCTTCATGCCCGCAATTATTACAGTACGCAAGTGATAAATTTACGCCTTCATAAAATCCCATTGACATTGCCCGTCTTACAAGTGTCTTAATCGCTTCAGTATTATATCCAATCGGGTACTTACAGTACTGAATACGTCCACCTTCGATATAATTCCAAAATCTATGTTCTAAGTCCTGTTTCTGAATTGGTGTAATATCCTCCCAAACACCACAATGAAAACTGTTGCTTACATATTCTCTATCTGATACACCAGGAATGATTCCATATTTTTTACGAAACTGTTTTACCTGAAGTCCACATAAATTTTCTGCTGGAGTACCATAAATTGCATACAGCCAGCCATCTTCTTTTTTATACTCTTTTACTTTCATATCAATATATTTCAATGTTTCAACTGCAAATTCACCATCCTCAACAAGAGATTTACCATTGTATAACTGCTGTAGTTCATTTAATGCTGTAATGCCAAATGACGCAGTCATAGGTTTTAATAATGGTTTAATCTTATCTGTTGGATTCAAATGTCCACCCAGAAATCCGCCCTCACAATATCCAAGCGGATTAGTTGACGCTTTCATCTCACCCAGATAATCATACGTTCTCTGATGTAATTTACGAATCATTTCAAGATAATAATCAAGAACTTCATGAAAATCTTTATTTTCTTGTCTTGCCTTTGCAAGAATCATCGGGAGATGTAATGATACTGCACCGATATTGAACCTTGAAACAAAAATCGGTTCATCATTTTCATCCGCCGGCTCCATTCCCCCTCGTTCATACCAAGGAGAAAGAAATGCTCTACACATATTCATCAATTGTCACCAATTGTACTGACTAGCTTTTCCCTCTAAGATGTCCTAATTCTCGTCATCAGGCGGTATCTTTGGAAACAGTGCTTATCTCTGTTTCTACGACGCTACACTCATCACGTCTAGTCGATTGACCTTGTATAAAAGGCACAGCTTCATCTATAGTACAAACGATCTCTCTCCTATAGACCTATCTGTTAGCAATTCAAACGAATCACACCCACTAAGCAAGTGGTTTAATACCGTTTTACATGGGCTGATTTGCACTTACCCATAGGACTAATAACTTTTCCGTATTTATGGTACATTTTAGACACTGTTGTATCTCCATCTAAACTTAACCAGTCTGGATACATTGTTTTTGCAGAAGTTTTAATTCCTTCTTCAAACAAGTCTTCGTTTACTTTACCTTTTCCGTGTAGCTCTTCTGTATAAAGAAATACAAGTTTTGGGAACAATACAGGCTTTTTATTTCCGTCTTTTCCTTGTCCTTCTCTATGTACTCTAAGAAATGTTTTTGAAGCCATTTTAGCAAAAGAATCTGTTCCCAGACCAAATGTAATGGTGATGAAGGGATAGTCCCCTCTGCTGGATGAGACAGTATTAAATTTGTATTCGAGTCCTTGATAACCTTGTGCCATATCACGTTCTACTTTTCTCATAGCGTAGTCATGAGCTTTCTGTTCAAAATCTGAATGTCTATAATCCAGTAAGTTATCTGCAATATCATAAAATTCACGTTTGTATTTTTCATAACTCTTTTCAGCATATGGCACTAACACTTCGTCAATCTGTGGAAGTGTAAAACCACCATATTCCTGACTCGCAGCGCTTAATGTAATATCACCAATCACATCAAATGCTGTGTCTAATGTTTTTGGCTCGTTATACCACACATTACCCATTTCGAATCCACCACGCATTACTTCTGCGACATTAAACAAGCAACAGTTCCCTGTTGGAATTCCTCCTTCCAAAATAAAACTATGATCATCTTCTACTTCAAGACACCAAACCTCTGCTTTTGGATTAAGACAGTCTGGAACGATATTTTTTACCTTCCATGTTCTATCTGCCTGATTTGAATTGATTTGATAGTTTATTGTTGTTTTTTTTCTAACACCATAATTTGTTACTTCTCCAGTTTTGTTTTTTGTTGATGTAACATAATATCCAGCAATGTTTAATAAGTCATATATTTCGTTATTTAAATCTCCGGTCACCTGAACGCTTCTAAATTTTATATTTTCACAATTTGTTAAAGCGCCATCAGCCGATAAAAATCCATCAATATAATATTTAATATTTTCACAATTTAACATCAACCATGGTATTTTTTTCTCATGAATGTTCACCATTCTGACAATCCCATCACCATATAAACTCTGCGGATATGTTACAGAATATCCAACATCTGAGAATCTATTTGCAAATTCATTTTTATGTCCACATAATCTTACATGCATTGTTGGTATTTTGTTATCTTCTACAATAGCCCCATCCCCCATAGAAAATCCAAGACACCATAACAATTTTTCAGTTTTGTTTAGTTCATCCCATGAATAATTTGTTATATCTGGAGCTGCGATTAATTTATCTCCAATTTTTAGATCTGTTGTCTCACTGCCGTCTTTCAAAATCCATCTATGGTTTGCAGTGCAAAATACATCTTTTGTTTTGCTCGAACCTCTTTTAAAAGTTACTTTATTTATATTTTGCCATCCATACGACTTAACTATTGCATTTTTCCATCTGCCTTTATGAGTTAAAACTTTTACATTGTCACCGTCTTTAAAATCATAAAAAGATTTAACTCCAAGTTCGGTAATGAAACGTGTGTCTCTTCTAAAGCAGTTCATCGTATCCCTTCTAGCTGACATGTCATGAATATAAATATATCCATCATTGATAGCCTGCCTTTCTTCTACTGTCAGGAAGAATTTCTTATACAACTGCTTGTTCAATTCATTAAATACAAGACTTCGCTTTGTAGATACGAGAGCACTATCAGTGTTACTGTTTTCCTTATCCCCGATGTACATAATTTTCTGACTCTCTTCGTATACCGTATCCATCATATGTACAAAATCAAGTTTATAATTACGATATTGCTGATACTGATATCCTACTTTTGGAAACAAATCAAGAAGTGTTTTTTCTACAATATTATGAATAAAACCTACAGGAACTTCGTCATTCTCAAAGTCTTCTTCATCAACCTCGTTAAGAACTCTGTTGCAGATCATTCCATATTCATCTTGTGAAAATGTAAAATTTTCTCTCTGTGCAGATTTATCAATAGCATTAATAATTTTCTGTTCGTTATACTCTTCTAATGTTCCATCCTTCTTAATTACTTTCATCAAACACATCATCCTTTCTTACTTCTGAGAACTATCTTTTGCTGTCTTCGTTGTAGTTCTAGTTCTTTTGGTTTTCTGTTCCGTTGCATTATTCTCTTCTTTCGGTTTGTTTTCTTCCAAATCTTCATCATCAGAATCAGACCATTCATCATGACTTTTGTTACTTCTAAACTCTTCCATAGTCACATCTGTACCTTTGAATGCACGAATACATTTTGCAACACCTTCAAACAGCGCCCAGATTGGGATCCACATTGTTGTACCGATTGCGAAAATCACTGTACCCAGTTGATTAAAATCCATGTTCGTCTCACCTCCTAACAAAACCACTACCACCATCTCTCACGTTTAAACATAAATGAGAGGTGTCATCAATATTTCCATGTGTTTTCGTGTGTCCAATACTATCAATTACATATTCTTCTTCTCCTAATCTAACTGTGATGAAATCGTCAGGATACATCCCTAACTCTCTCATCAACATCCCACTTGTTCTAATCAATTTATTTATTCTCCCTCTCTCGTTTTTAAATATTCAAATATTTCATCTACTAAATCATCGATATTTTTACCGTCGTTGTTATAAAAGATTCTATCTGCTAATTCTTCCGCACCTTTAAAATCTTTATTGTCATGTAAAATCCTACGATCAGCTTCTTCTTTTTTATCTCCACGTTTGGATAATCTGTTTCGAATTGTCTTATTATTTGCGTATATATAAATAGAAATGTGTTCATCTAACTCATCTTTGATATCTCTATAACCATCCGGAGTTAGAATCACGATTGATTTGTTATCAGATCTGGATATTTCATCGAGAGGAGAACCATAATACCACGTTCCGTCTACTGTGTCATATTTCTTCCACTCTGCAAAATATCTTGTATTAATAAGCTCTTTAAATTCATCATCGGTAATAAAGTTGTAATCAATTCCGTCAACTTCACCTTTTCTTGCCGGTCGTGTTGTAGTCGTTACAATCTTTTTATATCCTCTTTTCACAAGCTCATTCACAATTCTGCTTTTCCCACTTGCTGTTTTCCCAAAAATAATAATCGCCATTATTCAGACTTCACCTCTGTTTCTTCTGCAATAATTGGTGTTTTATTAATAAACAATACTCGTCCATTATCGTCTACGCACATTGCTTTATATAATGTAACTTTGCATTGGTGCTGTTCTGCATCAACATATCTTTCACATGCATCTTTTACAGGACAATCATTTTCTTCATGTTTACAATAATAAATCATATCTGACATTATTCATTTGTTCCTTTTCTGATATTCATTTTATCACAGATTTGACTCTCAAATCCTTTAATATATTCCATTAGTTCCTCTTCAAAAGCATCTGTTTTGTTATATCCGCATGAAAACATTTCCGGACACATTCCGTTTCTGTACACACATTCTCTAACCATTCTGCTTGCTGCTTCTGGTTCAAGTTTAACAATTTCATCTCTAATCATTCCAAACGCTTTTCTTGTTTCATAGCTTGCACAATTACACAACCTCTTTCGTGCTACATTGATTAATGCCTGAAAATTAAAGTAATATGTTGCACTCTGCAGTGTATTTCTGTTTGGTGCTTCATCATAATCATTTCTGTCATTTCTAAGACTTGAAACAAACGGAACAACACCATTAGAATGACGTACCAAATGTCCATGTACAAATTGTGGTGCATTATAAATCTTTAAAATTACAAATCCAAGTCTGATTGGAGAATGCTCTGCCATAAGAAGTCTCAGTTTCCAATCATGATCTGGATAAGAACCTTTATCCTTTCCAATTGTAGTCATTGTTGCATCTTTAATCTGCTGCCACATATCTTCAGCCCATTTGATTTCTACTCGCATTTTTGTTAAATCTGGTTTATTCATGCTAGTCCTCCAAAGCCCACAGTTTCATATCTTCTTTGAATTTATTTTTTACATACTCATCTTCCGAGTGGAGCACAACTGTGCATTCTCTTTCGAGTCCAATTCCCATAATCCCAAGAATTGATTTAGCATCAATCTGATATCTCCCACAAATATAATCAATATCTTCTTCATAATTGTCACAAACCGTTGCAAATAGCATTGCATTTTTTACAGTATTTAATTTAATTCTGATTTCCATAATTTTAGTTCCTTCCTATTATAACGTTGTTTCGGTATGCAGAATAACTACATACCCAACATCTCAATTAATTGTTCTTCATTAATAATCTGAACACCCAGTTCTTTTGCTTTTTTATTTTTACTGCTATTGGATTCTATATCGTTATTGATTAAAGCAAATGTGGATTTTGTTACAGAACCTGTTACTTTCCCACCGAATTTTTCAATAGCTTCTTTTACTTCATCACGATTTTTGAATTTATATACTTTTCCGGTAACAACAAATGATTTGCCATTCAAAGAATTGTTTGTTTTAGAATTGTCTTCTGATTCAAACGTCATAAGAGAAGCAAGATAATCTGCAATATTACTCATATCTTCAAACCAAGAATGAATATTGTTATTTAATACATCTCCAAAACCGTCAAGCTGCGTAAAGTCATAATAACCAACGCTTGCATCTCTAAACTTGTCCCATGTACCAAAAGCTTTAACCAACTCTTTTGACTGTGATGTTCCAATCCCAGGAACACTTAATGATGCAATAAATTTATCCAATCTTACGGTTTTACTATTTTCAATTGATGTTCTTAACTTGTCTACTGATTTCTTTCCAAATCCAGACATTGTAGATAACCTATCATAATACTGGTCAAGATTGTAGATGTCTGTAATCTCTGTAATCCATCCAAGTTCAATGAGTTTCTTAATTGTTTCTTCTGACAAACCTGAGATATCCATACCTTTCTTGGAAACAAAATGAGAAACTCTTCCTAGTAGCTTGCCTTTACAATGAGGATTAACACACATTAAAACTTCTGAATCGTTTTCTTTTACAATCCGAGTCTCTCCGCCACATACAGGACATGTTGTAGGAATATCTGCATCCATAGCATTTGCATCGCAGGAAATAATCTGTGGAATAATTTCATTCTTCTTTACAACTGTTACTGTTGATCCGATAGAAATATTCAATTCTTTCATAATGCTAATGTTGTGCAATGAAGCTCTACTCACTGATGTTCCTGCCAAATCAACTGAATCAAAAATTGCTACTGGCGTAAGAGTTCCTGTCTTGCCCATACTCCATTCGATTTCTCTCAATACAGTTTCTTCTGAGTCCTCTGCGAATTTAAATGCAATAGAATGTTTGGGATGATGACCTGTCATTCCAAGTGACTCTCCGTATGTAATATCATTGTACGTTGCCACTAAGCCATCAATCGGAAAGCTCTTTTCCTTTGCACGTTTTCGTAATTGTTCTACCACAATATTAATAAATTCAGCATTGCAATTTCCACGAATAGGTAAAAATGGAACAGTGTCAAATCCTATATCTAAAGCATACTGCAATCTATTGATAAAACTACTTGACGCAATATCTGTTGGCACTTTCCACGCGATAAATTTAATATGGCGTTGTGCTGCAATTTTACTGTCTAATTGTCGTACAGATCCAGAAGCTAAATTTCTCGGATTCTTATATTTTTTATCGTCTGGCAATGACTTATTGATTTTGTCAAAGTCTTCATATGTAATAATCGCCTCTCCTTCGATTTCAAAATGACCTTTATAATCAATCGATAACGGAATATTTTCAAACACTTTTGCATTATGTGTAATCAATTCGCCGATCTCACCGTCACCACGAGTTTCTGCCTGAACCAACTCTCCATTTTCATATGTAAGAAGACATGTCAATCCATCCATTTTCAGACTTAAAATACAGTCTTTATCTCCAGCAAATTTTACTAAATCATCTACAGATTTTGTTTTATCCAGTGATAGCATTGGATGGGAATGTTTAACCTTTTCTAGTTCAGATTTCACCTCATACCCAACGGACTGTGTTGGCGAATTCGTATACACAACACCAGTTTCATTTTCAAGCTCCGATAATTCATCGAATAATCTATCGTATTCTGCATCAGAAACATCAGATCTTGCTTCATTATAGTAAGCATCTCTATATTCGTTTAGCTGCTCTACAAGCTCTTTAATTCTTTTGACCTTATCCATCAAATCACTCCTTTGCATTTTTTCTTCGTTCATAATCATCCAACATGAAGTTTAATTTTGGACAAAACCCTCTATCTTCTAATGTTTGAATCACGTCATCAACTTCGTATTCTGAATTTGAAGAAATAGTTTCTTCATATACAACATCAGATTTTCGTTCTCCACAAACTGCACACTCGGATACGGAAACAGCCATAACATGTTTGCACTCATAATCCATGACGATTGTGTAATATTTTCCGACTTCTTTATATTCGTGATTACATTTAAAAAATTTAAACATTCAATCATCCTTTCATTTTCTGAATTTTATATGCGTCTACAACATTTTGCATTAATGCCAATCTTGTAAGAAGACCAACACCACCTGGTACCGGCGTAACATATGTATTATTTAGATATCTCTCAAAATCAACATTGTTTACATCACCACATAATTTTCCATTCTCATCTCGATTAATTCCAACATCTACAATAAGCTCACAAAAATCTGAAAAGTCTGAAAAATCAAAATAGTTTGGAACTCCAACTGCAGAAAAGGCATAATCTACATTTCTAGTGTAGTATTCTGTGCTCATAGTCGTACTATTGCAGCATGTAACAGTTGCACCTTTTTCGATCAACATATTAGTCAACGGAAGTCCAACAATTTTACTTCTGCCTAATACACAGCAGTCTTTGCCTTTAAATTCAAAGTCATTGTATTCCATCCAATCGATAATTCCTTTTGGCGTACATGGTTTGAAACAACTATCTCTTCTAAATCCATCCACATCTTTTTCTGTTGGAATCAGATTCTGTAATCTTTCCAAATTATATTTACCTGGAATTGGAAGTTGAATAATAATTCCATCTGTATCAGAATTTGCAATATCTTTTATAATACATTCGACTTCCTTCTGTTCTGCCGCATTGGAATAAATATTTACATGACGCATTTCCATTCCGATTTCATCGCAATCTTTTTGCTTTCCTTTAATATAGGAATTTGAAGCCTTATCATCATCAATCTGAATTACGACAAGGACTGGTTTTTTATAAAGATGTTTGATCTCTTCTTTTAGTTCCTTCTTTTTAATGTCTACATAGTCTTTGCAAGATACAATTTCAGTTCTCATTTTCTATTTCTCCATTTCCTAATCTTCTTTTCGAACCTTTCTGCTTGTATAAAATTAGATAACATAACTAGATAAGTAATGATGTACAAACTACAAAATAAGATCAAAAACCAAAATATAATTTCAATTTTGTTCATCCTTATTCACCAACTTTATTATTTGATTCTGCTTTGTCGATTGCAATTCCAAGAAGTGTTTTTAAGTAATGAATATCTTGAATTAATAAATCATTCTGCTCTTTTATTAAATCTCGATATTCAGAATAAGTGTTTCTAACTTTTACATTTGTCACAATATTTAAGATTTCAACAATTGCATATATCACAAATAAAATTGAAAAACTTAATACAATAACATTATCTACGTTCATTGTCAACTCTCCTTTTTAATAATTTCTGCATAGATGTATTTCTCGCTAAATTAGCTTTTTTCTTAATAGCTCTGTTCACAGTTGTTACATCTCCAAAATGAAAACACCGTTCTTTCATTCGTGTGAGTCCTACGTAAATCAAATTTGAATTTAGCATATATGTATGTGCTGATGGAGTAATCAAAATAACTACTTTTATACTACTTCCTTGAGATTTATGAATAGTAATGCAGTATCCCAATCCACACATTTGCATTGCACTTCTATCGTACTCAACCAGAACATCGTCAAATTCAATAACAACCTTGTTTTGAGTTATCTCTCTAATTTTTCCGGTTTCACCATTTGCAATAAAAGTTTCTTTCGGAGCATCTTCTGAAACAAAATCATCTTCGTAATAAATCATTGCGTGATAATTATTTACATTTTGAATAATTATGTCATCTTTATAGTAGACTACATCACCTATTTTCATATAAGATTGGCTTCCATAATTTTTATTCGCTATTTTCTGTAGCTGATTATTAATTTCTACCTGACCAAAATCGCCTTTTTTATAAGAAGTCAACACTTGAATATCGTCCACTGTGTAATTTGTAGACAATAGTTTCTTATATAAAGCTATTACATTTTTTACAAGTACGCTTGAGCCAACATTAATAAAAGCATAGTCTTTGTTTTCTCCAAAATATGTACACTGCTGTTTTACATCTTCAAGATATGTCTTACATTGTCTTACATCTGTTGCAATTTTCATCAAACCACCTTCGCCATATCTAAACACTTTAGTAAGCGTGACCGTTGGAATCAATTTTGACTGCATAAAATCATGTAACAAATTTCCACATGAAACAGATGGTAACTGTGCGTTGTCTCCAATCATAAGTAATTTTGTATGTTTAAAGTCAACCGCATCTACAACATGCTTAAACAGATTTAAATCAACCATAGAAAACTCGTCTATAATCAGAACATCACAAGTCATTTTTGCCTCTTCGTTGTATCCCCAATTGTTAGGCGGCATATACCCAAGACCTCTATGAATTGTACTTGCATGTTCATTTGTATTTTCTGACAAGACTTTCGCAGCTTTTCCAGTAGGGGAAAACAGTTCATATGATTTATTATTGTCTTTTAACATATGTATAATTGCTTGTGTAGAAAATGTTTTTCCTGTACCGCCGGATCCATTTAGAATACAAATATTATATTTACATATGTATTCAAGAATCTTTATTTGTTCATCTGATAACTCACAATCATTATTAATGATTCTATATTTCTCGATATCGTAATCCCATGAAATATTGTTCTTTAATCCATCAATTATCGTTTCTGCAATAGCGCTCTCTGTTTCGTATGTAGATTTCAATGATACACACATTGTATCTTTATCGTAAATAATGCTTTCATGTTTGATGCAATCAACAAACAAGTCAGAACAAGCTGGGGTTAGTTTCATACATTGATTTCTTAAATCAACAATATTCATTACTGTATGTCCATCATTTTCATTCTCTTCCAATAAATACAACACACATGACAAACATCTTTGCTTGCTCGTTTTTAAATCACAAGAAAATTCTATAATCGGGGTTTTACCATTTTTAATGTTGTTTATAGATTCTCTTTCTAGCTCTAGCAGAATAGAATCCGCTGTTTTAAAACCAACTCTTGCTAATCCACATAAACACTTATACGGATCTTCTCTCATTTTTTGTTTTATCATTTGTACAGACGAGTATTTTTCATGCAGTTTTTTTACCATAGATAGAGTTAGCATTCCTTGAAATTCCGTAACAATTTCTGCAAGACAAAAATTCTCAACAATCTTATTTTTGATTACTTCAAACGTATACTCTTTGATACCTGGCGTTTTGTTTAAATCAATATCCTCTAATCTATTATTGATTACCCTATCTACAATGTCTGGATAAACCTCGCATAGAACATCGGCTTGATTTTCTGTGAGAATTTCTCTTAAAAAGATATATGTTTCTTCGGCGCTCGTTGGTCTATCTCTCTTAATGTTTGTTACCTTGTAACCGTATCCATATTTAGATAACTGTTCAACTGCAGCAACTTCATAATTTGATCCAATACCAAGTTCGTGAATCTCACCTGTTAAAGTAACATTGCCATATTTTGTGAGCTTTATATCCGGATATTTATTTTTGTCAATATCAACGGCGTAGATTTTAAAATCTCCACCGTCATATGTCTTTCTAACCACAGAACATTTAAATTTAACTTCTTTTTTATCCATAATTTTTCATCACCTAATCACCTCATACTCTGTAAGGATATCTTCTAATTCGTCTGTCGCTTCCCACTTACCTTCTGCATTTGGTCGTTTCTTAAACTCTTGAGCGAAGTCATTTATTTTAAGAACAGACCACTGACCAAATGGGTCTTCCTTGAAAATTCTTCCTTGCTTAATTCGGGTTTTAATTTCTTTGCCAGTTCTAATTTGTCTCGCTGTAATATATGGTTTTGTCGTATCTTTGTAAGTTTTGAAATCTGTAACCATATAATAAAGTGGAGAAACATGTGAATTAGTATATAAAATTGAACCAAGATATTCTTTTTCAAATTTCATAGACTCTATAATCCCCATTGCTTTATTCTCTACTTGTCTACTTAATTCACATAGCAATCCAATATTATCTAATTCCTTAAACAACGTAGCGGTTTCTTTCCCTGAATATTTTTTCATCAAAAATTCTGTTACTCCAAGTTCTTCGAGCTTCTTTTTGTTAATTTGTTTTTTACGAGCAAATTTATCAAAATATTGTATTAATTTCAAAAGATATTTATTTTCACCAAACTCCTTAAAGAAATTTAAACCTGTTAAAATCATAAGCTGTTTTGAATTGACAGAAGTTTTTTCATCGATATCAAATAACAACTCAAAGAAATTGCTATATTCATTATTCCCTAATTCGTACAATTCATCTGCAATTTTTTCATTACAGAATTTAATGGAAGATATTCCTTGATATATCGAATTGCTATTTTTGTCAAACTGATATTCAGCTTTTGATTTTCTGAACTGAATTGGAAGAATTTCATAACCTTTTGATATAACATATTCTTTGATTTTTAGAGATTTTTCATCGTCAGATGCATATATATTTAAAGCCGTTGTGAGAGTCTCTAACGGGTAATAATGTCGTAAATATCCACATGCAAATCCTAAAAATGAATATGGGTCGGCATGATTCTTTGAAAACAAATAATTAGATGCGTCAATAATAACTTGTAAAAATGATTCAATAATCTGTTCTGCATCTTCTTGTTCTACATCATAATCATCTTTCATTGTCTTTATAAAACCTTTAATATAGTGTTCAGATTTTTTACCATCTATATTGGTCATATATCCGCCGTCTTTTATAATCGGAATATCTGTTTCAGTTCCAGTTTTCTTACTAAAGTGACGACGTACAATATCAGCTTCTCCCATTGTAAATCCACAAAATCTATGTAAGAATTCAATAATCTGTTCTTGGTACACCAAAAATCCGAGTGTAGGTGCCAAGAATTTGTTTAACTCATCATTCCCATTGTCTCGATAAATACCTGCTGCCAATTTTGTTCTGTATGATTCACCAGCCGGTCGAATTGCTCCATTAGCCATACTCATCAGATCGATGTATGATAAACCAGGATTTTTCTCTTTAATTTTTTCAATAACCTGTGGTCGTAGAATATCTCTAAGATACGATCCAGCAAAATCAGATTCAAACTGAAATATTAAAGTTGTATCTTTTGCAATATCTTCCCATACTCCTTTATCCTCAAAATCCAGATTATCAGGTGTCAAAAACGGAATTCCTACCGCATCACATGTCTTGTAGATAAGCCCAACACAATCTAATCCCAATACATCAAGTTTTACGAAATTTAACGAGTCGATTTCTTTCATATTAATTTGCGAAATAGGTTTTTCGTCTGATGAAATATATAACGTCCCAAATACATCATCTACTGGATAAGGGGCTACAACTAACCCAGCCGCATGTCTACCTAAACTTGTGATCGTGCCAACTACGATATCCACATACTCAAACAGCTCTGAGTATTGCAAGCGATATTTTTCTTCTACAAATTCATGTTTATTCTCATCTTCCTGAACAAGATTTGACAATACCTGTGTTTCTTGTGGAGTCATCCCTAACGCACGTCCAACATCTTTGATTGCACCTTTCATCTTGACAGTATTAAATGTAATGATGTTACAACAATGTAATTTTTCTCTATTGAATAGATATTCTCTTACTTTCCATCTATCTTCTTTAAACCAATCTGAATCGATATCGGCAAGACTAACTCTCTCCTCATTCATGAATCGCTCGAAGTTCAGATTAAATCTTATTGGATCAACTTCTGTAATTCCTAATAAATATGCAATTAAGCTTCCAGAAACAGAACCTCTTGAATATCCATATTTAACTCCATTTTTTCTTAATTCCGTTTTATAATCTTCCTCTAGAAGCATAAAGTCTAATGCATTGTTATGGATATATGTTTTCAATTCATATACAATTCTGTCTTGGTATTCTTTATAATTCTTCTTTTTGTCAATACCTCTCCATTTAATCCCTGATGATATTTTCTTTTTTATTTCTAACAAAGAATCGTCATACAACTTTGGATATTTATATGAATAATCAAGCTTGAATTCTTCAATTCTGTCAGCCATTTTATTTGTTTCTTCTATTGCTTTTATATAAACATCTTTTGCAATAGCAAATTGTTTTTCATATGCAGATACTAATTCATCGTAACTTTTAAAGGTCATATCCCATGCAGATTCACTATCAAATTTAACATCTTTGCTTTTCTGCATAATAGCTCGTCCACGCATATGCTCATCATTTAAGGAATGCGTGTCTGTTCCTGCAATAAGCGGAATGCCATACTGTTCAGAGATTTTCACAAGATATTGATTATACTTTATCTGCATATCATCACAATGATGTTGAATTTCTAAATAGCATCTATCTTTATTTTTGATAAGAAAGTTCAGAAAATCTTCTTGAATATCAGGTGTTCCACTTGCTAAAATCCCTCCAATGCAAGCTGTTGTGATTAAAATATTTTCAGAAGTATTTATTAGCTCTTCAAACGAAATTCTAGGTTGATAATAAAAATGACCATCTCTTACAAAAGCCTTTGAAGATAAAGTATTCAGTTCCTTTACACCTTCATAATTTTTAGCAATTAGCACACAATGATAATTATCACGAACTTGGAATTTATTTTCTTCTAAAAACTCATATATTTTATTCTGCGCTTCTTCTGGATCAGTACCCAATAATGATTCACATAATTCGGTATCATCAGGATATTGATACAATTCTTTTGTTACATAGAATTCTTCTGCATGAATATATTTCATACCAGCCTTTTCAATCGCGTTTTTCTTGTGAACCCATTCAAGAACACTTCCATGTTCTGAGAACGCCATCGCTTTCATACCAAGAGATTTTGCATAGTCAATATATTCGTTGTATTTTGTAACACTATCGATATTTGTGACTCCATTTGATAAATCACTATGTAAATGATAAACTACATAATTCTTCTCCACTTACTCACCTCAGTTCTATAAATCATTTAACCAAGACATATCGTCCTCGCCAAGTATTTCGCCCGGTGTATTAGATGCAATGTCCGCCCCAACACCTGCAAAAATATTATCTTGCTGCTCTTTCTTGGCATTTAGCTTGTCCAAATATTTTTTATATGGCAGATGTACATTCGGAGAGTAAGCACACAATGTAGAAAAGTAATAGCTTTGTTTCTCTACCTGATCGTCTGAGTCCCAAAATTCATTTTCTGCTTCTGACAAATTACTGTCTTTTAGTTTCTGATATCTATTTTCTTTTTCTTCAATTTCGCAAATTGTGTCAATGATATCTGTCGTCCATTTATTCAAAAGCTCGTCTGTAATCGGAACCGTTACAATACAATCATTCATTTTATATTTTTCTTGCACCTCTTCCGGAAGACATTTGATGTCATTTGTTTGCATAAGAAGATCAAGATACTCCAACTGTTTCTCCTCGTATCCACATTTTTTTAACCACATCTTCACACTGGTCTGCAACTTCACACCAATCTGATTTCTTTCAATTTCTCTCGTTGTCCATTTCCCATTTGCTTGCTGACAATCAATTGAGACATACTTTAGAAAATCCCATGAGATGCGAATCTTGTCCATTGGAATCCCCATTTGATTCAGAGCAATTGCATACACAATTAACTGTCCGCATTCGTTTTCTGCTTTTTTACCTTTGTAAATGGAACTTGTTTTCCAATCTAAGATATGATAATTACCGTCATCATCCTTATAAACAGCATCAATATATCCCTGGAATACGTTGTTTCCAATTTTTGCAGTAACAAATCTTTCGATTTCCATATGCTGTTTAAACATTTTGTGATGATTAAAGAAATGCTTTAGACATTCATAATATTTTTGTTTGACACTTTCATTTTTCTTTTCGTCATTTCTGTCAAATTTTAGATCCGCCACTTCTGCGGTTAACCAAGAGTCTTCAAATTTTTCATCCATTTCTTCATATTTAATATGTCCTAAATACAAGTTTTCCATAATATCATGTGACATCCCACCAGTTACCACATAAATACAATCATCTCTGTCTTCTGGAACATGCTTAATATATTTTAGATAGTACTCATATGGAGATGTATGGTATGCATTGAATTTAGACCAACTCCATAATCGATCAGTTTTGTAATAAGACATAATCTCTTTTAATTCTTCTCTTGTTTTTCTTCCTATGATAAACACCTACTTTCGTAACGATTTTAAATATTCTTTGTGTTCATGATCGTCATATACAGTCCTGTATTTCACCATGAACTCATATATCTGATTTCGCGCATCTGCTGGCGAATCTTTATCACCTATGATTCCCCATCTGTCGTACATATAGCTCACTTTTCTAATATGATAGAATTTCTCGCAGCAATGTCTTACATGATTAATATCAATATCCTTATCAAAACAGATAATTATTTCCTTATTTAAACCGATTAATATCCTTGCCTGTTCATCTGATATTTCATGTCCAGAAACAGCAACGCATGTCGAATCACAAAGACTGTCTCTTTTTAATACAGATTTTTCACTTTCTACAACCACGACATAATTTGATTTTTCAATCGACTCTCTATTTTCATATAAACCATATAAGTTGATTTGCTTTGGATATCCTGGAGTAATGTAATATTTTTTGATATCGAATAGATCATAATTTTCAACCGTTGTCCTCATGTTGTATCCCATTAACTCGCCGGTAAGCCAATACCGTAATGGAATTACATTTCTCTTGTATTTATAGCTGTATCCAAGACTAAATTTTTTGACCGTCCACGGCATGACACCTTCTTTATACCAGTCTATATGTATATAAGGAACAAATGTATCAAGCTCTTTCTCATCACGCACTTCAAAATCAAGTACATTAACCTTTTTTCGCCTTGTTTTAACCTTTTTAAATATCTGTAATGGGTCTATTTTTTCTTTTTTCTTTTCTTCCCTTTTGAATGAAAGTTCAAGATCTAAAATCTTGTGTAAATTTTTCACAGCTTCCCATGTCGTATGCTTCTTATGTTTGGCATATAAATTGTATTGAACGAGTGTGATTATGTCTGATTTATCATCAAAAAATGTTTCCCTTGTATAATCTGTGACATTTAAATATTCGTTATTTTTTACAGTCACACATGATTTGTTGTCGCCATCTATATTTCCGCACGAATAATATTCTTTGTTTTGATGGTAAACAATGTGGTGACAACCTATCTCTTGCAACACAAACTCAATCTTATTTTCTTTATATATGTAAGTTTTTAATTCGCTAATCGTCACAACACTGTTTACCGCCTTTCTAAAAGTCTACTGGAACATTTGTTATTCCAATCTCTTTGATAATATTTCTGGACATATCATGCTCAATTACTACCTGATATCTATTTGCCGAACCTTCACGATTCTTAATAATAAATAGAATCTGATAATGTTTGTCCTTATCTAGTTTTACCGGAATTTTCGTCTTTCCATTTTTACCTTCTAATTTATATACTCTTAATTCTCTCTTTTCCCCTGTATATTCATCATCGTATAAATCACGAATCATGATACATGTTGATGCAACATCAATGATATTTTTAGACATCCCGATATTATCCTGTGTATAATACCTTTGCTTCACACTACCCTTTGCCAGCTGAAATGTAATTAAAATATGAAGGTTTTTCGCCTCTGGCTTAATAACATCATTAATCTTTACCATGTTCTGTTGCATTTCAAGCCATGATTTTTCACTTACATTACCTGCGTCAAGTTTAAATGTATCCAAAAGAAAATACTTAACTCCCATACTTGAGTATTTCTTTATTGTTTTTATCGCATTTTCTGTTTTATATTGTTGGAATGGAAGAATTGTAATGATATGATTGTCTGTTTGTTCTTTTAGCCAATCTGCTGCCTTGTATAGAATTTCTTTTGTTCCTTTTTCAAAATGTCCATCTCTTACAACATGCTTCTGTAGATCATCTTTAATGATGTTATTTGCTACAAATACAAGAAGTTCCCTCTGCCACTTTCCTAAACCGTCCTCATTAACAATGATTACAATTCTTTCTTTTTCTTTTATGGCTGTTGGGATAACTGCATTTCTTGCAAACGTTGATTTGCCGACATTACTCAAACCGCCAACCAAAGTAATACTCCCCAGATATTGACCACCGGTTTCTTTCGTAATAATATCCATATTGTTATATGGAAGACCGACTGCATACCCCTCGTCCAATTTCTCAATCAACTCGTATATTCCGTCACAAATGTCGTAACTTTTTACATCGTAATCAATGTTTGAAAAAATATCGTTGAGCTGCGCTTCCCACTCATTGTAAATTTCCTCCGCGGTCATATCACAATAATCACTTAATCTGTCATTAACTGCGCAACGCATTTTTGCCAATTTAATTACGCTATTCCATTTACGAAGTTCGTCAATATATCCGTAAAGATTTTCTGATTTTACATATCCACCTGCTGCTTCAATAGTTTCATATCCGCCATACTCGTCATATTTTTCTCTTAATTTCGGATGTTTCTCAAGATACAACCCAACAGTAATTTCATCTAACGTTTTTTTCTTTTCTACCTTTATAATGTCATCCGCAATTGTCCAGTAAACTCTCCAAACATTATTGCCAAACTCTTCTAAATGCAAATTTGTCTCATAAATCAAATCTGAATTTTTGTATAAAATCGCAACAATATTTGCCTCATCAGCTTCTTTATATTTGTTTACTTGTTTGATAGTTTCAATTAATTCCTTTTCAAATGGTGTTAATTTTTTTGCGTTTGTTTTTGTTGCCATTTGTTAATACGCTCCTTACCATAAATTTTTCAATTTGTCGTTCTTCAATTCTTTGGTCTTTGTTTGGTAATGAGCTGCTTTATGCGTCAGAATTTCAGTATCCATATTTTCGACTTTTTCATCGTTGCGTTCTTTTCTTTTAACCATCTCATAAACGTCATTAATATTGTTTTTTACAATTGCACAAATGTAATTAACCTTTTGCATTTCTGACTCAAATGTTTTTCCAGATAATGCAGCCAATATTCTTGGTCTGCATATCTGGAATGTGTATAAAATGATTTTGTATGGATACTCAGCCTGATTTTCAATAAGTCTATTTTCGATAAACTTTCCCGTTCTTATCCCTTTTAATTTTCTGCAAATGTTTTGCGGAATGTTTTGATTATCGTCGTAAAATAAGATCTCTTTTTTTACATAGTTATACAATTCACTCCACTCTTTTTTCTCAACTTCTGTCATCTTTATCGGTTCAGGCTTTACTCTCATTACATCACCACCTTAAGCAACAATACTTAACGCCTGTTCAGCAATCGATAAATCATCAATCAAAGTTGGATTTGTATATCCGTGTTCTTTTGAAAACTCAAGAAGAGGCTTAATTGCTTCCATATTCCCTTTGTTATCTTTAATAAAATCTTTAATCTGTTCAATTACAGATTCGATTTTTTTCTCTTCCTTTTTCTCAGCCTCTTTTTTAGCAAGCTCTTTCAGCACTTCCGCTTCTTTTTCAGCCTGTTCTTTTTCGGACTGTTCAAATGTTTTCCCAGATTTAGCCTGCTCTGCTTTAATTGCATCTGTAATCGCCTGGATAAATTCATCTGTATCAAATGCAACCTCATCAACAATATCTGCAAAACGGGATCCGCTGTCTAACGCCATATTGTCATCTCTAAACTTGATTTTTCTATGCTGATCAACAATTTTATTTACAGTGATATCTTTTTTTGTTACAATGTTTTTCTTTCCGGTTTTTTCTGTAACAATTGTTCTGTCATAGTACCCAAGCCCAAGGAAATGCATTTTCTTTTTCAGTAGATTGAAATAAACCTTTTCAACATCTGATGTTAATGTCTGATAAGTTGTTCCTGTTGCAATATCTGTTACTTCTTTGTTCTTTACATGTCCAATAACAATTGTTGCTACACCAACTTTTCTTAAATCTTTAATGATATTGAACATAAGCTCAAATGCTTTTGCCTGACCTTTCTGGAATCCATTCCATGCTCCATCAATTGTATCTGCCTTTTTATCCATGTGGTCTTTGTTCCACAATCTAATCGCTTCCTGCTCTGCCAACTTAATCCAACCATCGTATGTATCCACCACAATTGCTCTTAAATCTGCATAATCTGTCGTTTTATTATCAATAATATCTTCTACGATATCTTCTACATCTGCCCATTCATCACAATCTTCATACACAATTCCTTCGATTGCATCTGCACCGGCTTCTCCATTCATCTCAAGAAAAATGTATCCTTCTTCTCCTGCTAACTTTTCACATACTTCTTTAATAAGTGTTGTCTTTCCAATTTTAGGTTCCCCTAATAAACAAATGTTATATTTAAGCGGATCAATTTTTACTTCATTTTTCTTTCCAAATCTTCTTGCCATAAGTTGTTGTCCTCCAAAATTAAATGTATTGTGTTTTGTATTATTTTCTGTCTATGCAGTTATGTACTGCATAGACTTGTTTGCAATTCATATTTATAGTTTCTTATTTGTGTTTATCTTAAGTTGTGTATTTTAACCAAGTGCATCAAGCCAAGACATATCGTTTGGATTTGTTGCCTCCTCATTTGTCTCATCTTCTCCATGAGTATCTTCAACTGCATCTTCTGATTCTTCTTCATACATAAAATCAAGAGTTAAATCATCTTCATCATATTTCTGTTCAAACTTCTGAAGCACTGGTGTTTTTGCCCCGTCTTTCCCTTCAACATTTTTAATCAATGGTTTTCTAATAACCATTCTCTTTTCTTTTCCTGAATTCACTGTACATTTCTGAAGAGCTTCTTCTAATGTAAATACTCCAATCTCAATAAGGGTTTTAACATCATCAGGAATGTCATCTTCTGTTGCTGTTACAACTGCGCCGCCCTCAATCAGATCTCCTTCAAATGTAATCTCTGTAACTCCTCTTTTTACCTTGAAAAGTTTTTCAATTACTTTCTGTGAAATTTCTGGTTTAGTTAGGTCAAGTTCATACTCAAATGCTTTGTCATATGGGATATTGCATCTAACTTCTTTACCTTTGTACTCTTTTACATAATCGAGAATCTTTGCATAGATAGGTAAAATTCCTGTTGATTTGTCCGGCTTTCCAACGCTATCCCTTGTAAGCAACATTGTCTGTGTGAAGTTGGCATGATACTTACTTCTGTCATCTGCTTTGGAAAGCACAAGACTAGAAATCTCTTTTCTTACTTTTACATTTCCTTCGTATGAAGAATATTTAAGCTGTCCTTTTACATTAACAACCATTCCATCCTCAAGGTTTTCATTGATATAAGCAATCATGTCATATGGTGTTAAGAATTTCTTATAAAATACTTTTCCATTTTTATCTTTTTCAAGACCAACAGTCATGAAGCATAAATCACCTACAGATTCCAGAATTTTTTCATCAAATCTATCATCCCAATCAATTGTGAATCTGTTTTCGAAATCGTCTTTTCCGTCTTCGTCTTTTCCATGCACATAAACAACATTGTCACGTTCTGCACCATATCCACCCATGAGTTCTGCATAAACTGTTCCACACACATCACCACAATCAACTCCAAGATTTAAGGAGTTATAAACCCAATCAGATTTCTCGGAACGCTCGTCCAATTTGTATGTATAATCAGCATTAATCTTTGCCTCTCCAACTAACACAAATGAATTTGCCCATCCTTTTTTCTCTAATACTGCCTTTTCTTTTCTTGCCATAAATTCAATCTCCTTCTAAATGTATATTTTTTATATGTGAACGACCGCGTAGCAGCCGGAACATAGAGTTACTAATATGTAAATTTCTATGTAAACCCCGAAAATGGGTGCATTTAAGAAACTGTCGCTCTTTCACGACAAATTTTTAAAATATTCAATTCTATAATTGTGATTTATAGAAACTATTGATTTGCAATTTTATATGTGAATTATCTTACTCAATTGATAATTCTCTTAGATCTGCAACTGTCAAATCAGTTACATAGAAGAATTCTGTGTGTGATCCAAAATCTATTTTTAATTTATCATTCTCAAGATATAATCGTTGGTAATATGCCTTGAATCCTCTGTCTTCTAATACTTTATGTATATCTCTCCAAAGCTCTTTTTTGTTCCTCGGATGAGATATGCCCTTGATCTCGTTTTTGTTTGTATGAAATTCCAGTTTCATTCGATTTTCACCCCCAACAAACGTAGCAACCATGCGGGTTCGTGAAATACAAATTTTTGAATTTTTATATTATTGCACATCTTATTCGCCATTTTATTCTAATTCACTCTTGTCAATTCTTTGTCCACACTTCGGACAAAAATCATATTCATCATAATCAATTTCATAATGTTCATTACAGTTTGGACAGATCCATATGTCCCATATAAATGTTCCATCTGGGGCATACCCGTCTCCCTCGATACTTGGTTTCTTCGCTGTATCACGAGATTCCAATTCATGTATATGTTCTGTTGTAATCCCAGGCATGACTCTAACAAAACGGATGATGTCTAACAATGTTCCATAATTTTTAGGAGCCTCATCGTCATCTTTGAAGCCATACAAAAGATTCAATACATCTTCTTTTTTTATTAACTCATTTCCCATTTCTTATTCTCCACAATCAAATACCTAGTTCTGTTTTATATGTAAGCCTATCCATATTACAAATCCTGTCTTTCTGGTAAATTTGCAATTTGTCTTGCTAATTTTGCCTGTTCTTCCCAATCTAGTTCATTACAACATAATTCATATAATCCTTCGTCATCATCTTCTTCATATTTTTGCATACACATAAAATCTTCAACCTCACTTTTCCACTCAATAGGACAATAATCACAAATGTATTTTGTATATTCACAACAAAAACAATCATTTCTTATATAATATCCTTCTCTGTCACAATATTCTTTTTTTAACCCTTCGATATATTGATCTCTCTTTTCTTTTTCAATCTCATCTGCAATCCAGTTCCACATTTTTCTGTGTTCTGAAATTGCTTCTTCTCTTGTCAACTCCATATTTTTTATTCTCCTTATGAAATAATTCTTCTTTCAATTTTTACTATCAACAAGCCAAGTAAATAAGTGCAATCACATAATGTATAATTTGATCCTGAGTATAAGTTATTTTATTCCATCTTGCTTTTAATGCATCTGTTACTACATGAACAATAAAAACAATTGGTAGCTGCCATGTAAATCCAAACACAATATAAAATGGGACACAATACAGAAGACAGTGTACAAACAAGTGATACCAGTTCTGACCTTTTGTCTTTGCAATAAAATCACATTGTAAAACGTAGTCACCGATCAAATGACACATAATAATATTTAATATCGTCATATTTCTTATTCTCCTCTAATCTAATAATCCATCAAGAAATTTTGTAACTTTATAAACATCAAATTTAGATCCTGCTGCTTTAGGATGACCACCTCCACCATATTTTTTAGTAATCATACCCATATCAATATCATCTCTTATTGTCCTGTACGAAACCGAACATGTACTCATATTTACAATTGCAATATAATCGAGTTCTCTATTCAATTTGCATAGTTCGTTTCCTAGCTCGCTGATGTATTTATCTGCAAAAACAATTCCATACATATATTCTCTATCACATTTAACAATAATCATTTTATCTTTATCTTTGATATATTTTTCAATTTCATTCTTATTAAAAGTCAACATCAAGCTTGATTCTTCATCAAAATGAGGGAAACTACCAGATTCAATACTTCTAATACACCACGTTTCAAATCTTTCTCTTCCATATAAATACATCAAGTCATTTACATCTTTTGAAACGAGTCCGGCTTTGCCAAGTGTTGACCATCTCCATGTGTCGTAATCTGTTACAATTCTTACAAAATCACTTACATCCACATCTAAATATTTATGGTCAATCAGGTATTTACTAAATAATTCTGTACCGCTTGTCATAAGTCCTGTATCATTATTCTCTGTTTTAACAGTACACCAATCATATTTATTGAGTTCTAATGCTGTTTTGTGATGGTCAAATAATTTAAAATTATTTTCATATTCTCTATCAATCTCAGAAGCCAAATCATCCTTAATACTAATGTCTACAATAAAACATGTATCATGTTCTTTGTCCATCTTAGAGATATATTCTCTTACAAGTGTATCTACTTCATCATAGTTACAATATGTAATGTCTACATTTTCACCGAATGTCAATCGTGCCAGAACCGCACAACTAACGCCATCTAAATCCAGGTGTGTGAATAATTTAATCATCCTTCCAATCCTCCTCGTTATATTGCATCGTCAACCAGACTTGTAAAGACACCTCTGTTGTCCTTCCTTTATTCTCCCAATTCCCATTTGGCATATGCCATCTTTCCCATGCCCAAATAGAAGGAGTTGAACCATTATCTTTTACATAATTTGATTTATTACCAACGCTATTAGCCCATTTACTAAATGCTACCCTTGCTGCTTTAAGTATTTTTGGACATTCTATTATTCCAGATGTCTTAATCCCATAATATCGATACACAATTTCTGCAATTTCTCTGTCACTTAATCTTGCTAATCGTTCTTTTATATAATCTGCATTTGTCATATAGTCACCTACTGAATTTCAATTTCTGGAATCTCAATAAATTTCGATAGTAATCCTTCATGATAAAATACTTTATCGTTTTCAGTGATTTCTTCTCCATTAAACTTTCTCAGCACAAATGGTAATGTATAATTGTTTAAGCATTTAAATTCATATTCTCTTTCAATAATATTTTTTACAATTTCCTTGTAATATCCATCTGTACCAGTAATTTTGTGTAAGTAAAATAATTCAATCCTGAATGGAATATTAAAACGTACGTTAACTGCCATTTCTAATATTTTTTGTTTATTTATACAGCCTTTATATTTTCCCATATCAATAACAATTTCATCATTAGAGTAAAACGCAATATCACTAGTGGAATATCCTAATTCATCAATAAGAACTTCTAATACAAGACCCATCAAATATTTTTCATAAGTCACCTGCCTTTTAGGATTACAGTTTCCAAGAATGACTTGTCTAATATATTTGCTGTTTACGATATGTTTATTCTCCGTATATCTTTCAATAAATTCTTCCCATGTATCAGAGTTACTAAAAATACTTTTATCATAAAATTTTAATGCTGAAAAATTTGCCTTTCTCATATCAATACTAATAAACAGTTTTCCGATATTTGATGGTTTATAAATATCTTTACCTGGGAGATCTTTGTATTTTAATGAATATTTTCCCATGTCTTCAGCATTTAAGCTCTTGTAACCATCGGAATCTTTAATGTTCTTTATTGCAGCATCCTTTACTCGATTATATTCTTCAAGATAATCTTGCTCACACTTATATTTCTCTAACTCTCTTACAAAAATATTCCATTTATCCAATGTATTGTAATAGTTATCATATAATTGAAGTCTGTCTGTAAAATATGGTTCCTTAAATAGTTTCAATGGAATATTACAATCTTTACAGAAACGTTCTTTCAGTTTTTCAGAAATATCCATTATATATCTCCTTTCACAATTCGTTCATTTACATACATTTTAAACTCTTCGATTCTCTTGTAGTCCGGTACATTTGGCAACGAAGTATTTTCTTTAGCGTAATAGAATCGTTTTTCATATTCATTTAACAAGTCATAAAATTCAGAAGTTGGCTGCCTGTTACTATCTAAATATTCTCCGTTTCGTATGCTCATAAGTAGATCATGTTCATTTTCTCGATAAGTAATAATTTCTTCTTTTTCAAGAATATCAATACACATCATGTATAATCTGATCAAATGAGCCATATGCTTTCCAAGTTTGTCCTTGTTCATTGCTTTTTCGTTTCGCCTACCGATTTTGTTATAGCTGCTTACAATTGCCTTCATCTCATTCCACATACCAGTCCAATCTCTTAGTGGATAATGCTTTAAATCAATGTCCATAAAAATTTCAGTGTCATAACCTTCCTGCACTGCTTTATCTGTATAAAGATTGAGTGATCCATCACTCATTGGGAAGTAACGGTTTTTAAAGTCATAGCTTGCATTATTGATTGATTTTAAAATGTACTCTTCGTTTTGTGCCTGTCCAACTAATCTAGCAGCTTTGTTTTCCATGCGTCGTAACTGGCTGGACGCATATCCGGCAAAAGAATTTATACAAATCTTAGATAAAAACATTTTTCTATTATTTAATAATTCTCTTCCAACATCAGACAAATATAAATAATGTTCAGGTTTACATCCTAAAATTTCAATAGTGTTAGGATTATTTGATTTTAGTAATTGTAAAATTTTATTGAATGAATAAACTGTTGTATCTGTATCAATCTCTACAACCTGTTCAAAGTCTTTTCCGAGAAGGATTTCTTTTTTACTGTTTAACGCAATTCCTCTTACATCAATATCACTACAATATTCTTTTGTATTGATATCCATTCCATATGCGTGACTGCCGCCAAGCGTAAGTAATATAATATTGTTGCCTAAGTGCTCATTCTCTTTTAAGAAATCATATTCTTGTTGTTTTACTGTTTCTTTAATTTGTTTCAGATTCATACTCTTTACCTATTATTATATTTCTCAACTAACTGATCTCTTGTAACACCGAATAATTCCATACAATAATCCAGTAACAAATTGTCAGGATAATCTTCTTTTCTACAATACTTGCAGCTATCCGGCACATAATACTCACAGTCTGTACAACTGTCGTATTTACAATGTTTTTTTCTATATTCATACATAAGGTCATAATCATCTAAATCTGGATGCAATTTACAATGTTCTCTCACATAACCATCTTCTTCAGCGCATTCATCACAACACCATTTTGTCAAACAAGTTTCACATGATACGTATTCCCCACAATCTGGAAATGTTGTTCCGCAATTGTCACATGTATAAAATTCTACTCCCATTATTCTTCGTCCTCCTTAATAAAACTAAATTTTCAATTTATTTACTTCATCCAATGTAATGCATACTTTATTATCCGATTTTAAATCGACAAGATAATTATAATAAACCGGATCATTATCTGTCGTGTTTTGTATACACATAACAATAATTGTATTGTCACTTTTAGTTTTTTTAACATCAAATATTTTCTGTCCACATGGTACTGAAATTTCATATTCATTATTATTTAAATAAACATAATATGGATTTTTGCTACAAAAAGTATCGTAGACATATACATAACGCTTTTGATCTACATAAGTTAATTCACTATTCTTTGCATACTTCATAATTCTTTTTACACGATCTATATCTTCTTTTATTTTTTCTAGTTTATTACACTTTTCTTCCAACTCTTCAAATCTTTTTCTGCTAACCCACAATTACCCCAACACCTCTTTCGTTTTTTTTATTCCATAGATCTAACAGAATATCCAATAACCTGAAATGCCTTACATACTACAAATGTTGTAACTGTTAATTCCAGGTTAAAGTCAATAGGTAAAATCAACGTTAATAATTTCATTGCTTCACATACAAGCAAACACTGAATGGAGAACAGAATGCTGATAAATATAAATGCTGAGAATCCTGTAATTTTAAAATTCTTTTTCATAGCATCCCCCGTTTTAAATCTTTACACAATTGCAGTTTCTTAAGTTAATTACATATTTATTAACATGCTTCTCTCTATGCTTATCCATATAAGTTTCTTTCAGCCTAATAATATCCACATCATCTATATCCTGTTCGGCTTCAAAAATAGCTCCCGGATCATTATCTCTTCCACCTAAAAGAACGCCTTTTACTTTATATTCTTTACCATTCTTATAGATGTAAAAACAATCATGAACGCATTTTCTTCCTTTATCTGTTTCTACAAAATGATCTCCTTTTGGATTAACAACAACGATGCCTTTTTCGTTTCCGTATCTAAAATGTCTGTTAATTTCATCAAACTGTTCTTTTAAGTCTTCGTAAAGATGAGTATAGTACCAAATATCACTATAAATTTCTCTAACTAATTTATTTGTATCTTCTACTGTTTGAAGTAATGCATCATATTCCATCTTGCTAACCCACATAATCAATCCTCAACTTCAAAATAATATTTCTTTAAGCGTTCCTTCCCAATAGAGTCAACCGCTTGTACCCCGATCTTTTTGGATGAAAAATAAATATCATTCCTCTTGTGACAATATGCATCTGTAAAATATACGTCTCCATCCATATAAGAATAGTACATACACCATTTTTCTTGATCCTCATCTGTCCAATCAATTTCGTATTCATTATTCTCTTCTGCGAATCGTCGAATCTCTGTTTCTACTTTTGCTTTTTCTAAAGCAAACTCCGCTTCTTCTTCTGTTTTAAAACAATTACCAATTCCATAACAACCATTATCTGTAGAATCATTAATCCACCTAAAGCTATTAATTACACCACATCCAGATATGAAAAAATACTTTTCATTGTTTTTAGGCTTACACACCTTCCATTTTGACCCGTTAGATTTTTGAATCAGCTTCATCAACTGTTTTCTTTCTTCCTCTGAAAGATTCTCCATATTTACGGTAATATTATTCTCCATACTTAAACTCCTCTTCATTCAAATCAATTTTTACATTCTGCCATTTCTTATAAGCATCCAGGTATAATTCATTTTTATCCCCGTTATATGTAAGCTCATAATACATGCCATCAGAAATATTTGTACTTAACAATGCTTTATGGTTCTGCAGCGTCTTGCAGTACCAAACCACGTATACATCTTCTTGTGTGATAAGTACATTATCTGTTTTATCTGAATGTTCATTAAAATACTCCACTACATTTTCTTTACACAAACTAATAAATTTTTCGCTACTCATAATTTTATTCTCCCTTTTCTTTTCTAAATGTCTTACAATTTCTCTTGTGTCTTCTAATATCTTCTTTAATTTTAAATAAGACTCATCTTGTTCACGACTTTCAGGATAATCTCTTGTGAATGATACACATTTGCCATTAGTCTTATCTTCTACAATTAAGAATTCACCTTTATTTTTAATAGCTTCAAACTGTTCATGCCAAACTCTTACATGTCTTACATTACTAAAATCTAACCCTGATGGTACTGACATATTATTCACCTCCTACGAAGCGAAAGTTTCATTTAAAAAATCTTTTGATCCTGCTCCCTTAAATACTCAACAAACTCATCTAATGGCAATTTCTTTTTTGCATCTTCAAATGTAAACGTTTTATTCCTTTTACTAAAAAGGGTGTGTATATATGCATTTTGTATTTTTTTACTTTTTATCTTAACGACAAACTCGTCCCAAAAACTAAATACTTCTTCCTTTTTTATAAGAGATTTTTTTATTTTTGACCAAGGGATAATTTCATCAATTATCATTTTTCTAATAGAATCAACATCAACAACTTCTTTCGTATCGTACATATCACCTTTGTCCTCTATGTATCTGTATCTCAAATCACCATCAGATATGTAAACAAACATTTCTTCATTTATTACCAATCTTTTGCTCACTTCATAAATAGATTTCAAATCTCATTCTCCTTTTACTTGCCATTTTGGAATACTGCATATAGCTGTGACACCATATGCAGCTAATATATTATTCTCTTATTTGTCCGTTACAACAGTATTCGCTCCATTGACTGTTACAAATCCATGTTCCATATGAGCTTCTGCTTCTTTCATTCTGATCAGTTCGTCTGTAATCGATTCTGATTTTAATCTGTTAGCCTCCGCTTCAGCTTTCGCCTTTGTAATTTCAATCTGAGCATCTGCTTCTGCCTGAATTTTTTCAGTCTCTTTCTGAACTTTTACCTTCTCCTGCTCCGCCTCTGCTTGCTGTTTCTCCTGAAGCGCTTTAACTCTAGCATCGATAGATTCCTTTAATTTGTCATCCGGATGAACATCAATAATGGACGCGTCAAGCACTTCAATTCCATATTCTTTGCCAAATACTTCATTTAAATATTCTGTAATTTTATTGTTAATTTCAGTACGACTTCCTGAATATACGTCCATCATGGAATATCCAGATGTCACTTCTGAAATTTTCGATTTGAGTACGGATTTCACTCTCTGATCAACGATGTCTTCTCCGTCCATACCGCGGAACTTCTTATATGTAGAAACTACTTCTTCTGGTTTATACCGATACGACATCTGAAAACTTACTGAAATACTTGCATCATCTGAAGTAGCAACCTTAATTGAATTATCTTCTTTGCCCTTTTCAAGTACAAGCTGTTCATTCCCAATGGAAAATTCCTTAATCTTTAAGAATGGATTAATAAAATGCCACCCCTCGGACAATGTCTCTTCTTTAATCCCATTTACTGAATACTGCACTCCTAATTTACCGGTTCCAATTCTCTCTACAGATTTAACAGTAAACACTCCTCCTACAACTGCTACAGCTATAACAACTCCCAATACTAATCCCTTTTTACTCATGTGCTACATTCTCCTTTTCGTTTGTGTTTTCTTTATTGATATCCTTGTCCAATTTTGCATCATCTTTTTTCATTGCATTCACAACTTTATTTCCGATGTAAATTACCAACAAGGTAGCAACCGCAAATCCCATTGCTGCAAGTAAAAATACTACCCACATTTTCTATTCTCCTTTTTCTCATCTTTCTTTATGTAAATCACCAATCTCTTTCATGGCGCGTACATACGCTTCTTTTTGAATGTTAATCATCCTCTCACGCTTTTTCTTATCGCGTTTTACTTTTCTCTCATAAGCTAATTTCTTTTGCAATATTTCTTCGTGTTTCTTATTCTCTTCTTCAATAAGTTTTTTATTATGATCTTTAATTGCCTTGTTGACCATCTTTACATATTTTTTCTGATAAGAAAGTTCTGTTGCCATATGCTCAATTCCTTCTAATGTATATTTGTCTTTATACATTTTTTTTGATAAAGCGACAAATAAACCTCTCTGTAAATCAAATTTATCTTTATCGTCACAAGTGACTTTCTCCTGTGTACCATCACTAAAAAAGATTCGGATTACTTTATTTCTTGCTAAAATTTCGTAACTGGAAATTTCAATGTTATTATTATCTTCGTATACAGATGATTTAGAAATTTCTAATCCAATTCCACTGAACATCTCCTTACATAGATCATAAGCCTTATTTGCTTTATAAAAATCTTCCTTCATTCCTATTTCTCCTTTTCTATATGTTTTATAATATCTATAACAAAAATTAGTCAAAAAATAATAAAGCTATACACATATTAAATTTATTTCATTTTATTTAATCACAATTCCGAAAAATCAAATCGCACTCCGCAGCTACACTCAACCGTCCCAAACACTCCAATTGATGTTGGCGTAAAATGATATGTATAGCTTCCGCCAATTGCTCCACCATACCTAATCTTTTTAGAAGATTTTGTAATTCCATGAACTTTTTCTTCGTGTTCATTCTTCCATTTCTTAATTCTCTCATTTTCAATCTCTGTAATTGGAAATCCGCGCAGAAGATCTTCTCTCATATTATCTAACTGTTGATTCATCTTCTGAATTTCTTCATCTTTGTCGTATTCGTCTGTCAGTCTTTTATTCTCTTTTACAAGACGGTCAATGCGCATATCTTTGTTTTTACATTCATCCATAATAAAATCAACTGCGTCCTGAACTGTCCTACACGTTTTCTCTGATCTCACCAGCATAATTAGTCCTCTTTTTTCTTATTCTCTTCTTGATTCACTCCAACATTCGCTATTTTATAAAGAATATCGTATAACCATCCACGAAAACTACACTTTCGTGATTCAAATTTATCAGCTATGCAACAAAGTAATATAATTACAAATATAATTACAGGTGAAAACCATCCGCATAAACATATACACGATAAATCTCTTACATTAAAATAATCCTTTAAATCTTCTTTGTTATATTCACTTTTCCTTAAAGTACTAAGAAGCAAAAACAGCCATGAAAGAAAACCTACAAAAATCCACGATACAATAATCACTAAAATCCACCTCCGTTCTGCTGCAATATAAAACCAAGATTTAATTCATTTGACTTGTTCATTTGTTCTTCCTTACAATTCAATATAATTCCATCTTTTCTTATCTTCGTATTTCCACTGGATCTGTCCCTGGTAAATTCTCGTCTCGATATTTACTACATTGTCCATACCTAGGATAAATTCTCTATAAGAATCAATATCTCTTTCTGACAAATCATGAATCGTTTTAAAAATATCTAAATTCTTACAAATATGTTCTACTGACCACTCGTAATCTGTTAATGAAAGCTGTCTTTCAAATTATTCTTGCACGATTACATTATTATCTTTAGGATTATCTTTTACATGTAGTTCTGCATAAACTTCATAGACATCCGACTTAAAGAATGAGTTACTGTAAACAAGTCCATCTAATAAATTCACCGCACAATTTTCTCCGATATCTGAAAGTTTCATATAGTAAGTTTCTCTGAAGCAAAATACATGTCCTGATTTAATATTCATTACATTTGTCATCATTTTCTTATTCGATACAATTTTCATATAATCAGTCATCCTTCCTATTTTTATAAATGACACCATTTATTTACTAAGTCCGCCTGCTTTTCTGTGAGTTCTGTAAGAAGAATCTCATTTAATAAATCAAGTTGCAATTCAGCCATCTCTCTACAAATCTCTCCGCACTCTGGCTCCGGTTTTTCGCTACATTTTTTACATGCTCCTGTACAAATCTTCATATTTAAATCGCTCCATTTCTTTCTTCTGTTTCTGAATCTTAATTGCCTGATCACAAATAATCTCGCGTAAAATTTCAATATCTTGTTTATGCATATCAGTAGATGTATTAGCCATTGTATTTGTTTTTATCAATGAACAAATACACTCCATACATTCTGTCATATCGACTACAGTAATATCTGATTGACATCCATTTTCTACCATCAAATATAATTCACTCAAATTCTTGTTATATTGTCTAATTGTATCGAAATTTTCTTCAGATAATTTTCTCATTATTCACACCTCGCTTTATCACACTCATGAAATTTTAATAACATGTTATACTTTTCTTCGCCA